TGGAGTCATTACACTGGCTGGTCGTAAGCTTCTTCAGGGACAGACCTTCGATCATGCGGCTCTGGTCTCTGGTACTGCCATCCTTACGCTGACTGCTATGAAGCCAGGTAAGAGTGGCATCAAGGCGCAGATACTTGCTGCCCCAGTAGAATCTGGTGCACTCTCCATCGCCTACTCTGACACGCTCACTTGCGTGCTGACATCTGGAACATCGGTCATCAATCTGGTTTCAACCGATCCTAGTGCGGTTGGTCTCCAGGTTGAGATCATACAGCCAGGCGCTGGTGGAACCCTGCGTGTGACCTTCGATGCGCCAAACAACAGACTGGTTATCAGATTCGCTGATGGTGGAAGCACTGCTCAAGATGTTGTTGATGCTATCAATGCAACTGCATTTGGTATCACTGCTACTCTTGGTACTGCAGGTGGTGGAGTCTACACACCAGTAGAACCTAAGGCGTTTGTGTCAGTACGGCTGTTGACTGTACAGCCTGCTCAGGGTGGTAGCACAGCCAATGCAGTGGCCACACTGATCAATGCTGATGGCTCTCCTTGCCGGGGCATCATTCGTGCGGCTGCTACGGCGGCTGGCACAGGTATTTCTACTGCAGTTCCAGTGACCCCACTTGCTGGCGGAGTAGGAAACTATGCCGGTAACGGTGTGACCGTAGCTGGTATCCCCTGCATGCCAAAGAACACTACAGGCACGGCTGGAGCTGCTGCTTGGATAGACAGTGGTGTAGTAGTCATCAATCCTGACATGACGGATGTTGATCCTCCTCGTGCATCGGGAGACATGGTTGCTGTCAGAGTTCAATCGAATGGTGTATTCACCAGCCCACTTACGGTTGAGCTTGATGGACCTACAGGACCCTCTGGACCAAGTGGACCTTCTGGACCAAGTGGACCTTCTGGACCAAGTGGACCTTCTGGACCAAGTGGACCTTCTGGACCAAGTGGAGCTGCTGGTGAATAGTCTGGAGTAAGCAGTACAAGATGGCTGATCACGAATCAGATCTGCTGGCCGTACTTGAAAAAGTCGGCCAGCAGAAGCCATCTCTCTTCGTAGATGCCGGTGAACCCGCTGTCCTCGATGCAGACCTGGTGGTTGAAACTACTGACAAGACTAAGCCCGTTCTGACTCTTAACGACGTAGCCAGTCTTCCTCCTGTGATGGTGGGAGACATTCAGAACAAGAAGTCCACTCCAGTCACAACTAAGAATCTGTTTGTGCACCACGATTCTCATCCTGTGGTGTTTGACGTGGCACTGTTGCGTAAGTACGGAACAGACTGGTTTGAGTGGGAATCGGAGACTCTGTGGAAAGAGATCAAAGAAGATTTCCACGTACCATCTATATCAGATCATGCGAAGGCAAAGATTCAAGCGATTAAGACCCTGCACATAGGGCAGATGTACTGGACAAACTGGGAAGTGTTCTGTTGGATAACACAGGCACTTAACAACAACATTCCAGATTGGCAGGTACTTCAGAAGCCATCTATCGCACAGCTCTTCAACAGTGTGGATGCGGCGGAGATGGTTAGGTCTGGTGAGGCATTTGTACTTGAGACACAAAGTTTTGTAGCTGCCAGCGTGCTGGACGAGAATGTTATGTACGCACCACACCCTATAGCGTTCTGTCAAAGCGAGATCAATAGATACCTTAGTGATAGGGGTCTTGAGTCCTCAGATATGATCACAGAGGTGCAGCAGAAGTACAGGGAAATAATACGCACCCCAGAGGGTCTGACGCTGGAGGAGAACCCCGTCGATATACAGGTAGCCAAACTGAAGGTTGCGTGGGATTATCAAGCTTTAAGGAACAAGCAACTCAAGGAACAGTTGCTGTTGTTGTCATGAGACACATAACCCAGTCCCACATGCATGCACTGGTTGAGCAGCTCCAGAAGGAGGCTGCTCTTCCGCTGTCTGGCATTCGTAAGCTAATTCCAGCGGTGCGTGAGGGTCTTAGCAATAGGATGGGCACCTATGGTGGGAAGCTTGCGATAGGCGCTGGCGCGGGGGCAGCAGTGGGAGCTGGTACTGCAGAGCCTGGTGAAAGGCTTCAGGGCGCTTCTAGAGGGGCTTTAGTTGGTGGTGGTTTGACTGGTGCTGGGTTGCTGGCTACCAAGGGTGGTAGAGAAGCAGCCAGCAAAGCAACCAAGAAGTTCTGGGACAGATCTAAGTACCAGTTCACAGGCCACGGTATAGAAGGTAATCCAGCAGAACAACTTTCTAAAGCTAGGGAGTTAGGGGTGCTTCCAGAGTTGGCGGAGAAGCCACACGCTAAGGACCTGGCTAGAGATGCAGCCCACCAACAAGCATTCCAACAGGGCTGGCTGACTGTTCCTGGTGCAGTACACGGCATGGTTACACACCCAGGAAAACTGCTCCACAATTCCTGGAATAGGATGGGTCAGCTCGAGAAGGGACTGACCGGTGCTGCCGGCGTTGGTATAACTATGGATGCTGCCAGACCTACTGAACCAGGTGGGCCTGGCAGGCTAGAACGTACCCTAGGCGATGCTGCAAGTACCGTGGGCTACACAGTAGGGCCCTCTGGCCTCTTGCCAAGCTACCTGTTGGGACATTGGGCGGGGAAAGCAGGAGAGGGTGTCGGCCGAACACTTGGGCAACTGGCGCCTAATAGCGGTGCTGGAGCTCTTACACCTGACGCAGGAGTAGTGGGATGAGTGCAGGTTTAGGTGGTGCAGATTCCTCTGCTCTCCGCTTCTCTAGGACTAGAGGACGTACCGGTAGCTCCTCAGACTACGGTCTGCAATACCCTAGCCCGTTCTTCGATATCGGACAGACCTACTTGCCAGCTACGGTCAAGCAGATGTTCCGGTGGTGTCGGTACTACTTCCTGGTGAATCCACTGATCAATGCCGTAGTCTCCAAGATGGCAGACTACCCCATTACAGACATCATCCTAGACACCGAAAAGCAAGATTTGAAGGAGAGCTGGAACAGCTTTCTCAATGAGCAACTAAGGTACCGTCCTTTTCAGATCGAAATAGGTCTGGACTATTACACCTACGGGAATGCTCTTGTCAGCATCTTTTATCCATTCGTGAAGATTCTTCGTTGCACACGCTGCGGATTCGAGAAGCAGGCATCTGATGCCATATACAGGTTCATGAACTTCGAGTTCCACTGGCAGTGTGAGCAGTGCGATCATTCTGGTATAGCCAAGGTCCGGGACCATTACATCAAGGCACCCAAGGGTATCAGGCTACTACGATGGAATCCGGAAGACATTGACATCCGATACAACGACATCAGCGGGGAGTACGAGTACTACTATTCGATCCCGGTGCAGCTGAAGAACGACATTATAATAGGCAAAAAATCGGCGGTAGAGAGTGTGCCCCAGCTGTTCATCGACGCCCTTCGTTTGAGGAAGGCTGTCGTGTTCAGCAGGGACAATATCTACCACTTCAAGCGGCCTACCCTTGCCGGCAAAGATAGAGGCTGGGGTACTCCTATGATTTTGCCAGTACTGAAGGATACCTTCTATCTGCAGGTGCTCAGGAAGGCCCAGGAATCCATAGCTCTTGAGCATATCGTTCCCCTGAGGATGCTGTTCCCACAGTCGGGTTCTGCCACCAGTGACCCCTACACCACAGTCAACTTGCAGGACTGGCATGATCAGATTGCGGGCGAGCTACGTCGGTGGCGTGCAGACAACAACTACATACCCATCCTACCACTTCCTATTGGTCAAGAGACGATAGGCGGCGATGGCAGGGCCCTACTTCTCAGTCAAGAGATTCGGGTATGGTCTGAGCATATTGTTGCTGGTATGGGAGTACCCAACGAATTGATCTTTGGTGGGCTTAGCTACTCAGGATCTAACGTGTCTTTGCGCATGCTCGAGAACATGTTCTTGGGCTACTTGTCTGACCAGTTATCCCTATTGCGGTGGGTGATTGACAGGACAGCATCCTACTTGAGCTGGCCCAAGGTGGGGGCAAGGTTCAAGCCGTTCAAGATGGCGGACGATCTACAGAGGAAGGCATATCTCTTCCAGCTTAACCAAGCTGGCAAGATGTCTGATGAGTCCTTGATGGCAGATGCTGACTACGACTCGGCTAAAGAAGACAAGATCATGGAAGTGGAGGCTTCTCGTAGGGTAGCTGCGATGAAGAAGCAGCGACTGCTACAGGCGGAGATGGAGGGAGAGGCCATGCTTGTCACAGCCAAGTGGCAGAACAAAGCACAAGCCAAGGCCATGGTGGAGCAGGCTGCGATACAGACAGAAGCGGCCAAGGAACAGATGACATTCCAGTCAGAGATTCAGAGTGGAATGATGCAAGATCAAGCGGCTGCACAAACGGGTCAGCCTGCACCACAGAAGTCTCCAGACATGGCACCCACACCAAGAGACCCATCCTTGATTTCACCTCCAAAAGAGATCACATCTCCACTCAGTCTGAGCAGCATTCAACAACATCCAGCTACAGCCACCAACACAGATATCGCGGGTGGGATGAATGTAGACTTGCTGTACATGGCTAGACAACTGGCGGACAAGATATCGAGGCTCACTCCTGCAGAGAAGCCAGTAACGCTCAGACGTCTACAAGAACGCAGCCCAGAGTTGCATGATACGGTTGTTGGGCTAATGATGAGCGGAGCAAATGGCCCCACCGCTGCCTCAGCCGCGTCTGCGAGAGCCCTGCCTATGCAGAGACCTCCACAGCGAGGACCTGAAGCAGCGATGGTTTAGCCACTATCTTCCTTCTTATTCTGTTGTTCCACAGACAGCTTTGTGGAGACTATGTATCTCCACCGCTTCTGGTGTTGCGAGGTTCTTGCAGTCTTCTGTCGTGCCAGGTGTTCCTCATACGGCTTGCAGTCCTTGTATACTGCAGCCGCCATTTCGTCTGGCCAATTCGGATCAACTGATGGAATGTTTGCCTTGTACTTCTCTACGAATCCTTCTGCGATGAACTTTGGGAACCACCAGGTTTCTGTTGGTTGTCCTTCTTTGTGTCCTCTGGGTTCGTATACTGGCCGCATTCCGAATTCGCCCTTATGTAGTTCTAGGTAGAAATTCAGTGGGTTTTCAACAACCATAAAACACATCTCTCTGAAATTCTCCCATGTGACTTCTGGTACCGTGGGATCTATGACTCCAGTGTACCTTGGCAAAGCTGTTCCTCCTTTCTTTGTGGTGATGGTCGGACGGTAGGTAGCCCACACCTTGTGGGCTACCTCGTCCTTCCCGTATTACAACAAACTGTTCTCTAGTAGGGCAGCCCCCTCCTCGGGGTCTCCCTCTCCCAATACCCTGTGCAGACAATGCCTACACAGTTTTCTGGTTGCGGCAGAGCCGTCTTCTACAAACACTTCCTCGCTTAGATCAAGCCTGCCTAATGTGATCTGATTGCCGTATGGATTGGCATCGAAATCTCCATCACACACAGCACAGTATCGTGTGCTTATAGCGTGCACACTGTCATCTACCTCGTTGTAGACATTATCGAAGCACTTTGTGCCAGATAGATACTTCCGCTTGTATACCCTCAGGTAGTTCACCAGGTGGCACATCTGCCCACGAGTGGAACACAAAGAAGTTCGGGTCTTTGCGCATAGGGAGTATCTTGCCATTTTCGATCACTACTAACTCTGCTCCTATAGGCTCAGGAGGTTCATCTGGGTCGTCGTTCTCCATAGGAGAGGAACAGATTCTACAGACAAAGCTCGGTCTGATGATTAGCGGCGCAAGCATGTTTCCTGGGGATCATTAGTACTGTCATATATGCCGCCAAAAGGCTGAAGACAAAGTGCCAAATCATTTCTCGTCTTGACCTGCATCGGAGTAGTTCTCCTCTTTTCCACCTTCGATCTCATCGAAAAGGCTGTCCTTGAGATCATCCATAGGTCCACTGGTTTCTTGGTGGTCGGACTCAGGCATCTAAACATAACCCCTGTACTTAGGTGTTGCCTCTGTGTCAACCTTAGACACAGCCAGAAGTAAAGTTATCTTACTTCTGTACTATCCTTATAACGCTTACCGACTTACAATTTCATACCCACCAGTCGGGTATCTCTGGTAGTTTGGTGGGGTAACAACACACATTTAGGAGAGATTCGTGGCACGTATTGTCCCGGCAGAGGGGTTTGATCTCCTCAAAGACCGAGTACAAAATGCAGTCAGCGGTCTCTTCCCGATAGTAGGGAAGAAGAACACGCTAGAGCTTCACGACGTAGCTGTCAGGGACAACCTGGATAGCGGTGACTTCAGGTCTCAGAAGGAGGCCAAACTTGAGGGTAAGTCGTGGGCGGTACCGGTGGAGGCTACGGTCTCTTTGAAGGACAATGCTACGGGTAAGGTGATAGATAGGCAGAAGATCAAGCTAATGAGCTTGCCTAAGATCACTAACCGATACAGCAGCATAGTTGATGGTCAGGAGTACCAAGTAGATAACCAGTGGCGTTTGAAGCCTGGCGTATACAATATGATCAAGGCTGACGGTGCATTAGAATCGCACTTCAATGCACCAGGAGGTGGTTTCAAGATCCACTTTGACCCAGCTACTCGTGAGTTCTCTATGGGGTATGGTAACTCCAACATACCTCTCAAGCCTTTACTCCATGCTATGGGAATGCCGGAAGAGGAGGTAGAGAAGAGGTGGGGTAAGGATATTGCGGCTGCCAATCACGCAGACATGCCCAAGGCGTTGGCTAAGTTCTACAAGTCTGATACGGGCCTCAAGCCCGCGTCCATCATGACTTCAGAGGATATGCGTGCTCACTTCTGGCAAGTCATGGATAACACCAAGATGAATCCAGACGTCAACATGCTCACGTTGGGTAAGCCACACTCCAACGTGACTGGTGCTACGCTACTAGATGCTTCCGTCAAGTTGCTCAAGATTTCTCGTGGAGAGGCCAAGCCAGATCCTAGAGACGCCATCATGTTCAAGGACCTTCACTCGATGGAGGACTTTGCAGCTGAGAGAATAACTCGAGGCTCTAGAGACATCTTACGTAAGATCGGAAATACGGTAGACAAGAAGGACAAGGTCAGAGACATCATAGCTCCGGACATCTTCAATAGACATATACGGCAGCTGTTCTCCAAGAACTCTTTGTCTTCAGTACCAAGCCAGACCAATCCTCTTGAAATGATCTCTGCTCAATTCAAGACCACCATCACAGGAGATGGTGGTATCAAGAGCGAGCACACAGTCTCTGATGAAGCGAAGCTGATAGACCCGTCCCATTTGGGCTACCTGGATCCCATACACACACCAGAGGGCAAGGAGACTGGCATCACTCTACGACTGCCCATAGGTGTTACCAAGAACGGCCATGATGTCACCATCCGTATGTACAATCTACATACTGGTAAGACTGAGGACGTCAACCCAACAGTTGCCTACAGGTCTCATGTAGTCCTTCCAGACCAAGTCAAGTGGGTAGAAGGCAAACCAGTACCCATAGGACCCTCCATAAAGATCAGTGGTCTTGAGAATGAGATCTATGACGGCTCCATAAAGAGTGCGGACTATGTAATGAAGGACCCGATGCAAATGTTCTCGTTTGCATCGAACCTCATCCCTTTCATGCCAGCTGACCACCCGAACAGAAGTACAATGGCCGGTCGGCAAATGGAGCAATCAGTCTCTCTACTGCACAGAGAGGCCCCACTTGTACAGAGTTTGGCAGGTGTACATAGCTTCGATCACTTTGTTGGAGGCTTTGCTAGTCACCATACTCGTGATAGTGGCACTGTTGCTCAGATCAAATCAGATGCTGTAGTTATTAAAGGCGCAGATGGGAAGAGGCACGAAGTTCAGATTTATGATCACTTTCCGTTGAATGAGGACAAAGCCTTTCTACACTCCACACCCATAGTAAAGGTGGGAGATAAGGTAACGGCTGGGCAGACGGTGGCCGACACCAACTACACCAAGAACGGTGTGTTGGCTTTGGGTACCAATCTTCGTGTTGGGTTCATGCCATACAAGGGGTACAACTACGAAGATGGTATTGTAGTTACGGAGAGTGCCGCTAAGAAGCTCACGTCAGAGCATTTACACAGGCACTCAATCGAGAGGGATGTGGCTCACGTCCTAGATAAGCGTAAGTTCCAGGCGTACATACCCACTGGTATGAATAGAGCCCAAGCTGAGAAGCTTGATGACGAGGGGGTTATCAAGCCTGGCACGGTGGTTATGCCTGGTGACACTCTCATAGCTGCTCTACGCGCTTCAAATGAGTCAGAGAAGCGGGAGGATGTGCAGCTATCCAAACTGCACAAGTCGATTGTACGGCCATTTAAGGATGCCAGTGTTACATGGGACAACGACTACCCAGGGGTTGTGAAAGAGGTCGTTAAGACTGGTCATAATGTTGCCGTTCACGTGAAGACAGAAGAGACTCTAGAGATTGGAGACAAGATCACAGGCCGCCACGGTAACAAGGGCATCATTACTAAGATCATACCTGACCATGAGGCGCCACATACCAAAGATGGTAGGCCCATAGATGTGATCTTAAACCCATTGGGTGTTACTTGTAGAACCAACCTAGGGCAGGTGTTGGAGGTTGCTGCAGGTAAGATTGCGGAAAAGACAGGCAAGACATACTTTACCAAGAACTTCAAACCAGGCGCAGACTTACATGCCCAGGTTACACAGGATTTGGCTAAGCATGGCTTGACGGATAAGGAAACTGTCTACGATCCTAGTAACGGAAGACCTATGGGAGATGCACTAGTAGGGCCTATGCATGTCCTCAAATTGCACCACCAGGTAGAAAAGAAACTCAGTGCTCGAGCCCTGGGTTATGGGTACGCCTACGATAGGAACAAGATACCCAAAGGCGGTGGTCCACATGGCGCTCAGTCTCTAGGAGTGTTGGGTCTGTACTCTATGCTTGCTCACGGAGCTACAGCAAACCTTCGCGAGATGAATACATTGAAGAGTGATGCAGGCCAAGGAGATCAATTTTGGGCTGCTTTACAAGCAGGAGAACTGCTCCCTACCCCAAAGCCTACATTTGCGTACAACAAGTTCATCAGTCTGATCAAAGGTCTGAATGTGAATGTAGAGAAGACTGGAAACAGTCTGACGCTTTCTCCTATGACAGATAAGCAAGTCCACGAGATGAGCAACGGTGAGCTCAAAGATCCATCTAAGATGACTGTTGCTAAAACCATGCGGCCTGAGCCAGGTGGTCTATTCGATCAGAAGATTACAGGTGGTATGGAGGGGGATAAGTGGAGTCACTTCGTATTGCCAGAAGCATTCCCGAATCCAGTATTTGAGGGAGCCATAGTAAAGCTGACTGGACTCAAGACTAATCAGTATGATGGACTGATCGCAGGTACACTAGCCTATGATCCCATTACAGGTAAGTATGGTGACCCGCTGAAGATTAAGGGCGGTCTAGTGGGTGGTAAGGCTTTTGCTGCACTACTAGGAAAGATAAATGTGAAGAAGGACCTGGTTGCTGCCTTGGATAAGTTGCAGAAGCCAACACTCAAGGGGTCCTACCTAGACGACGTAAACAAACGGGTCAAGTTTTTGAAGGTGCTGGATAAGATCGGTGTCAGCCCCCGTGATGCATACATGATGCAGAGTGTGCCAGTACTTCCCCCATCCATGCGTCCTTTGCCCATCCTTCCAAACGGTACTATAAGTGAAGATGACTTGAATGGTCTGTACAAGAATCTGCATCTGACTGCATCCAGATACGCAAAAATGTCCCCGCTCATACCGGACGATGATCAGTCTAAGGTGGAGCTGAGACAAGAAGTGTATGATGGTTTGCGTGCGCTGGCGGGCATAGGCAGCTACCCACGTGGTATTCGTAGAGGCATCTTGGACTACATTGCCGGCAAGCGTGTAGATCCCAGTACTGGTGCCAAGGTGGGCCCTCCAAAGGAGGGATTCTTCCAGGAGCAATTGGTCACACGCAAACAGGATATGACTATGCGTGGAACGATTGTCCCAGAGCCCTCACTCAGCCTAGATGAGGTTGGAATACCAAAGTCTGCAGCTCTAGAACTGTACAAGCCTTTCGTGATTCGAGAACTACGAAATTTGATGGGCATCTCTCCTCTGCAGGCACAGCAGAAAATGCAAGAGGGTGGGGAGATAGTAGACCGAGCTTTAGATAGGGTCATCCTCAGTAGGCCAATACTCCTGAAGCGAGACCCCGTGCTTCACAAGTATGGTATCCAAGCATTCAAGCCCCGTATTGTCGGTGGAAAGGCTGTTCAAATCCACCCACTAGTCACCAGTGGTTTCAATGCGGACTTCGATGGAGACGCTATGGGTGCCTTCGTACCTGTAGGCTCAGAGGCCGTGGCTGAAGCACACAAGATGTTCCCCTCCAATAACCTGTTCAGTCCCGCTACTGGTAAGTTGATGTACTCCCCATCCGGAGAGAGTAGGCTGGGTTTGTATGGACTCACACGTGTAGGAGCTGTCACCAGCCATGAATTCTCTACGATTCAGGATGTGGAGGCTGCGGTCAGAAAGGGAGAGGTAAAGCTCACAGACCAAATAAAGGTTGGAGGTATACACTCTACAGTTGGCAGGTTCATGGTCGCTGGTGCATTACCAGAGGTTATGAGGGGAGAGTATCTTGGGAAGACGGACCCTCTAAATGCATCAGCTCAAGAAGAGCTGATGACACGCATCGCGAAGGAGCACAAGAACGAGTACGGACAGTCCATCAACAAGCTCAAAGATCTAGGCAACATGTGGGCCACTCAGACTGCCTTTTCAGTTGGTCTCAAAGACGTAGCTCCTATACGGGAAATTAGAGATCAAATACTAGCCAAGGCGGATGCCCGAGTAGAGAAGTTGTCAGGGCCGTCTAGAGACGCCAAAGCCATTGAGATCTATGCGAAGGCCACAGAAGAGTTAAATGCCCACTTGAGGGCCGTACCAGAAGAGGGCAACAATCTCATGTTGTTGCACAACACGGGTATGAAGGGTGGCACGGACACCGTAAGACAGACTAGAGCTGCACCTATGCTCATGGCCAATCATAAAGGGGAGATCATACCCAACCCTGTACGTAAGTCTTATGCTGAGGGCTTAGACATTGCCGGTTACTGGACAGCTACCAGTGGTGGTCGCAAGGGTGTCATTCAGAAGGTTCAGGCAGTTAGAGAGCCTGGTCATATCACTAAGCAGGTTATCAACTCTACGATGAATAACCTCATTCTAGATCATGACTGTGGTACTAACAAAGGGATCGCTCTATCCGTAGATGAGAAAGATATTCTAGATAGATTCACAGCTGCAGATGTCAGACTTGGCAACAGGATAGTAAAGTCAGGCACACTAATCACCCCAGAGTTGCGAAGTGCTCTCAGGAACAACAATGTGGGTAAGGTGGTAGTTAGATCTCCGCTGCGTTGTTTGCATGGACCTGGTCTGTGTCAGATGTGCTATGGCCTGACGGAGAATGGAACTCTACCGGAGAGGGGACTGAACGTAGGCATTCTTGCCGGTCAGGCTATAGGTGAACGTGCAACACAGCTAGCCATGAAAGCATTCCATACTGGTGGTACTGCCTCATCGAAGTCGGCACTTGTTGATCAGTTTGAACAGGTGCAAGACCTGTTGCTGTTCCCGAAGAATTTGCCAGGTTCAGCAACACTGAGCACAGTATCTGGTAAAGTAACCAAGATAGAAAAGGATACGGCTGGAGGTCACAACGTACTCATAGAGGGGGAGCGGCACTACATCCCGCTGTCTAGAGGAGTACCAGTCTATGACAAAAAGCCTTTGGTAGTTGGTACAGAGGTCAAGAAGGGCTTGCCCATCTCAGATGGTAGGGTGAACCCGCATGAGATGCTGCCTCTGACTGGAATTGAACCAGTACAGGTCATGTTGGCAGATAATCTGGATGACATGTACAAAGGTCAAGGAATTCGTAGACGTAATCATGAGGTAGTGATCAAGGCGCTCACTAACCTCACCAAGATAAAGGATGCAGGCTCTTCCACACACTTCATTCGAGGTGACTTTGCGCCCACTACATTCGTGTCCTCATTGAATAGAAGTATGGCTAAGGGAGAACGGCCTATAGTTCATGAGCCCATACTCAAGGGTGTGAATGTACTACCACTAGACATGCAGGAAGATTGGATGGCCAAGCTCAACCACGAGGGTTTGGCAGATACTGTGATCAGCGCAGCACAACAGGGATGGAGAAGCCATATACACGGCCTACATCCAATTCCTGCGGTCGTTTACGCCGCCGAGCTAGGCAAGCCACCTAAAGAACATCCGGAGTGGTACTGATCTATGGCTGCTTCCTTTAAGAACTCCGCTTCTAGAACTGGTAACAGAACAGCAAGGTTCGAGACCGGTGTAATAGCCAGCGTAAACGTCCAGAACATGACGGTGGATTGGACTGCACAGCACAGCGGAAAACAGATGGCTGGAGTACAGGTGATGTCGCCCTACCTGCACTACAACAATGGGGAGGGGTACAACTTCTGCCCGGAGGTGGGGGCAATTTGCGTGTTGTGCTGGCCCTCTGATGAGGAGTCTCCTTTTGTCATGGGCTTCATCACAGCTCCAGAAATAGTAGGGGCTGCCTCTGGAAATGTGCAACAGGAGTCGCAGGACCCGGATGTAGAGAGTCCTGATGACATGCCTTCTGCTCAGACCACCAACTCAGGTGGTACTACCACACCCAAGACTACAGACGCCAGCTATCGTGCTGGTCGTCCTGTAATGAATCCAGGCGACATATGGATACAGGGTAGGGATGAGAACTTTTTGATCTTGAAGAGGGGTGGAGTTCTTCATATAGGATCTACGAACGTATGCCAGCGTGCCTATGTCCCTATTGCCAATTACATTCGTGACTTCTGTGAGAACTACGAGCTCAACACAGCGGCCGGTTCTTTGTCTTGGCTAGTTCATCCTGTCGAGAAAGATCCTGGGGGCAATGCACCCACTGAGTTCACCCTACTGGCCAGGGAGTTTGCACAAGACAGGAATGCCTCCATCAAGGTTAGCGTAGGTTCTTTGAATTCAGAACCTAAGCCTCCTGGCGGACCTAGTGATGACAAAACATTCATAGAGGTTGTGATTGCACCCAGTAACATAGATCCAGCAAGTGGCCAGGTGTCGGGAGACCCAACTTACGTACTGAGGATATCTAAGGATGGCCACTCCTACTCCATGCAGGCTGGCAATCGTACGGTGGAGGTGAAGGGTAACGATTCCCTGACTGTTGAAGGAGACCAAACCATTCAGGTAACCGGAGACCGTTCAGTAACTGTGCAGGGTAAGGTTACTGAGACCATCACAGGTGAACATAACATCACTGGGTCGGATGCAAGTACCGAGACTTGGGCTAAGATCAAGGTAATCGATGCTCCCCTCACAAAAATAGGTGGTCCTGACGCTTCCGAGCCGGGCACTCTTGGGTTAAAGTTGTTGGAGTGGCTTGCTACCCACACACATGTGCCGTACTCTCCACCCATACAGGCGGGAACATTGCAGTCCATTCTATCCAAGAAAGTGATGCTTAAATAGATCATGCCACTAGTTGCCTCCGCAATGTCTGACGCCATCTATACTCTGCTGATAGCAAAGCCTATCGGCATGCAGCCTGTGATGACCCCTGTGCAGACACCAAAACCAGATGGGACGGTGGATGTAAAGTCAGCGGTCACGGGCATGCTACCAGTAACACTAGACCCAACTTTGGCAAGACTGATCTCAGACTCGGTAGCCACTGCAGTATGTAACCAGATACTATCCGCAGCTATAGTCACGGTTGCTGGTCCTACAGGACCACTACCTGGAAAAATCACGTGAGGAGTTCATCATGGACCTGTTTCTAGACAACGAGCCTATTCAGATCGAAAAGACTGGCATGGAGGCAGGCTTGAGCGAAGATGCCAATGACTGGCCTCAACAGATCTTAGATGAACTGTATCGACAGGTGCCCTACGCCAGTGACTATGCGCCGAAGGTCGTGCTTCGCACCATTGATGCAGACCGTAGGTATGGTCTTGGTCAGATAGAACTACTCAACAAGATGGCGATCAATCCTAGGGATGATGATACTCCCGAGGTGTTGAAGGGTAGACAAAAGGCTCTGATTCCAGTCATCATCCAGGACGGTAAGCTCAAGCCGCTGGATGTTCTGATGTACGATGGGAAGGTAGAACCCCTGACGGATGAGCGGTTGAAGAAGGCCCTGTTCCGGCCCAACCTGTTCGAGGCTATTCGTGAACGTCCTGGGGACATCTCTTTGATTGAGCAGCTGTACCCACCGCACAGGCAGTATGGCGGTGCTCGTGGTCCTATGATGGCGGACATAGGTGCTGCCGGTATGGGCAAGGAGAGTAGCGCCCAGCTACCATTCCTATTCGATGCCATTCTACCCACCATCACAGAGGAACAAGCTGCAGACGTTATCGAGAAGATGGGTGCAGACAACTCTGTTGTGTATGCACAAGTGACGAAGAACCCAGTAGTTGGTGAGTTCCTTCACAAGCTGGGTAGTGCAAGCCTGGCGGAGGCTGCTGGACCTGACTACCTGAGGAAGGTAGCTGGAGCCATCATACCCAACGTCATGCAAATTCAAAAGATCGAAGGTGGCTTTAGGATCAAGACTGCGAATTCAGAAGCACTCATTCCAGACTCTCAAGACATTCCCCGTCCAGCAGCAGTAGGTGCGCTGGGTGGAGACATGGTGTCCAGAGTAGAGGCTGATGGCACTACGACCATCACTACTCAACCTGTGGTCAAAGAGACTCTTCTTGATCTTCAGATCGAAGTGGTCAACAAATTCGGTCTCTACAAGGTGAAGACACAGGATGAGAACCGAGAGCTAGTAGGGTGGGTGTTCCCGAAGGTCATGGACTTCAGTGGCACACTTCTACCGATGGCGCTGTTTACGAATGGTAGCGAGTCGGCAATGCAAGAGAACATTGCTGGTGTGCCACTTGGTCGGCACACAGACCTTTTGGACACAGACCCAGAGGGTTTTGGCTCCTTCTACTACGCCACTCCAGAGGGTGCCATCGCATTTGTACCCGTCAACATTCATGCGACTGTTGAGACCCCAGAGGGCACTGGGTTCAAGTGTGACACTGTTACTGGTGAACAGCTGATCATAACCAAGGTGCCTGGTCTGAAGGAGGTGTCTGTGATTGAGGAAGGACACTACGGAATTCCTGAGGACTGCGGATTCCTGTCCTTCAACGAAGTAGTTGACTTGGCCTCGTCTCCGGATGAGTACACCAAGGTGGCAGAGGCTAGAGCTCTGCCGACTGCTGTCCGGGTAATAACGGACAGTGGGATCAACTTTACATTCCAGGGGGAGGCCATAGACAAGTTGGCAGGTGTCATGGAGTCCTTGTGTTTGGACAAGGATGGTGCCGTCTTCTTGGGCACGGTACTAGGGCAAGAACCGGTACAGTTTGAGAAGGACCTGGTAGGCATGCGTAAGCAGGCAAGCCAGGAGATGTGGTTCTCTGCTAGACCAGTTACGCTGTTCAAGGACTGCTTCCAGAAGGCCAAGTCAGCAGCTGCTGACTACTTGAAGAGCCTACCTAACCTACGGGCTTACCTGCTCAAGGAAGCGGCCATGCTCGAGGACCCGATATCAGTAGACAAGATACTGTCGGTAGGGTTCATCAACCCAGAGAACGTCACCATCTTTGCTAGCTACGTGCCAGAGTTCGAGGCAGTTATACGGAAGTTAGCAGAGTTACTAGTGGCTACACGTATGGGTCTCAACTCCGTGGATGAGGGTGCTCTACAACGGTCCATGGTTCATCTAGACAAGGTGGTTGCTGGTCTGAAGACACTTGGTGCCTTACCACAAGCATAGTTCTAGGGGGCTGTCGTGGACATAAACAGATCCCCAGCTGAGGTCTTTATCTGCTTCTTGATCAGTCAGCAGAAGCACTCAGTGGATACTATTATCCACGTGTTGGAAGATCACAATCTCTACTCTGTCAATCGTAGATACATAGAGAAGCTACAGGAAAAGATGCTTCCTTTTCCAGAGCCTTGGGCGCCAACGCCCAACCTGGGAACTGAGGATGAGCAATTAGCTACGAGAGAGTACCTACGTACTCACAGCATCCATGACCTGTGGTACCCCAGCGCGGGGGCTCAAGAAGCCTTCCAGATTCTAGGCAATCCAAGGCTAAGAGAAAGCACTGAACAGCTCCTGCTGTCTCCCTTGCGTATAGAGGAGACAGTCAGGAGACTGAATGAGCATCACAAAGTCAAACTGACAGTGGAAGGAGTAGAGGCGTTTGGCCACTACTTCTGGAATCGCAAGCTGCTCTCCATGGGGGAGTGGGTTGCGTACATGGATGACAAGCCTGCGGCCTATTCCCGTATCGTTACTCTGAAGGCATCACCAGACATAGCAGACATGGTTGTGCCTTGGTTGGCTGGGATGTCGGGCCCTCCTTCCAACATCAACACTGGAGCTGTAGCACGCCGTATGCGTGACGTAGCATTCCTGAAGGTGTTGGAGATAGAAAGAGAGCCAGCATCTTTAGATCATGCCAACATGATGAGTAAGTACATGTCTGTCATCAAGGCAGCTGAGGACGAGATGCGCCAGAGTGACGTGGCTCTGCGTGAGGTTCTGAATGCCTTCGAGAAGTTCCGAATGAAGAAGGACAATCACAGAGTTCCTGCTATCGAAGATGTGGCTGGTGTAAACTACAGCCAGTCTGGTAGTGGGACTGATGTGCTGTCTGAGGCCGACCGATTACTGGAGGAAGCTGATGGCTGAGAAACTAGAGATTGTACCGTTCAAAGCTGATGAGAATGAGTGTGCTGCAGTAGGTACGCTACCTACTGCCCCTTGCACTGCAGGGGCACTTGCCAGCGCCATTCCGAAGTTCAAAGAATGTACCATAGGCAAACTATTTGTGGAGTTTGGGGCTAAAGATGGCTTGTTGATCTATCACCTCTACCACACAGATCGAAAGCACATATTCGATTCTGCCACAAGTAAGTTGGATGGTGGCTGCTCTGCTGAAGATAGGCAGTCCATAGCAGAGCTGGCAAACAATGCTCTAGAGGCGACGCCTTGGTGGCCTGGTATGCAGGCATGCCTAATGGCTGCAATATCAGATCAATTCAGAGACACCCCGTCCAGTGTGAAGTACGTATCGGAAGTAGACAGCTGGTCAGTGGTAATGCCTATGGAGACCATGCCACTTGGTGTACAAAGTCCGGAGCATGTAGCTGCTTTCGTACTCAATGTAGCGCACAGGTTGGGGCAAGCAGTAGCTGGCTAAAATTGTGGGGTAATTGTTGGCCGGCTCTGCCGGCCTAGGCTTACGAGTAAAGGCCACCACAAGCAGTAACACCTGCCTACACACCCTACCAACCACGTGTTATGATTGCTAAGATCCCTTACTCGTTGTTGTTTCTATTTTTTTACCGAGTGGGTTCTGCGAAGAATGGTGTGATGGCTATCTTCCATTCCTGTCAAAGTACTTATACCCGATCTTTCGAACTATTTTTCACGAGCATTCATGGCCACAATCACACTGGCAGAGGCTGAACTTCTTAGATCTGCACACACCATTCCACTCTCATACTGTTTTGATGATCATGGAATAGTCGAACCTATCTTTGATTATGATGAGGGTGGCGAGGCTGTAGACTTTGGTATAGACGAGGAGCCTGAAGAAGTAGACCCCTCTAGTGCTCTTACCTCTACAGAGATGCTTGGTGTATCTCCATCCGACTTCGCAGAGACGGCGATTCGAGTTCCTGAAGCGGGTAGGATAGGTGACTTCTCATTTACCGGTCGTGAGTACCTGCGTAAGATATATGATACGCCTGCAAACAAAGTTCTCATGCTTTGCGGCCGGCAGGTAGAGAAATGCTGTCTCGCAGCAAGCATGATTTCTATGGAAGACGGCGGTGTAACACCCCTAGAGAAGATTTGTGTAGGAGACAAAGTAGTAGGCATGTCTCCTGATGGTGCGCATACACAAATAGGATCAGTAACTTGGAAGTCTGCAAAACTTAGAAAGACTTGCGTAAAGATCAAGACTAGACAGGGCCATACTGTGGTGGTGGCATTGACCCATCCAATGCGCACCTGGGGTGGCTGGTCAATCTCTGGTGGTCTCTCTGAGCAGGAGCATATTGCGGCAGTTCGGAGAGCTGGGGAGTTTACAAGTACTTCTACTCCGCCAGATAGAAAGGTGATCTTAGCAGCGTACATGATTGCAGAAGGGTACTTGCCCGAGCAAGATACGTGTACCTTTACTCAGGGCGAAGGGCCAGTCTTGCAGGAGTTTCTAGAGTTGGTTGCAGGTGATGACTATAGCCCCAATGAGAGAAAGCCTGGCCTGTGGAGTATTCGATTCAATGCAGAGTCTGCCGTACTAAAACTGGTGAAGGAGTGTGGTATCTGGGGAGAGTTGTCTGCAGACAAGCATGTACCAGACTTTGTGTGGGGATTAGATCAAAGACAAACAGCCCTATTCATCAATCGTTTATGGGCCGGCGATGGCCATGCAAGTTTGCAAGATTCATCGTACCACCTGGAGTACGATTCTATTTCTGAGCACTTGATCAAAGATGTGCAGCGTCTTCTATGGAAGTTTGGCATTCCTTCCAGTACACGTAGATGGAAACCCACATTGTACAAAGGTACTGACAAGTGGGCGTACAAGCTGCGGATAGAAACACAAGCTGGGGCTGTCAGATTCATAGAAGACATTGGTGCTCTTGGAAAGACAGAGGACATTCCAATCATCGACGTAGATACTAACTCCAACAGGGATGTGTACCCGGCTGGTATTGTGGAGGATATAGCTATCATACACAGGTCTAGAAACGGCTTCCGCAGCGGGCCCTACGTACCACAACCATCCCTAAGATCTGCCGGACTTAGGGAGAAACCTAAGTACTTGTTGAGTCATGACAAACTTGAACAGTATGTAGACTTCTTCAGATCAGACACAAGATTTGATCAAGATAAAACATCTGCCCTTGCTCAACACCTGAGCACGGATTTGTACTGGGATGAGATAGTGAGTATCGAAGAGGTGGGAGAGCAGGATTGTTATGACATCACTGTGGATGGTACTGACAGCTTCGTGGTAGATGGACTCATCACACACAACTCGACTACACTGGGCAACCGGCTGCTCTGCTACTCAGCCCTCACCAACAACTTCAGGTCCCTGTACGTAGCTCCTTCAGCGGAACAGGCGAAGGTCTTTTCCAATGACCGCATCAAGGATGTCATAGATGCGTCCCCCATGCTGAGGTCCTACACCTCAGCTAAGATCAACCAGGCTGTCTTCTTCAAGAAGTTTATCAACTACTCTCAGATCAGACTTCGTTATGCGTATCTAACTGCAGACCGTGTTCGTGGTATTCCTGCAGACATGGTACTGATCGACGAGCTTCAAGACGTTTTGATCGATAACATCCCAGTCATCGAGCAGTGTGCCTTCCACTCTAGCTACAAGCTATTCTTGTACTCAGGCACACCCAAGTCAGTAGATAACACCATAGAATTCTACTGGTCTGAGTTCTCCTCACAGAACGAGTGGGTAGTACCCTGTGAGCGGCATGGGTTACCCAGTGACTCGAGTACCTGGCATTGGAATGTTCTAACGGAGAAGAACATAGGGTCTACGGGGCTCATCTGTGACAAGTGTGGGGAGTCTATAACCGCACGGCATCCCATGGCACAGTGGGCTGCCATGAACCCCATGCGGGAGGACAACAAGGACAAGGTTACCTTCGAGGGATACCGCATTCCTCAGATCATGGTCCCCTGGGTAGACTGGGAAGAGGTACTAGTAGCCCAAGAGCAATACTCCCGTTCCCAGTTCATGAATGAGAAGCTTGGTAGGTCCTATGACTCCGGTGTACGACCAATCACCCGAGCTCAACTGCAGGCTGTGTGCAAGCCTGAGATCGTACTGGGTGACATAGAGTCCTTTCGTAGACTAGCGCAGGGTATGTCCATCTATGCTGGAGTGGACTGGGGTCCTGGAGAGAACGCCAGCTTCACTCACGTTTCATTTGGTGGATACTTCGGCACAGGCAACTTCTCCATCTTCTGGTGTCATCGATTTACTGGGCAAGACCTAGACCCAGAACGGCAGCTGGACCTACTCACGCAGATGTTGTCTCAGGTACACGTTAAGATCATAGGTGTAGACTACGGTGGTGGTTTCTATCAGAACGACAAGCTCATCAAGCGTTTCGGCGCCAACAAGGTAATGAAGTACCAGTACAATCCTAGGCAAAAAAAGAAGATCTATTGGGAGCCAAACCTGCGTCGCTGGATGTGCCATCGTACAGAGGTAATGAGCGATGGGTTCAATGCTCTGAAGGCAAAGAAGATAGACTTGCCCAGGTGGGAGGACTACCAGGACCCACATGGTACAGACATCCTCAACATCTTCACCGAGCACAACGAGAGACTCAGGATGAACGAGTACAAGAAGCCGCCGGGAAAGACGGATGATGCATTCCACTCTATGCTTCTGTGCTTGTTGGCATCTTGCATAGAGAGACCACGTCCAGACATCTTTGCACCTATGCAGGACAGCGGCCTTATGGAGAATTACAGCTTCTGAGGGTGCAATTGTGGCCTAAAGAGAAGCCAACTCGGTCGGAGTTAGCGAGTGGCTTCTCTACAGGTCCGCCCTTTCGAGCGCCTGTGTCCGGAATCAAACGATCTTACAGTCAAGTTCCGGCTGTAGATGCATGGCCAGGTCCATCAGATTTGTTGAGTCGAGTTCTGCCAGCTCTCTCCTGGACTCCTCAGGCAGTCTGCCAAAGTATCGGCCGTAGGCTTGCTCCAGAGTGATGGCCGGTCGGTCAGAGATCGGAGCAGGTTCGAAGTCCTCTACCAGTCCAAGACCAATGTAACCAAGCTTGTCACCAGTGCCGGACACACGTACAAACGTGTTGCATACAATCTCTTTGATCCAAACAATGTCTCCCGCTTGGAAGATCTCATTGCCTGACCCGAGCTCCACATAACGTTTGCAGCGTACACGATCTCCAGCATTCAACATGACTGTCTCCTTGTAGGGGTTAAATCTGGGGTTAGATTTCCTTGATCTAATATTCTTATACCCGACTGGGGTACCTAATTTGCAGCTAAAGAAGAACCCATATGGGTTCTTCGAAGGCGCCGCACAGGATGCCGAACGCTCCCTATGCAGTAGCCCAGTTCTTCTCTGCTGGACAGAGGGCGCATAACCCCCTGTGGCCTGCCCTGGTTTGACCCCCGAGGCTTTCGCCCGAGCCCAGAGCAGACCACGAGGAGAATCTTGTGAGGTCCTACAGCGAGGACCTGAACTTCTGAATCCAGCCACGGTCGCAGTACGATGCTGCAGTAGCTGTCATTGACACTTCAGCAGAGTCCCCTACCTCCAACCCAGTCAGCCTGCTTGCCAATTTCGCAGCAGCTTTCCTGGCAGCAAGCTTTGCCAGGCACCACTTGCCGATGCTGTAGGCACCTTCAGCGGCCGTTATGTAGAAAACTGCCTTGGCTGAACCAGCGAAGAAGTGGTACGACTTGTCACCAGCGGGGGCAAGGCGGATGTTCCTGAAATCCTGGATCATCCCTACTCCCCAGTTGCCGCCACGTTGGAAGAAGCCATGGGCTGCAAGTTCCTTGTCGCTGGGGAAGATCGCAGGCTCAGCTCCCTTGCTGTGGTGGGTGGTCTTGGTCTCTGTGCTCTCGGTCCTTTCGGTCTCTTCGGATGGGGTTTTCATGATGCTCTCCTTGTAGGGGTCGCCCAATTACAGGTCGGCCTAGTTTGTAGAAGCCAACCCAACTGGGCTAGGTCTTCTGGATCAATATACTTATACCCTACTAGAGCCCTGTTTTTGCGCCTAAAACGTGGCTTTTGACCACTTTAGGGGGTCATTTTTTGCTTTTCAGGATATGCTGGCTAAGAGGTCACCGTCTTTGATCATAACCGTGCCCCTCTTGGTAAGTGTGCCTGGATACTTCCTACACATGACTACAGCAGCATCCCGTAGGTTCTTTCTGCCTTTATCAAGTAGGGCGTATAGCTGTTGTATACGAGCACTGTCTGGGAGTTTGGGGTCCTGTCGTACCTGGGTCATCATCTTGGTACAAAGCAGGAAGAATGGCTCCCAGGTATGATCAAAAGACACTATTGGCTGTAGTCTGGTAAACTCGTACTCTGAAAGCTGTATGAAATACTCGGCCCATCGATCTATTACCTCTAGAGCCACCCCTTTTTGCACTACAGCTACCAATTGAACAGCATCTTGGTATAGCTGCAACAATGCATCATCCTTCACTGTGCGGAAGTGGGATAAATCCAGACCATTCACGCGCAGTAGGAAAGCTACCTGTTTCTCTAGACCATCCATCCTTGCATCGAGTAGTCTTGTAGAGTGTTCGGCCTCGTCTGCTTTGCTTCCCATGTCTTTGTGCTCCATGCTATCACTAGTGAAGTATGTCAGGTGCGTTGACACGCAACTAGTGCACTCCGTATCATACCTCTAAGAGGAGAAATCAATGAGCGATTCTCTACCACTGGGCCTGGCTTTACAACAGGCAGCAAAACCAGTAGACCCAGAACAGCTAGAGTTGATGGGTAAACGTGCTGCTGCCGCCTACAGCGACCGGGGTATCAAACTCTCCGATGCAGTGGTGGAAGTGGTGAAAGAGGCCATGCTATCACCAGAACAGGTGAAGAGGGTCTGCGAGTTCGCCAATACCAATGCCTACCTCTCCGAATTTGAGAAGGCCGGGGAGATGAGGAATGTCACCTTCGAAGGTGGCCCAGCTAATCCCAGTGTGGTCCTGAAAGACCTGAACGACGGAGGCAACCCTATGCTCAGCAAGGTAGGATCTAGTGACTACATCCAGCATGATACAGCTGGGCACTACAAGACGGCTGGAGTTACTGATGAAGCCCTTGCTGAGGCATTCGGCATCAAGGCTGGGGACAAGGAAAAGACTGCATCAGTACATGCAGAGGTGTCTAGAGATCATATGAGCCACTACAATCCAGTAGACGAGCTCAATGATTTGAGACTATGCCTGGAGGGAACTAGGGAGACTATGATCAGTAAGCTCTCTACTTCCGGTGTGGTCTATGATGATGTGTCCTCAGACCTCTGTAAGACCGCAGCACAAGAGCTTGAAACTGGTACACCCATGGGGGACATAGCTCGAGTGTGGGCTGGTTATGCACCTAGTGCACTGCTGTTAAAGGAGGCCACGGCTATAGTGGTCAAGCATCTACAGAGCCGTGGGCACTCGGAAGAGGAGTTGGCTAAATCGTTCAGCAAGACAGCCAGTGCCGGAACGCTACCTAACCCATCACATCCCCTGGTGGAGCAGTTTGTGGCCTTCACCAAGATAGCACACGGTCATCGTGTGCTTAAAAGGAGCATCGAAGTGCTAGACGAACAGTTGACAGCAGTTCGTTCTAAGCTGCACGAGATGATCCAATGATTACCTGGCAGTCCGCGATACCCTGGATAGTGATACTGAGTTTGATAGCCTCAGCTTTCGGCTCAGTAGTGGGCACGTATCTGGGCTTGAAGATATGTTCAAAGCATTGGCAGTGCCCACTGTATACACGTAAGCATGTGGAAGATTGGATGAAAGAACTGGGTAAGGGGCGCTCTAAGAATAGAGTTGTTCGCGAAGACCCAGAGAGTCCCCCAGAATCAGTGCCTGGAGAGGAATTCCATGCAGCCATCCCAGTACGCTAAGGTACTAGGTATCCTTCGTAGCAAGACAGCAGGTCTTGTGGGAGATGCTGCTGGCTTTGTGGGCAAAACTACAGGTCACTTGTGGAATGCTGCGAATGCAGGCGCACAGGCTACAGCCGGGCATCTAGGTAGTGTTGGAGCACCAGCAGCCTTGACGGGCCTTATCACAGCTGCTCCTACACTAGGAGCAGGATACGGGGCCTACAAGGGTGTCACTGGGGCAAAGAATAAGCTAGATGAGTGGAAGTACCAAAGACAGCTACGAGCACAGGGGTATGATCAATGAACCCAGTAGAAGAGTTTCTTCAGGATAAGTCTGCTTCTGTTGTTGGTGAGGTAGGAGAGGGCGTCGCAAAGAGGGCACCTGGGCTCTTGAGGTCCATACTAGATGGCCTACGCTCTGGAACCTCACCCCTAGAGACACATGCACAGAGGTTCGGCTACAACCTTGGTGGTAACCTACAGACTGCTGCTGTGGTAGGAACCGCCGGTCTTGCGCTAGATGCCGGCATTCGTGGTGCCAGGCAGATGATAAACCTGGGTGTGGACAAGGTCAAAAAGCCTATGGAGTACAAGGCTATGATCGAAGCCCATCCTGAGCTACAAAAGGAAGATGCTGGAAGAGTTCAAGCCTACTACAACTCCCTCAGGCACATGTCCCCACACATGGCTGCTGACCCTGTGATTGCAGGGTCATTCGTTCGTAATTTGCTTGATAGAGGCCCAGAAGGTAGCCCAGCAGTACCAATGGAAACAGCCAACATGTTGGCCGGCATCCAGAAGTCAGTATCTGGCGTACAGAAGGACAGGGGTATGTTGCCTGCTCAATCACCCGCACTGGGCATGATGTCAGGTGCGGTCAAGCAGATAGATCCCAGCTCTGGAGACAGATACGCTAAATGATCATAAAGGTCTGTCAGTATCAAGCTCACCAGCCTAGCGGTGAGCGACTCATTCAAGTCTTCCAGCCGGGGGACATGGATAAGGCTGCAGCCTTTTTCGGTATGGGTAAGACTGCAGCCCCACTCCTTCCATCCGTTAAGAGCTTGCTGGAGAACATTAAGTCCAGCCCGCGTAAGATAGTCATCCTGGTGAATGCCCTGGGAGCTGGGGAATACTGGGGCTCCAACATCAATGGAGACTACTTCCCGGAAGTTGCTCTACTTCATAAGGGTTCTGACTATGGCTACGAGACTTTCAGAACTGCTGGTTTGTTCAAACACCATGTGAACAAGGACCCATCCCGTAGCTTCGGTACCATACTGTTGTCCGTATGGAACGATATGATGAAGCGGGTAGAGTTGGTGATTGAGATAGATCGCGACAAGGCATTTGAAGTTGGCGCTGTAGATGTCTGTGACAAGATAGACCAAGGTATATTTCCAGACGTCAGCATGGGCTGCAAGGTTCCTTATGATCTGTGCTCATACTGTACAGACTGGAAACGGTACGAGACAGCCAAGGCTACTTTTGATCCGCACGTACACAAGAGCATAGCCGATGCGGTATTGGCAGTACATAAGCAGCAGCCCATCAGAGGTATATCTGTTACTCGCAATGACTATTGCGAGCACCTGCGCAAGGCTCTCAATAAGATCATGCCGAATGGGGTGAAGAACTATGCCATCAATGATTACCCCAGGTTCTTCGACATCTCAGTAGTGTTCATAGGTGCGGACAAGACGGCGAAGGTGATGGCCAAGTTAGCCTCAGTAGGAGCAGGAGAGGCAGTACCATCGTGGAGGGTGGCGGAGGATGAAGGGTACCTTCCAGATGTGGAGGAGCAGATGGAAAAGGCAGCGCACGCAGTAGAGCTGCCTGATGGAAGTGGTTTCTTTACAGGTACCGTAGATACCAAGAAGCCTATAGGTCATCTGAAGCCTAGGGCTAAGGTTGCTGAGATCAAATCTGGCGAGATAGAAAAAGACATCACTCCTTCTCAGTTCGGCGGTAAGGCTGTTTCGGCTAGACCGGACCTACCTAATGAAGTCCTGGATAGACTTGGCTCCTCTGATTTGAGTGAAGCTCTTTCTACTCCTGCGATGATGGGCATGCTTCTCAAGCCTCGGGAGTTCCAGAGAATCACCATCATACACATGGGGAACAAGCCACTAGCTGATGAGCTAGACAGGCACAGCATGGTGTTTGGGCCCACGGATGATGTAGAGAGCCCAGGGGAGATGGGTTCAGAGCATATGAGTGATGTGCTCAAGAAGATACTGTTGCCCTTTATGGAGGACAAGAGTTTCCTGGAGCCAATAGCCAAGAGAAGGATGGTCAGAATCACCATAATGGGCGGTCCAAAGGGGGAGCCAGAGGATGAAAAAATAGCATCATCAGACCGCTTCCTACTGAAGATAGCTGCGTCCTATAATGGGTACCTACAAGAGCTAGCCCACTGTTTGCATGAAATTCCCTATGCTATCAGCTCCGACACAACACTCTGGAACAAAGTCTACGGCCAGGGGCTGGGGGATATGTTCTGTAAGACAGCTTCTGAAGTTGGTCCAGTTTTGGGAGCAATGGGAGCCGCTGAGATACTTTCTGCTCTTGCTGCCTACAAGAGAAGGCAAGCAGACCAAAAGGGAGATCAAGTGGGCTTTCTGACCGACTTGGCTGCAGAGCATCCCCACATACTGGCAGCTTTGGCTGGATTGGGTATGCTACACTCAGAAGGATCTTCCCTTCCGGGTGATTTGATAGCAAGATTGACCAGGATGGGAGAGAAGATAGTAACACCTCGGTGATGTTAGGGGCCTCGTACCCCGAAGAAACAGAAACCGATCATGGAACCTAACGATCAACCGAGACACACAGGAGTTACCAAATGAGCATGGATGCACAACTAGCAGAGATCTATGGCACTGGCCAGTCGGCTAATGCTGAAGATGATCAGGTGAAGTTGGCTGCTGCTGAGCTTCTTGTTAAGCTGGCAGGGGACAACAACGTGGACCTTAGCCAGTTCAGCGATCAAGAAGTAGCTGATATGGTTGCGGAATTGCAGAAGGAAGCAGAACTTCCTCCACAGTTCCAGAAGAAGGAAGAGGGAGAAGAGAAGAAGGACGAGAAGACAGAGTCCAAGGAGACTCCAGAATCGAAAGAGTCTGCTGAATCCTCTTCGGAATCCCCAGAAGACAAGAAAGCCGAAGCTGCTGAGAAGGTGGCAGAAGCTGACTTCCTGGGCCGTGTAATGGCTCACTCGTTTGCACAAGAGTGCAAGGAGATCGAAAAGGAAGCCGGGCTCAAGGACAAGGCAGTTGGTGCTGCTAAGGGCCTTCCAGCATTCTTGAAGAACAAGGGTGTTGCTGCTGGTAAGACTGCAGTTGAAGGCGTTAAGAAGCATCCATTTGCTGCAGCTGGTGCTGGCTTTGCAGCCGGGGGTGCAGCTGGTGGAGTAGCTGGCAGAGCATCTAAGAAAGAGAAGAAGGGTGAGGCAGATCAAGCAGCCCTTGATGCTCTTGCTGAGCAGCGTGCACTAGCCATGGCTAAGGAAGCCGGCTGGGTAGATCCAGAGGGCAACCTTGTTGCTCCTCCTGCACCTGCTGCAGAAGAAACCAAGACAGCGTCCCCCCTGGACCTGGCTGTAGAGCGTAGAGCTCTCGAGATGCTGGAAGCTAGCGGCTACCCAGTGACTTGGAACGAATAACAACAACCCCAATGACCGGTATTTGCATGTCGGCGTTTTTCGAAGAGTTGACCAAGGTGGCCGGAGAAGTCCGTGCCCCTGATAGTCCTTGGACTTCCAAGACTATTGGGGCTCCACGTGCCAAACTGACCAACACTCAATTCCCGAAAGCGCCGACTGCACCCGGTCCATTGAATCTGAAGCTGGTGCAACCGGCGGCAAAGTATGGTCCGCGCCCTAACTACTCCCAACCGAATGTTGAGGTTCCAGCAGGAGCCAATCCAGACATTGGGGGCATGGCACGACAACAACCGCCACCTTTAGTTTGATCCCAGGAGGACCTGATGAAGTTTTCGCTACATAGCATGGTTGCGGCAACGGTGTCTGAAGCCGAAAGGCGCGAGAAGCTTGCAGCTTCAGATGACGAAGCCGTACACAACGGAGAGAACACAGACATTTCGGATGCAAAGAGCAAGAGCCCCGGAGCATCCAACACACCACCCAATAACCCGGCTACTGTTCCTGAAAGGAACGATGCAGAGCAGCCGAACACAAAGACCTCCTCTGCTCTGGCTCTCAAGCTGGCTAGTGCAGTTGAGTTCCTCAATGAGAATTTCTTGAAGGTGGCGGTCGGAGAGATTACTCCACCTACTCCTTCAGGTACTCCAGAGGCCAAGATAGGCCCTGGCGAGGGCACTGGTGCTACTCCTACCAACCTAGATGCACCTACACCAGGTGTACAGACTGAGGCGGTAGGGCAGGCAACAGAACAGCAACAGCCTCCAATGAAGCCAGGTACAGACCCAGCTTCACCAGGTCAGACCAACACTGGTACGGCCATGGAGACTGATATCAACAATCCCCCAGGTGGAAATGAGTCCTGGAAGGATAAGGACATTCTGAAGCAGAGTGCCGCAGAGCTTCTACAGAAGAGAGCTGCGGCAGCAAAGACAGCTGCTCCAGTAAACCAAGTAGACCGTGTACTTGGCATCATGAAGAAGCTGGCAGATGTTCCTCCTGAAGCAACTGCTTCTGAGGAAAGTGTGCCTTCTCTCCCTGGGCCTGCTGCATCCCAGAGAAAGATGATCGATAGCAACGAAGCAGCAAGAGACTACACTAAGCGTGACGCGAAGGCAGAGCCAAAAGAGCGGATGGGTGAGGTTCTTGATGAACCAGCTCAGAAGAAGTCGACGGATGCTGTCCTTCAGAACAACCTCTCCAACACATCCGAAGCTGGGGTGAAAATCTCCTCAGCTAAGGCTGCAGCGGCGAGGGCCCTACTCAGCAAGATTGCTGAGGCGGGTTGTGCTTCAGACGCATCGTCTGAAGATAAGGCGAGGGCCGAAAAGGTTCGGTCTATCGTCGAGTCCAAGCAGAAGGAAAAAGAGGGTCAGGGGCTTAGTGGGGGAACGGCATCGCCGTTCAACACAGGATCGAGTTTCTAGGAGGAACACATGGACAACAAGACTAAGATCAGTGCAGCCCAGGCCGCTCAGGTCTATGCCGAAGTGCCTGGTGTCCTTCGGAAGCTTGCTTCTGAGAAGGACCAACTCCAGGTGAAATTGGCAGAGGCGGAGAAGGAATTGGATGGTTACAGGTTGACCACCAGGATCACGAAGATTGCTCAGACAATGGAGGACAAGAAGATCAATCTTGGCCTTTCCTTGGGTGAGCGTATCTCCAAGATCAAAGAGGCACATGCCAGTGGTCGGTCGCTCGATGCAATTGAAGAGGCGATTGACATGACTGCACCAAATGGAGAGATGGCCAAGGTAGCAGGGGATGTAGGTGTGGATGGGGATAACGCACTTGAGTCGTATCTGCTTGGAGATCTAGCTCAGTAGCTAGACACCGAAGGTAACAGTAGCATCACAAGGAGACACCCAATGATCGTAAATCTAGAGATCGTATCCGATGTCCAGGACATCGGCCGCAGGGATTTCGCGGTGGCTGACAAGACACTCGTGAACCCAACAAACCCAAACTGCATCGTTGACGGAGAGTTTCTTAGTCTGAATATGGACTATCAGCTCGTTCGTTCTGTCAACGGCGTTCTTGGTTTCGCAACTTTTGCGGAAAGAGGACGTTTCGATGTGCAGGCAATCGGAAAGCTGACGGTTTTGTACTACAAGCCGTACGAAGCTGACACCCGCGTGTTCACAGCTGCTGGTCTTGCCCTTGGTGGACCACTGACCATCTCGGGTGCAGTTGTCACATCTGATGGTGTGACAAGGTCAGGTCTGATTGCATCTGGCGGCGGAATCGTACTCGGGTACGTGACTCGCCTCCCAGCAAACAATGGTGGTCGGCTAAGGTTCCTCAAGACCCTTGGCTAATTGGGTTTGATTAACAGGCTCTAACAAGAGGTAAATCAACATGAGCGTTCCTTCCAGAATCCTAAATGATCTCTTCACCCAGAAGCTGGATAGCAGCGAGGGCAAAGAGAAGATCGCAGAGTACGCTGGTACGTACATTCGTGACCGTTTGCGCGAAGTTTCCTTTGCGAGGAAGATCATTCCCCCGCAACAGGTGACCAGGGCAGACTGCCAGAGGTCCGTCAACCACGACACACTGGTGAAGATCATCGACATCGAGCCAAAGAGCAAGGCAATGTCTTTGACCTTCCGTGGTCAACCCACTGCACGTTTCGTACGTGCACCCCGTGCTGAAGTAGCCTTCTTCACCATCTCCTCGGAGAAGTTCGAGAAGACGGAGCAGGAACTTCTGGCATACGAAATGCCCATCACCAAGGTCATCGAAGACAACTCGGTGAAGGACATCCAAGAGATCGAAGACCGTGAGTTCTGCATCCACATCGAGGCTGCAGTACAGGCTCTCCAGGCAGAGGCCAATGGTAATCACACCACAACGCTGAACTGGTCCACAGTTCAGGCTGGCACGGTAGCTGAGTTCTCCGTACGCAAGGGTGAACTTGCTCGTCACGCAACCAGTTCCACATCAGCATCCCTACCTGTTCAGAAGACAGACTTCGTGAACATGTTCAAGATGCTGTCTGGAAACCGTCTGCGTGGTGAGATGGTTCTGATGACCGAAGTTGACTGGGATGACATCCTTCAGTGGACTGCGGAAGACGTTGGTAACAAGATCGTATCCGAGACCACGGTCGAGGGATACAAGTACAACCTGCTCTTGGGCAGGGCATACTGCCGCACGGTCAAGACCGACATCCTCCGTCCAGGCAACCTGTACTTGTTCACGAAGCCGGACTTCTTTGGGAAGTTCTTCATCCTGAACAACACCAAGTTCTACATCGACAAGATCGCGAACTTGATCACCTGGCAGTCTTGGGAAGACATCGCAGTATCTGTCATCAACGTCGCTGCTGTTCGTAAGCTGGAGCTCTACTCCGCTGATGCAACGGTCAATAATGCTGACAGCTTGCTGTCGAATCTGATCCCGAAAGCAGAAGAAGACCTGGGTGCTGAGAACAACAGGGTCGACGAGGGACTCGTGTTCCCACAGCTGGAGATCTTCTAACTCCTGCGTAGGGCCTTCGTAGTTCGGTCCAACGGGGGCTTGGCTTTCATGGGCCAGCCCCCGTTGTCTTATCTAACCTATTTAGATCAATTTGACACAACGCAATTAGACGCAGTCTAATTGCACCGCATCACAGATTTAGGAGAGAGATCAAATGGCTGAAGAGAAGATGTTTACGATTCACAACATGTGCCGTGCCCAGAGCTCCAGGGCTCAGAGGGCAGTGTCAGTTACTTCCCACAAGGCGTCACTGTGGGTAGATGGTAGAAAGGTTTTGCCGAAGAGACCTATCAAGATCTCTGTAGAGACTTTCAGTAAACTAGAGTCTGAGATCTTAAAGAAGCTGCGTGAAGGTCGCCTTGCCATCACTACGCCGGAACAGTACTACATAGACTCGAGACCGGATGGTAGAATTTACGTAGTTCGTCCAGGCCATCAGATCGTAGAGGAGAAGGCAATAACCGAGGATTCTTTAAGGCTCCTGTTCGAGAAGCCTGCAGCTCCTGATTGGCATGACTTGCCTGTTCCCTTGAAGGATTGGGTAGGGCCTGGCCCAACTGATGATGCTCCTCTGGGAACTGATCAAGGTGCACCTCTGGGTGAGGCTGCGGGTCCTGAAGGTCCAGTAGGCATGACTGGAACTGACTGTGGTGAGCAATCTCTAGGCCCACAAGGTCTTCCTGGTGTTGTTCCAATCGCAGATGAAGTACCTCCTGTAGTTGATGGTGTGACGGTAGAGGTGAAGCCGGAAGAGTCGGCCCCAACTGCTGCCGCTTCTGAAGAAGTGACTGCAGAACTTCCAGACCCAAACACAGTACTGACTCTCGATACTCCTACCTCGACGCCGGTAGAAGAGCAATCAGTGAAGAGTAAGAAGCGGCGTCGTTAGGAGGATCTAGTGAAAGTCTTCAACAATACCGATAGAGCCCTTCCAGTAGACAGATGGACCATCTTCCCTAAGTCTACTAGGTGCGTGAATAATCAAGGTAAGGTCTTAGAGGAGCTTCCAGACGGTGTAGGGTATGGTTCAGTCATCAGGAGACTAGAAGCACAGGGAGTAGTTGTGCTTCCTAGCTTCGGCAAGGCGAAAAATGCTACACCTAGCAAGGAATCGGCAAGGGTTGCGCCATCAGCGTCTCCCACGTCTAGACGTGGGAAAGCCAAAAACTGAAGAGCCAAAGAAGACACCCAAGAAACGGAAGAAAGGTAAATCCTGATGGCTCAGGAACTACAAGGTCTGGATGGAGTTGCCGGGGTAAGCCCCATCTTCAATGCCTTCATCCAGACTGTACGCTTCTTCATGAGGGACCACCCTCAGTTGAATCGTTTGATCAAAGGTCAAGAGCACTCAGACCGTATGATTGCTTGGGCCATCATGGACTTCCTGTCTGACTTCGCTGGTACCCCGCCAGACCTGGGGTACCACTCTCTTGAAGAGCTATTCCGTATGCACTTTCAGTCCTTCGCTCTCCGTGGAACTGCTGTAGCACTCATGCAGTCTGTAGGTATCCTACAGACCAGAAACTTCTTGCAGTTCTCTGATGGCGGAATAAGTGTGGCGGTAAGTGACAAAGCTCCAATGTGGATGCAATGGATCAGAGACTTCCAGACTAAGTACGAACAAGAGAAGATACAACGTAAAGTCGCCATGAACATCAAACAGGTCATGGGCGTCTTCTCTGGTGTCCATACCGAGTACTTCTTTGTGAACGGATGGTACGGGGTGTATTGACAGTGTATGGCGTACACCTGCTTTGAAATAGGAGACAGAACAACATGTACACTTACCACACATTCAGCAGCCCAGCTGAGTTGATCGATTTTTTGAATGGGGCTATTGTAGGACTCCCTCTTCCGTCGCTTGTATTTGGTCTACATGGCTTGACCCTTGTTGTGAATGATGGTTTGGCAGACAGGACAGTTACGTTCTCGGACCCCTCAGGTTTTGGTCTGTCTCCATTCGTTATATTGACTCAGGTTCAAGTAGTGCATGCCAACTTGGCCAATGTGAAGTTGCGGAGTTATGGTCTATCTCCACAGAACTGGCAGCTAGTGTTAGATGCACAGGGGTATGCAGTCAAGGCCGGGACGGCAAATGTGGTTTTGGGATGGCCTGCTGGTGCTACTACGGTCAATCAGATCAGCAGTACTGACATCATACATGTAACTACATCTATAGCTAGCGGACCAAAGTACGCAGTCATAATCAACTCAGATCAAGTGACGGCAGAAGAGATAGTAGCCGCATTCCCAGTAGGTTGGGATATGCATACTGCTGGCAGGACACCTTGGTACCGCGTAAGTCACAAGAATATATCAATACAGATCAAATGGCCTGGCACTGGTAGTCCTTCTGGTGCTTTTGCTGTAGAAGTGACTGACAACCCCACAGATGTTACAGGCGATGCCATTCCGGGTGAGTACTTTGACGGAATAGATGATGCTCAACCTGCTGGCAGTGCAGGTGAGATCTTTGTGGATGATATAGAAACGGATGCTCTGTACATCGCTGGTACATATACTCCAGCGCCGGGTGGTAGCGGAGTTGGGGCAGTTCCAACTATGTTATTTGTGTTCAAGGAGTAAAGCTATGGCCTATGTAACAGAGGGACATTCAGGATCAAGTGGACCCGCAGGACCATCAGGGCCATCTGGACCAGCAGGAGCACAAGGGCCATCAGGAGTACAGGGACCGTCAGGAGTGTCTGGACCTTCGGGACCGTCTGTATCAGGACCGTCAGGACCAGCAGGAGCACAAGGACCGTCAGGAGTGTCTGGACCTTCGGGACCGTCTGTATCAGGACCGTCAGGACCAGCAGGAGCACAAGGACCGTCAGGACCAGCAGGAGCATCCTCAACTGAGGCATTGGTACAGGGGCCCAATTTGGGGAATGCCGATGTAACATTTCATCCCGGTATAGACTGTGCCAGTCTATACGAGATACCTGCTGGCACTATGACGGGACCTCACAATTACAAAGCAGGTAATGATGGTACTATACCAAACAACTTAGATGTATTTATCGTGTGTCGCGATCTGAGTACGAATGTCCCTACCATACTAAATGGTGGGGAAGGACTAGGGGTGTTATCAGCTTTTCCGGGCACTAGACCAAGTCCTATGGGTATGTGGATACACTGGGATGGGACCAATTGGTACTGTGATAGTATTGTATGGATTAAGCCATGATGCCCTTTCCAGGAGGCAAGCGGTTCACTACAATACCTGGACTAGTCTTGGACATCAATGCCGATGTCGGCGTGAGCCAGTCGGGAGGCTTCATAACGGGGGTAGCAGACCAAAGCTCGATGGGAAACAACGTGGTGCCTTTTGTCAATGGGGGCCACCAGGCCCCAATCTTGACACCAAATGCACTGAACGGCAGGGATGCAATAGTCTTCTCGGGAGGTGCGAGCCTGGGAAACACAGGCTCAACTACTATCTCCTGCCTCGGCCCCCTGCACCTGTTTGCTGTGGTGAAGGCGATGGCAGCCTCAGGAGATATATGGGCAAATGGAGGAGTACTATTCTTTGCTCCATACGCTACAGCGAGTGTCTACGGATTTGGGCTGCAGTGGGGGTACTCGGGAACCTACACAAACAACTATGGATACAACCAACAATCCGGAGGCAACTCTGATTGGTTCCAGCATGACCAAACGTACACTCTTCCCCATGTGGTGGAAGTGCATATTCCGTATGGAGTAAACGAAAAGCCGCTTGTCAAGGTTGACGGCACACTTCAACCATTCACTGCTAACATAGCCAGCAATTCCTCTACCGGCAGCGGATTCACGATAGGTGGTTACGGACTGGGACTTTCTACTGGATGGGATTACACGGGGGCCCTGCGGAGATTTATGGCTTATAACAGGGAACTTTCCGACTACGAGGCAAGTGCTGTCAGACATATGCTAGGACTCCGGAATGGAATCTCAGTGGCATAGATTGTAGGTGCACACGTGATGTATCCACGTACTGAACGTCCGTGTTAATATCTATTTCTAAGGAGCTCCAATGAGCGAAGAAACTCTATACAACCTGTTGGCCCCATCCCAGAGCATCCCTTGGGATAAGGCTGCCGAGCACTTCATGATCATGAAGCTGGCTTCTGGTGGTCTACTGACCGAAGAGGTGGACTTGTTGAAGGTGGCTGCTGATATGTCTGTCAGCCAGGAAGACTTCGACAAGGCCATGCAGGCTGGAACTCTTTCCGGCATTCGAAATACTGCTGCTCAAGATATTGCTCAGCATGCAAAGCAGAGGCGTTCACGTGGTGAACGGATCGGAAAGGGAGTAGGCACTGCTGCTGGTATCGGTGCTGGTCTTCTTGCTTCCCGTGGTGGGCACAGCATAGGTGAGAAGGCGTTCAGGACAGCTGTGGGTGCTGCTCTAGGGAATGTGGCGGGGAAGACAGTGGGTCAGGAGATTGATACACACAGGTCTGCCAAGCACGGAGAGATCGAAAAGGGTGGTTCAGTAAAAGAGGCTGCCAATGTGGCTGCTCTAGGCCAGAAGCTTATGGGTATCGGTTCACGTATCGGAACTGGCGCTATGGAACTGGCTGCTAAACATCCCAAGATGGTTGCACCAGCTATCGGTGCTGGTGTGGGTGCTCTCGCAGGAGGTGCTGGTGCTCAACCGGGAAATAGAATCGGTGGAGCCCTTACAGGAGCTGCAGTAGGTGGTGGGGCAATGGCAATTGGTCAGTCTCTACGTAACTCTGGCGCTCTCAAGGGTCTGATGACCCCCAAGGTAGCAGCAGCTGTAGCTAAGATCAAACTGGCGTGGAGCCTTCGTAACTTCTTCCGTGCTGCTCAGGGCGCGATGCCACCAGAAGACATTGGTGATGCAGCGGCATCAGGTGCTATGCAGGAAGGGCCCACTGGAGCACTCAATGAGGTCATAGGTCAGGCTGGAGGTATGGCTGGACATGCACTAGGTGAACGCATCCATATGCCCGGTATAGGAGCTATGGTCGGTAACCTTGGTGCCAAAGCAGGTGCTGAACAGCTTACAGAGCCTAAGATTGCTGCAGCCAAAGATGTGATGAAGTCCGCTATCAAGCGCCTGCATGCTATGCACAAGAAGGCGGAGCAGGGTAGAGATGGTCTGTCTACTAACGATGATGATGTGGACGCCGGCCAAGGGGAAAGGTCTGCTAATCCATTCCCAGCAGAAGCTCGTGATGGGAATGATGCTGCTCCAGAAACCGACCCAGTAGTACAGGTGCCCCAAGACTTGAAGCCCAGCCCCATGGATGAGGTTATGGAATTGATCCAGAGAGGAAATGAGGCTGACTTCCATCAGACTCGCGCTGATGAGGCTACTCGAGCCCTTGATGCTGCTGAAGAACGGGCTTCTATGCTTGAGGGTCAGCTACAACAGCTTATTCAAGAGCTGGATGCCGCAAAGTCGGAAGGTATGGGGCAGGCTCAGATGTCTGGTGAACAAGCTGCCTCCTCAGCTCAAGAAGCTATGATGGCGAGAAATGAGTCACTTGCTGCTCAGCAACAAGCTCTTGCTCTTCGCCAGGCCATCACATCCTATCGACAAGGTTTGATGGATATGTTGGCCCAAGACCCTACGGCTGCTGTTGGACCACCTCCAGTTCCGGTGGCTCCTCTCCCTGGCCAAGACCCCAACGCGGGCGCAGCAGGCCCCCCAGGAGCAGCCCAACCAGGTGGGATGGCTCCTACTACAGAAGCACAGGCTGCACCACCTCCTGAAGCGGCTGGAAGCCCTTCAGGAGGCCCGTCAGCGGCTCCTGATGCAGGAGCCGGAGCCGGAGGACCACCAGCACCAGGGGGTGCTGCAGGTGGAGGCAGTGGGGGCCCTGTGAATATTCATATTCAGCAGCCCAAGGCATCAGCGCCAAAGGCAGCTAAGCCACCGTCTGCCGGTAGCAAGGAGTAGATTCCTTGACTGCCGGGCAGATCAAAGCCGCAGCATTCGTGGATGAGTTAAGCAAAGAGTCAGCCTCTTTGCTATCTCGCATTGGGCAATGGACTGGCCGCAATCCTAAATCTACTGGCGCTGCTATTACAGGTGGTCTTGGCGCTTATGGCTTTGCTAAGCATGGCCCGTGGGGAGCAGGTGGAAGATCTAAAGGAGAGGCAAAGGCGTATCAGTCTGTTCAGAAGTTAGAGGACCAAGATCAACAGGACCCACAAGTTCAAGAAGAGTTGAGAAGGGCTTTAACTAATCAGAGAAAAGCTGCTCGTGGAGCAGAAGGAGCTGGAGGTTGGTTAGGTGCAGCTGGTCTTGGAGGTGCTGCAATACATGCCAGTCGTAGGTTGTTTGATAGTCCTATGATCAAGGACGATATGGGTACAGTTACAACTTATGGGGATCTTAAAGCGCTGCACTCAGATCTAACGAACCAACTGGGTTATGATATACCCGTTTCTGCTTTGCCGGAAGGGCAGTTTGAGGATGCTCTGAGTATTCCGAAGGGCGGTTTCCTACCCAAGTTCCTGAGGAAGTGGGAAGCAGGAAAACACGTGCCTGCATTCGCTGCACGCAATATGAGTGATCTCAAATGGCACTTAGATCAGTTGAAAGTTGAAGACCCAGAGCTGTACGAAGAATTCATGCATAATAACCCCATCGATATCGGTGCGTCTAACTTGGCTGCGTCTAAGAAGGATGCTCTACAAGCTCTGGAAACTGGGCATGTTATGGCTCCCATGAAAGCTGGCCCGCACTTTACTGCTCACGAGTTTGGTCATGCGATGTTTGGCAATTCCACTCTTGGTAAGCTGACCCATATGGCACGTACGCCAACCGCCTATGCGGGCGGCCTTGCTGCTTTGACTGCTGCTACTGCGACAGACCCCGATAGTACTGCCTCCAAGCTCTCTCCACTGATGGCTGCTGCTGGTGTAGCACCCATTTTGGGAGAAGAAGCTATGGCCTCGATCAACGCTATCAAAGCCATGAAACGTACTGGCTTTTCTCCTCAGCAGCTGAGTATGGGTAAAAAGCAATTGGGCAGAGCTTTTGGTACTTATGCTCTAGGACTGGGTTTGCCATCCATAGCTGCTCCGTACATCATTAGGAAGGTTAAGCAGTACAACCAAGGCCGACGGGAAAGACAGGGAATAGAAAGCCCCGGTCAGCTACAACAAAGAATCAACAGCCTACCACAAGCTACAGGAGATTGATCAAATGGACTCATTCTTGAGTGACCTATACAGAGAGCGCATGGAAAAGAGAGCCGGTGTGGAACTGATGGAGCTTTTTGACTCTATCCCCATAGAGCAGTTGGAACGGTTCCTCGGTCTTACCAAGGTGGCTGTGGAAGGGCCTACAACACCTGAGTTACCTGATGGCGGGCCGGTGAAGAAGTACTTGGATGTTGCGGAAAAAGCACCAGCCAAGAAGACTACACCTCCAGAACTTCCTACCGCAGCCTCACCTACAGCAAAGACTGCAGGAGTTGTCAAAGACTTGTTGTCTGCAGCGGCCAATAGGGTACAGAAGAGTGCTACTCCCGCTATTGATAAGATGGTTGATCAACAGATAAACAGGAAGATCAAAGACCTCGGTCCCAAAGCCATGCTGGCTGGGGGTGGTCTGTTGGGTGGGGGCATAGCAACGGGTGGGGTGGGTGGCTATGTAGCAGGGAAGCACTCTGGGGAAAAGAGAGCAGAGCTTTTGATTACAGCTCTTAGAGCAGTCAAGGATGCTCCTGAGTATGTGAAGCATGCAGCGGCCAAGTATGTGGGGGAGAGACTCTAATGATTTCCGTGCCTGCATTCTTCGATGAGCTTGAGAAGATTGCTATACAAGTAGGCACCATAGAGAAGGGACTAGATGCTACCTTGGGCCACATCAAGCAGCTTAGGGGGTCGCAGGAGGTCAGTGGTAAGCTTTTCGAAAGACGGGTGAGACAGAAGTACAAGCTTATGGATGCTCTCCATAGTAAGACGAATCCAGGGGCTGGCTTGCATGAGTCTTGGGCACAGTAGATGGCACAGAACCTCACATTCATGAACACCAAAGTCCGGAGCTTCTCTTTGGACTTTTTGGAAGTCCTTTGGGAGATCAAGGAGACCGAACTTGATCCTATGGACTTCTTGTTCTATGTCCTTCGCTCTGAATCTCCTATGGGCCCGTTCGATGTTATCGCTGGCCCGTTCGATGATCATTATCGATTTGTAGACAACAAGGTCAACCTGCTGCACCGTTGGAGGCAGATATACTACAAGATCAGAAGCGTGCAGAAGGTAGATAGCTCCAATGTGGCGGAGTCCGAAGCTTTTACCTTCGCAAATGATCCCGACCTCATCGCTGAAGAGATTCAAAGACTAGAGCGACTGCTGTGGAATGAATTGGCTGGCACTAAGTGTTACGTCTTCCCTGTGCGTACCTTTGGTAAGAGATGCCAGAATTGCTACGACGGCCCGGAGAAGGGTAAGGGCTTTACAGGTCAAAGGAGAAGGTCCCACTGCGTGACTTGCTACGATACTAGCTTCGTGCGTGGCTATTACTCACCTATCGAAATCTATATCCAGATTGATCCATCTGCTGTTTCTGTGCAGAACTTGCCCGTCACAGAACGCGGTCAGAAGGATACCACCGCTAGGATGCCCAACTTCCCCATCATGAAGCCCAGGGACATCATAGTGGAGATGACTAACAAACGGTGGAGGGTAGTGAAGGTAACACCGACAGAAAGATTGAGGTCAATCGTACACCAGGAGTTAGTTCTGCACGAGATTATCAGAGGCGATGTGGAGTACGAGCTTCCCATCAGGATAGATAACCTGAGAGACTTTGAGCCTAGCCCTATTCGAAATTTCCTGAATCCGCAGGACCTACAGGCATTTGAGACTCAGGCCATCCATGACATCTTTGCTGTCTACGGACCATTCCCATGATCTATAGCTCATTCTTTGACGAACTAGCTAAAATTGGAGAAGCCTCAGCCAATCAGGCTCCTAGTGAGGTTCCTGGGGAGGGTCCAGGTGGTCCATTTGTAACTAAGGACAGACTGAAGAGGTTGGCATATGCCGCTCTAGTGGGAGCTGCTGGTGCTGGTATAGGTACGGCAGCAGGCTATGCAACCAGGGATTACCTGCACAAGCATCACCCAGGTGCTGTAGCCAAGTATGCTCCAATGGCTCTGCCTTTGTTGGGTGGGGCAGTTGGCATACTTCAAGGTATGCATCGGCCACACGTTGATAAGTACATTCGGTACGGTAAAGATGAGTAACGCTCAAGATCCTAGTAGCCGTGTCTTTGCCGCCTCGGAGCTTACGTCTTCGTGGGGGAATGACCCATTAAACTACCTGGTCAGGGTGTTCGTGGCCTTCCTGCAAACCATCTGGGAGACAGCCCCAAAAGGAAGCTTCCATTGGACCCCCCTTTCGGAGGAAACTGAACTAGTCATAACCGAAGAGAATCCTGTGCACGTGGAAACGATGGAAAAACGCCCAGCCATAGCAGTTACCCTTGGACCTACACGGTTCAATGGTAGCTCGTTGGACGATCTTGTAATGCGAGATGCCAGGAATGCTGCGGAGAAGCATACAGACCTGCTGCCTACCAACGTCACCATCAACTGCTTGTCTAGGGTACCATCTGAAGCTCGATTTCTGGCTTGGCAGAACGCTCGTATGATCTGGAGTCTTCGTAAGTTATTCATCGCAGAAAAGGGTATCCAGGAGTGCGGTCGTAAAAATGAGGTAGGATCAGTCACCCCAGCTGGAGCTCTAGTGCTAGGAGATACAGAGGCGGAGTGGACAGTGTGTCCAGTAACCGTGCCTGTGTACTTGCAATACACAGATTTAGTCACACCATTGAAGAGCGAATTCAATGGGCATCCAATTCACACTCTCGAGCACATCACAACCAGTTTTCGTACAAGAACGAGTGCGATTAGATCTAGCATGAATCTACCAGAAGCATACAACCGAGTACCTGTGATGGTAGACCGTGGACTAGATACAATGAGAGGTGGACCACGACCACCTCTTAGAGGACAAATAATTCAGGAACGTAAGATCTAAGCCCAAGGAGATCATTATGGCTAGTGAACAGCTGCTTCAACCTGGCGTTACCGTCATTCAAGAGTTTCGTACTGTCAGCCCAACCATAGTGACCCCTACACTGGTTCCGTGTGCCATCGCCCCCGGATTCCAGGTAGTGCCAGCCATGGTTCTCAATGCTGCTGGCAATGATGTATTGAACTCACAAGCTGTTGTCTCTGTACCTGCAATCTTGGTAGCCGCTCTTCCGGCACCGTACACGGGTATGGACAATCTAGAGCTGAATGTGAGCATCAACAACGGACCAACTCAATCGTTCACATTCACTGCTCCTGCAGGTGCAAACCTGGACGCGGGGCAGGTGGCAGATCAAATTGAGTCCCAGTCTCCACAAGGCTTTGGCGCTTACGTGGTGGACGTCAATGGTACGTACTTCTTGCAGCTGCGTACCACCGCTACTGGTGGTGGCCAGAGCCTAAAGGTGTTGAGTGGCTCTGCAAATGCCGCTCTTGGCTTTGCGAATGACTACCAGGCATCCGGGGTCACCAACTACGACCAGACTAAGCTGCGCCTGGAGCAGCTGAACTTCCCTGATCCTCGTGGCATTATCGACGAACTGGTTGTGGATGATGCTTCTATCAGAGCTTTCGTGAACACCGGTAAGACCTTGCTGGAGTTCCTCCGTACTCAGAGCTTCCTGCGAAACAAGAGGGACACCGTTTACACCTCTTTGGCAGATGTCTCTTCAATCCCAGTCACTGTATCGGGTCTTCAGTTTTCCTTCCAGCAAGGACAACAGGGCTCTGTGGAGCTGTACACATTCACTACTAACCCAACTACGGTGTCTGCCGTAGCTGCAGCTATGCAGGCCCTGCTGCCTGTAGGTTCTCAAGCACACATCACTGCGGTAGGAAACAAAGTTCAGATCGAAAGCGGTGCTGGTTACATCAAGATCGTAGCAGTTCCAACATCTGCAAACAGCGCTCACACCTTCTTGCACTTCGAAGATGGTGACGAAGCTTGGACACTCACAGTTGCAGATGATGGTGATGGAGATGCGACCAGTCCTCTTATAGTGGTTGGACAGGAAGTCTTTTCAGCACCTGCCGGCCATGCCGGTATTACTGGCTCTGTAGACATCAATACAGAGCTGGCCATCCACAACAAGAGCTTCCAGGTAGGGCTTGACGGTGGGCCGGAGCAGACTCTGGCCTTTGATGCTGGTCCTATCGTAGGGACGGTTGATCTAGCTATCACTGATCTGAATGGTCTTTCCATTCACTTCACCGTGAATGGATCTAACAAGACAGCCACACTTACTACACCGGCCAATATCGGTGATGTGGTATCCCAGATCAACGTACAGGCTGGGGCTGTAGTTTGCTACAAGTCTCTAAGTGATGGTGTTCCAAGTGATACGGGTACTAGACTTGCATTCCAGGTGGGTGGTGGGGTTGTAGCACCTGGTGGTGTAATCTCACTGACCTATGCTGGAGCAAGTGATGACGTACTTTTCGATGGTTTGGGCTTTGCTTCCTATGTCACCACACCCAATGCCTCGGTGGTTTACCAGACCATCAGTCTTGCTGAGATCGTAGCACTGCTCAATGCAACTATGGGTGCTGGCTTTGCTGCCTTCAACCTATCGAATGATTTGGTGCTGTCATCCTCAATCTATGGGACAGAGTCCGAGGTACGCATTGGTCGTGGTTCTGCAAACACAGATTTAGGCTTCACGAATGACTTTGTGGCGAATGGTAACCCATTCCCACCAAAGGCCGGAGATCAAGTCTACGCCGATGGTGTGTTCATTGGTAATGTCTCCTCTGTGGCACCAAGTGGTTACTCGACACGACTCAAGCTGGACAGAGAACTCTCATTGGGGTTCACTGCCCAGGCCATGTACATCGAGGCTATGAATATCCCAGCAACCTTGCCGGCCGATAGACCAACACCAGACTTGGTCATCGATCCCTCAGGTGCTGTTCTTATCAAGATGGAGGTCTTGCGGGATACTGAAGGATTCCCACTTACCAACGCAAGTGGAGCCTTGGTGGTCGCCTACAACGCTCTTCGTTTGGACGTTACACCACAAGCAAAGAGACCATCTCTGCTTACCTTCAGTGATATTTCTGTGCTGGAAGATGCACTGGACCCACTGACCCTGGATAACCCACTTGGCCTCATGTTCTACTTCATGATGACCAATGCTCCTGGTATCTCGGTTACTGGTATCGGTGTCAGTGCTGTAGGTGCCAATGATCCTGATGGTACCCCAGAAGCCTACACAGAAGCATTCAGCTTCTTGGAGGCCCAAGAGGTCTATGCTCTAGCTCCTGCTTCTCAGAATCCACTGGTGCACCAGTCTGGTATGGCTCACGTGCTTGCTATGTCAGAGCCTGATGCTGGCGGGGAAAGAGTGCTTCTGATTAACCCCAAGATGCCAAGTGAAGACTTGCCTGCCTTGGTGACAAGTGGTGAAGGAGATACCCTGGCAACAGCTCCTTCCGGGCACTGGTTCGATACCAAGATAGCAGCCTTGAATGCGGATGTTCTGGCACAACAGATCAACCCAACTGGTACCATTCCAGCAAGTGTGGGTCTGTACCTGCAACTAGCAACTAGTGCTCAGCACTACAACATTGCTCAGATCTCAGGAACCCGTGTGTTGATCAGGGATGCCTTTGCTCCTGGGGAAAATGATGATGGGTTCTACTCACAGAACTCTCCCCCATTTTCGGAGGAGTTGATTGGAGTCGGATTCACCGTCTATGTTCGTGGAACACCACTGCTGACCACAACTGGGCTGCCGGACTTCGATAGGATTGCAGCCGCTTACCAGAAGCTGGGTCAGACCTACGGCAATCGTCGTGTGGTTATGACGGCCCCTGAGAAGACTGCATCCATCTTGGATGGCGTGGAGATAGAGATTCCTGGTTACTACATCAATGCGGCAATCGCCGGAATGGTGGGACAGTTGCCTCCGCAACAGGGCTTCACCAACTACCCAATCGCGGGATTCACAAGAGTCCTGGGTTCGAATGATGTCTTCAGCCGCTCTCAGATGAACGTAGGCGCGGCTGGAGGTACCTACTGGGTGGTACAAGAAACAGCAGGTGCTCCACTCACAACCAGAATGCAGGTCACAACCGACCTGACAAGCATCGAGACTCGTGAGTTCTCTATCACAAGAATCGTGGACTTCGTAGCAAAGTTCATGCGGGTTGGACTTAGGAACTTCATTGGTCGCTTCAACATCACTCAGCCATTCCTGGATACCCTCTCCACCGTGGTCCAAGGACAACTTGGATTCCTACGTGAGGCAGGTATCTTGGTGGGCGGAGATTTGAACAACGTGGTGCAGGACTCAAGTGCTCCTGATAGCGTGTTGATCGATGTCACTCTGGATGTTCCGTATCCCTGCAACTACATCCGACTGACGCTTGTGATTTAGTTAGTGTGAACTGATCCTTTCACATCACAAAACAGTATCAACTACTAACAGGAGTCAATTATGAGCTCTTCATTCTCCGACTGGTCGCCTTACGAGAAGTTCGTCCAAGATGGCATGGTGGACGGGAAGTTCCTGAATGCAGGATTCACCCTTCTTTGTGCCGGCCCACCTAGATTGGCAGCTTTGGGTGGTGGTAGCACCGCTACTGGTACAGCTGCGCTAGGTACAGCACTAACTACTGGTAGTGGGGCTGCCGCAGATCAATTGGTCTACCCAATTGGTGTCATCCAGAACGTCAACCTGTCTCATAACCGACAGTTCAACCGGGTGTTCGAAGTGGGTTCCGAGAGATCTTACTTCATCTCCGGTCGTACTATCGGTCAGCTTGCTATCAGCCGCATCCTGTACCATGGGCCTAGCTTGCTGCGCGTACTGATGGCCTACTACTCGGATAAGATTGGATCAACCACTCTTCCAGCCTTGTTCCCTAATGCAGGTGTAGAGGCCCTGGCAAACCCACACGATGTCATCATACCACCTGGGTATGACTACCTGTTCTTGAACCTGGCTTCGGACTTGTTCAACCAGCCTATGGGTCTGCTCATGTACGTACGTGACTCTGATCAAAAGACCTACGGTGCGGTATATCTGGAGGGTTGCTACATCCCGAACCACACATGGGCTACTGATGCTCAAGGTGTTTTGATACAGGAGTCTGCAGCTATTCAGTTTGAGCGTGCAGTACCTGTGTCAGTCACCAACCTGACCATCCTCGGAGGAGTTGGCGGAGTACTTGGTTCATAGTAGTGTGTAGGTATGCGTCTTCTTCAGCCGGCCGAAGTGCTTGAGAAGAAAGCAGCCCTACAGGCTGCTGACAAATCAGGCAGGATTCTAGCCCACAAATTCAGCAAGGTCTCTGCGGACAACTCTGGTGAGGAGCCTGCACGCAGAGACCTTGCTGGTATCATGGCGCACAAGTGGCAAGAGCACATACCTGGTGGGTTAGCGGCGGGGAAGAAGCCCTCAGATTTTCCAATTGAGGATTTGATCAAGGGCATCACAGTAGAGATGGAACACACCAATGACCCAGCGGTGGCTTGTGAAATTGCCATGGACCACTTGGTGGAAAAAACTGATTACTACGATAAAGGTGACATGGCTAAAGAAGTAGCAGAAAGCCTTGGCAAGGTGGAGGATGGAGCCATCACCTTGGCTAAGAAAGCAGGAGCCTTGGTCGCCCAGATGTACAAGGAGGCCGGAAACCCACTAGCCGCCATAAAGGGAGCGACAATGCCCCTACTTGGTAGGTTGGCTAAACCAATCGAGGGAGCAGCTGTAAAGGGGGTAGTTGGTGGTGCAGAGCACACTATGGGTAAGGTATTGCCCATGCGCGGTTCTGTCTCTACGCTAGAAAGCGCCAGGACTATGGCGAGTCCAGGAACCCTACGTCAGGGGCAGATACCTTCTGCGCACACCGTTGCAGACCCACAAAGGGGAGCACCTGTGCATCAACTGCTGCAAGGTGGCCAGGCTGCTCCTCAAGTGGCTGCAAGACAGGCTACAAAAGGTTTCGATCAACACCCGCTGGTTGGAAGAGTAGAACAGGCCACAAGGCCGCCGGGGAACCCTACGAGGCCACTTAACATTCCAGAGGGTAGATACGATCCAGAGACAAGACGAATTGGGGCGGATGAGTGGTTGGCTGCTAATCCTGAGAAGGCATCAGCCAATCTACGCTTGGCTAAGCAAAGAGACGCACTGGCGGCTAAAGCAAAATCTCCAGCCACTACAGAACCATCAAAGACTTCTCCAGGAACTCTAGGACCAGCTCCTGCAGCCTCACCAGTCTACGATGCTCGAGCCCAACACCTCCTAGAGACCGGGGAGGCAATGCCAGCCGGTGCGGTGGCTCCCAATGCTCCTGGTTGGTCGGCAAGAGCACATCAGGACATTTCACTAGCAAAGCATGTGACTCCACCTATACCCACATCCCCACATACTGGGGCTAGCATGGGTGGCAACGTAGGCTTCCGTGGAGGTTCTCCTGGAGCTGTAACCCCTCCTGCAGGCACTCCGCCATCAGTAGGGTCTGTAGGCTCTCCAGGACCCTCTGTAAAGCGTTTTAGCATGGGTAAGGCTCTTGGGGTTGGAGCTCTTGGGGCAGGGATTTACGGGGCTACCAAGGCCATCCCATGGGCAGCAAATCAAGTAGCTGACACCAGTAGCATGCCACTGGCTTATGGTGGTGGCTGGTCAGCAACACCTTACGGTTATGGGAGCACACCATATGGGTCTGGCGTACAAACCATGGGCCCAGGTGCCTAACGATTCCTTCTTGGGCAGCCTCCACGTACTCAGCCACGTGAAGAATCTCTCCCTTCACAGGAAGAACTCAAGAGGGCCATCCTCAACATCGGGATTCGGCCCCTGATGTTGAGGGTTTCTTTTGATCAGGTGCTTCATGATGTTCTTATGGCTCTTCTGTTCCGTGTTCCTGTTTGGAACGGGGGAGTACATGTCGAAGCGTTGGTCTTTGACTCCCAGCTACTCGTTAGGTGCACTGACTTTGATCCCGTATTTAGTCAGCTCTCTCGTATGGCTACTGGCTCTTCGTGAGGGTAAAAGTCTTGTGATCGTAGGAATGTTGTGGTCTCTATTAGCATCCCTAGCAACGGCTGTATTAGGATTGATCGTATTCCATGAACAGCTGACCAGCTACAACTACTATGGCCTTATCCTGGCCATGTTAGCTTTGATCTTGCTAGTACGCTAAAGAGAAACTGAGCACTATTGCTCAATCCCTCTGAGCTCCTACCCTCTTTATCCACATCTTGCTCACCAGGCAGCGTGGGTAAAAGCTCTATTCCTCCGTTTGACCGTACACCTCTTGAGCCATCGGAACAGCTGGTATCTTTTGTGTCCGAGTCAACTCTGGGTCTAGTTTCCTTCGCCTATCGCTCTCCTCCATCTGAGCGAGTCTGGGGTTAGAGAAGTCCTTATGCTGGACTAGTCGGCCTTGAGTTTCCTGTACTGGCTTCATGTCTTCACCGCAACATGCTCTTGCGAGCATTTTATGTTGGGGCAGCCGCCATTCATATCTAGCGATTGTCCACACCCTGGGCACTTTTCTAGTGGTGGTGGTATAGGCCCGGCAAAGGCTACCAGGCATTCATCGGTGATGGACACATTTTCACCATCCCAGAACACCACATTTGGATTAGGGTGTTCTGGCTGATTGGTACAGCCGATTTCTCCACAGTAGTATGCATGTACTACTGTCATATGCATGTTCCGTTTTCCAAGACCCATACTGGTGTCGAACTTCATGAAATAGAACCCAGGCTCTCTGGGTCGATCTGTAGTAAATCTCATCAGGTATTCTCCTTGTAGGGGTTAGATCTGGGGTTAGATTTCCCTGATCTAATATCCTTATACCCGTTTGGAGTGCTTGATTTTCGGACAAAAAAAGAGAGGGGCCATCGGCCCCTCTCTAGTGTGCTTTGTGCTGGTTACCTAACTAAAGCGTATGGCTACCCCGTAACGAGGAACCACCCTTCTGTACAGAACAAAGTCAGCCCAAAGATCCCTTGGGAAGCTTTCCAGGCTTGGCAGTCCGCAAATGTCACGAACGCTGCTTGGTACCCGGTCATACCTCCGACCAAAGCGGCATAGAACAGTTTGTTGATGTCCCAAGTCGGCGAGCAGTACTGCGCGCCCATGTAGCACACAGCGGGCCGCAAAAGCGGTGAACTTCCAGTAGCGGACCACTGCCCCGCGTACCCGTAGTTGTACTGGTTGTTGGGAAGCACAGTAACTGCCTGGGCAGCCGCAGCCTGCGAGAGTGCAACTCCTCGAACCACCATCGGCGAGACGGACTGATCAATGATGAGGCCAGGCAAGGTCGGCACGGGAACTTGCATGTGGTTGGCGTTGTTTATCACAAAGACCATCCCGGAAGAACTAGCCTTCAGCGGAACAGGCTTAATAAGGGCTTTGGCTTCATCGTAGGCTGGGCACTTGGTCTTGCCGGCGGATGCAGCAGTGAAGCATTGCAGAATGTCTTTGGGCCACTGGGTACCTGCAATAGCCTCTACGCATGGGAGGATCGTAGCTGCGCTAGAGATACCTGAGCAATCCAATATGATCTTAATGAGAGCTGGTGCGTCCGCTACTACACCTATCGCCGTGCAATCTATGGCTGGCTCATGCTTTTGCCACCAAGAACAGTTTAGTGATGGCAACAGGAATGCCATCACAATGAGAATGCGACTCAGAAGTTTTCTCGTCATATTGATCTTCTCCTAGGTTGAAACACACAGAGTGTGCGACTGACTCTGCAGCAGGTGCCTTAGGATACCATGGCGGTTGGCCGTACAGAAGTAGTTTGGACCTGTAGTGTCAAGACCTACTTGTTAACAGAGCTGTAGAAGTCCTCAGCGTCGGTATTCTCAAGTGTCCGTTTTTCTTCAGGATACAGACCTGATTCCATCTCTTCCTGGGTTCTGACGAAGGATGGTCTCATATCCCTTTGTACAGCTTTTTGCGACCTGGTTTTTGCCGTACCGCCAGAGACCAGGTGATGTGTCATCTGCTCGAGTAGCAGCTTGTCATCTCTGTCTAGCTTGCTGAGGGTCTTGGTTCCGATCAAAAGTTCGGTAGCTAAAATTCGTTCATCAGGTGTGATCCCCTCATCTTCCATCAGTTCCCCTAGCGCATTCTCATCATGACCATATAGGTCTTCGAAGAGTGTGCGGGAAATGGGGTCTGACTTTTCCTTCACCAGCTCCTCCGGGGATTGAGGAGCTGGTGCCATAGCTGCTAGGTACTCACTGGTGGTGCCAAAGAGTGGGCACTTTTGCCAGGAGTGACCTAGGTTGGAGCAGAGCAAGCATTTAGTCATCGGGGTTCACAGGTAATCCTATCATATGCTTATCGTAGTAGGATGCCACCAAAGCACGAATTATGTCTTGGACTCTGACTCTCCTGGCACCTACTTTGATCTGGCGTCTCTTGTCTGTCAAACGTAGGGCCTCCATGTCCAGGAAGTGTCGCATCTGAGGAGGCAGGAACACCCTGAGGCCCTTGCTTATGCTTTCTATCCGTTCTTCTTCAGACCTATGTGTTCGTCGGGGCATTGGAAGAATACCCTAGAATGGTATTTGAGATTGCACCTATTTTGACACCGTCTTCATACAAGATCAGACAGTTTCGTTCTCCATCAGTAGTGTAGATCTTAAACGATATGCTACCATTACAAGCTTCAGTAAGTATCTGCCAGTACGCTACGCGATAGGCAAAACGAACACCATCCGCCTTGAAGATCATACAAGGACTGGGGTGTTTCTTGTCCTCGAACATCATATCACGCTCTTCGTCTGTAGGGTCTACCTCATCGGCTTCCAGATACCTGGTTTTGTCTGGTGCTATGATCTTTGACCATGCCTCATCTACAAGTTTTTGTATGGTCTCAGACTTTTCCATCCTGCTTCGGTCTAGTATTCTCTTGACCTCTGTGCTGTCTAGATCAACCAACTCTAGCGGCCACGCAACTATGAAGTGTCTGTTGAGCATAACCAGTTGTGTATCCTTCTTTATGGCGAAAGGTATTTTAACTGTCGCACACTGCTCACACAGCCGTTCTATTCGTCTGGCTTGTCCCTCATCGAGCTTACGCATTTTCCTCCATGCTGTGGGGTTATGTAATCTGTTGGCGAACATACTCCTTATGCCGTGTTTTCAGGCTTTTTTGTACAGGCAAAAGAAAGGGCCTGACGATAGTCGTCAGGCCCTTCTTATCAAACGACGGCTATAGGATTCTTCCTGCTTGACGCTGTCGTTTGGCAGCTCGGCACTTGGCACAGCGCCTTGGGAGCTTGTAGTCTGCTCCTATCTTCTCTTTGAAGAACTCATGATCTACTGATGTGAAGTCGAACTCATTCCCGCAGTCCACGCACAAGATCTTCAGGTCCTTGAAGTCGGAAACTGCTACTGGAGTTACTTCTGGAGGAAACTTGGGGTCTGGATACCTCTCGGCGTCCCAAGTCTCATCAAACTCTTCTGGTTTTCTTCGCTCACGTTCGGACATTGATACCTCGATGTATGTTGAAAGACCTGAATGTGTGTTGGAGGATGACCAGATGTAGGTCTTCCAGAAATCTGGTCATCCTCGTATTGGTGGTAATGTTAGCAGAGATGTGGCCACCTTGTCATATGCTGCTGGACCGAAAGATTTGATCCAAACTTTCTGGCCGTCAGAGAAGCGCTCGATAGTCTGCGCCACATTCTCTGGCGTGGCATGGCCTAGGTCTGTATAGTGTGGACTGTAGCCGTTGAGTACTCTTGTTCTGCTGTACATATCTTCGTTCATGAGTGTACGTGCTACCACATCTGCATGCTTGGAATAGCCAGCATCCAAGTACTCGTCTGAGTAGGTCCACACACTCCCCCTATCTACTTGATCTAAGTGCGTGATGGCCAGGCCATCTATGGGTAGGTCTTCGTAGCACCTATCTAGTGCATACTTGTGTAGGCTCATGTCAAAGAATCCAGTACGTAGAGCACCCTGCCATCTATTTTCCGGGTTATGCTTATCTGCAAATCTGTTTGTCTGGACACTGCTGAATGTGGGAAAGGGGCCAGGTCCGTGTCTTGTGGGGTAGGCTCGTACTACCCCTATCATGTGTAGCTTGAGCTTCATGAACGGGGCTACATTCATGATGTTCGTACCGGTGGTCTTGCTCCACGTGTTGTACGGAGCAAAGCCCCAGTCCTCATCTATCAGCACACCTTGAGCTCCTTCAAAGATGACAGCATCTGTTTCGTTGATCAATGGATCAATCATGCTCGTAGACCAGATGTTGTTGGGATTGATGGCGGAGCTCATCAGGTCAGCTATCACATCTACATTCTTGTCCATGGCCAGTACTGTGAGCCACTTGTTGTGGGTTATACGATCTTCAAAAGGCATGGGCTCAAGGATAGGTATTCTAGAGACCTCGATTCTTATCACATCCCGCAGAATTTGTAGCTTCATCCTCAGAAGGGGCGAAGATCCCATGTGCCCCAGCAGATCTTTGGCCCGTATAGTCGTCATCTCAGAAACAACATCTCCACCCCATTCAGCCTGGGAAAGTCGTATGGTCTCTCCAAAACCTACTCCGCAGCTTCCATTTCTACTACTTCCCCTAGATAGCTCACGGATGCAATTCAAAGCTTGGTGATATGGAGTAGTGACCAAGCAGTTCTCATGTATGATCAGATTCTCCATTGGGTTTTCTACACCCAAGCTTTCCAGGTGCTTTGCTTCCGCCTGAAGGGCTATTGGGTGTATGGCTACATCCTGAGACAGGACTGTTTTAACTCCCGGCACAAGAGAGCCGCTACCGAACTGAGAGAATGTGTGGTGTCTACCATCAGGGGTCACCACATTGTGACCAGCTTGAGCTCCGCCATTGAAGCGGACCACAAGTTTGGCACCAGTATGTCGGGTAAGGAAATCAACGATGGTACCCTTACCAGAGTCGCCGAATCCTAGATCTACTACGCCGTATGCAATACGACTCATTGATCTTTCCTTCCTGTCATAGCAAATCCCCATTTCTTCCGTTCTGCTTGTGTTTGTTGCGGGTAGAAGGAGAAGCAGTCTCTGAATGCTTCCTTCATTGCTTTCGCAGCTCTGTTATCTGGGCAATACGAGCAGATTGCAAATAGTGGTTCAGTGCAGTTGACTCCGTAGTTCAAACCCATCAGATACGCAGATGATTTTATCAATAACTCATGGTGAATAGAGTTGGGGGTTTGGAATCGATCTTCCTTTGGTGTTGGGTCAATACCTACATAGAACCTGTGGTTTCGGAAGTAGTAGGCTTGAAACGCATAAGCGCACCCAATGTCTACTATGACCCTGTTGCGCGGAATGATGTTGGATAGGTGTCTGTAGATATCTATGAAACCTACAAAGGTGGGGTCTATGTCTCCATGATCTTCGATTTGGGCCCACACCCTTTTGAACTCCTTCGGGTATGCTTTGCATATCTTCTTCAGAAGAGTAGCAGTCATTACATCGTGTCTGTGTTGCTTTTTTGACATAGGTATTCTTTCTGAATTGAAAATGCCGGCCTAGACAATCAGCCGGCATGGTGGGACAGGTCTTTAACCCACTTTGGAGATTTTAGTCTCCCTGTTCAGGTGTAGCCGAGTCTTTACAGACGCTCAGCCTTACCAGCTTTGCCGGAGACTACCGGAAGCCTACCTGTTACAGTACCTGCCTTTGTGATTCCTGCGTTGGCGGAAGAGAGGGTCACTAGGCTCTTCTCGATTGTGTTGAAGGACCCAGGGGCCATTCCAGCTGCCTTGAGGCCAGCCCGGATGCCTGCGCTGTCTACACCTTCCATGGCTGCAATTTGAGAAGCCATGAGCTCACACACCAGTTCTGGATCTGGCAACCAAAGTGCGTTCTGACCCATCAGTGCCTTCCATCGGTCATGGTTGCCGTCGGGGTATGAGCCGCTGCGAACGCAGATACGGAATACCTCGAAGCTCTCCTTGGCCATTTCAATGACCTCCTCAATAGTGAGGTCACATTGGAGCTTGTCTCCTATGATCTCCTTGACCTGGTCTGCCTCCAGTTTGGGGTAGTATGCTTCATCACCAATGCTGAAGAGGTACCCTTTCTTTCCTCGCTTGCTCAGGCAATCCAGCTTCGTGTGCCTGGCTGCCCAGTACATACCAAGTTCGTAGGATTCGTGGTTGCCACCTCCACCACCACCCTCCAGGTACATCTTTGTCAGCCAGTCATCCATCTCCAGCCCTGACTCGAACTGCCCGACTTGAAGAGGTGTACTGTCAGAGTAGGCATCCCCGATAGCACTGAACAATACCTGCGGATGGGGGATGGTGTTCTGAGAGAGCAGCATCTTCATGAAGCTTGGGAACTTCTTCTGTGCAAACAACACGGGAATGCTCCCCATGCTGCCGGTGACATCGAACTGCACCACGATTGCATTGCTCTCGGGGTGTGCATCACTGTCGCATGACTCACGGAATTTCACTCCTTTTGGATCAAGGAGCGGGTCCAATCCATGTGATGTGAAGACCTTTGCATGAACCTCATTCGAAGGCATTGCAGACCTGGTGGCTGCAATCCTATCTGCTGTGTCATGGCTCCAACTTGAACCACCCATCGTTAGCCTTCTTTCTTTTCCGTGTTGACTGGCTCTGCTGGTGTGTCTGCCACCAGTACTACGTCGGTATGCGGGTCGATCTTTGGTGCTGCTGCTGCAACCTTGACAGGGTTGGCTGCATCGATTGCTGCGTTGGCCTTTTCAATTGCCTCGAGTGTAACTACGTCTGCTGGTTGTCCCATGATTTTTTCTCCTTACGCTGGTAGTTCGAATGGAATGAATTTCGGTGGACCGTACATCTTCTCTACGTTCTTTCTCAGTTGATCATACACCTCCTGCGCCAAGTGATAGCGCATGTTTGGATTTGGGATTAGGCATGCTGCTACCATGCCTGTGAAGTAGCTTGGAGCTTTGGGGGTCCACCCTACTTTCTTGGCCCCTTCTACACCTTCGATCATGTTTCTCACACACTTTGCAATCATGAAGAGATCGAATCCCCCACGTGCAATTTTCTTTAGTCTGGCTTCTGGAGGAAAGAACTCCTCGTACTCTGGCACTATTGCTTTTGCATTGCTTGCCAAGGGAACCGAATAGCACCAATCGAGCAGCTTGATGCCATGGTTGGCAGGCAAGATCAATATGTTGCTGGGGATGATGGCTGCGTGAATGTGTCCGTTTAGATGTGCCCAGATGGAGACCTCAAGTAGTCGTCTCCATATCCAAGCTATGTGCTTCCCCTCCATCCCATCTGGGAATAGGGACAACACCTTTGACAATGTGTGTGAGCCTTCCACGAATTCAAAGATGTTGGCTTGCTTGCCGTCAAGCTTGATCGAATCAATGAGTTTGGGAAGGTATTTCATGAAGTGGTCTGCATCAGGTGCTTCAGCTAGCTTCCCGAGCACAGTGGCCTCGTTCTTGATGAGGTCGGAGTCTCTTGCATCGCTCGCTATCTTGAGCACCACCTTCTTGCCGTCAAGTCGGCCGGTGTACAAGTCGGCAATGTCACCCTTTGCCAGAGGCTCAAGTTCTTCAATGGTCTTACTTGTCTTGCGGTCCTTGAATGTGATGGTTGCCAAGTTCTTGCCGAATGTACCATCAGCTATTTTTCTTACCGCTTCTTCATGAAGTATGTTGAGGGCGGCCAATACAAGATTGGCTTCTTCTACTCCTGGATTAAGATCTGGGTGGACCATCTTGGCCATACCCTGGTACCTCTTCTTCAGCATCCTCTCTTGCGTGGCTCGAGTTGTGCCTATGCTGATGAAGAAGTCTTCGGCTCTCTTGGCTTCTTTGATCTTGTCAACGAACGGTTGTTTTGCTTTGGTCCATTTTGTCATGTTTACCTTGTTTCTTGGTTTCTTTCCATACTCGAGGGAAGGCAAACCATTTGTGGAACTGTCGGGCAGTGAAGTCAATCCTCCACTCTCCTGCAGCTACTGCCCAATGACCTGTCTTATCGCAGCAGTACCTCTTGTAGCACTGTGTATCTCCTACACCAACTACCTTCAGTTCCGCTTGGCCTTGGCCTTGGGCGTACAATACGAACTTGGTGGAAGCATCCCAACATTCATCTTTGGCGTAGTATGGTTCTTCGAACCTGCTATGCATTTTGGCGAATTGTTGGATGCATTGAAGAAGCTCAGGAGGAGGAAGCTCTGGGCATATCCTCATGATTAGTCCTCCTCCACCTCACGTTCTTTCTGTTTGGCAATCCACTTGGTCACTATCATGGTGCCCTGATCTCCTATAGGACTCTCATCCCAAATTTCACTATCTTCATGAATTTGACTGTGTGGCCACCATTCCTCCGTACCATCCTCTTCCCTCACCAGAATGGCCTTACCTCCCTTTGCAATGACTTTCACAAAGCCCAGTTCGTGACCAGGCTTTTCGGGTATTGGGCTCATAAATTGTGCCTCCACACTGATGTACGGTCAGTAAAATCAGCAGCCTTCTTGCCGGAGAAATACCTGGACTCAACAAATTCGCCACAATCCAGGCAGTACATCTTCTCTGTAGTACCTGATGCATCATCTACGTACGTTCTGTTCACTCTTCTGTGTTGACAGGACTTGTTGAGGTTATGATCTAATGATGGTACATGCTGATGGGTGAGACTCATCGCCAAGTACCAGTCTTCTTCAGTTTTGCATTCAAGGATTTGATCATTGCAGGTATTAGTATGCCCATATCGGTGTTGTCCAATGTTGAGTGTATTTGAAGATAGCTACGCATAGCCGTCTTCAACTGCATGGTGTAGAATTTCTTCAAAACTGCTTTCAACCTGGTTTCATAGGACTTCTTAGTTTTCATTGTGGTTGTCTTTGTTTGGTTCTGAGGGTGGAATTAGCAGCTCGTACGGGCTACCATCAAACATCATTGCTAGTGGCACAACCTCCATTTTGTCATCCGGTCCTACGCCACTGATTGCCGCTAGTACGTATGCAGGTTTGCCTGTATCCTTATTCGTGCATTCGACCAAGGCTAGGTCTTCGTTTCTAGCTGCTCTAAGTATGGTTTCGAAGTTAGCTTTATAACCTTCTGGGATAGCCATTAAGGCACTATCAGTGAATTGCCGACTGTGTTCATACGCATGAACATTTGTCCTTGAGCAACGGCATCATCGACTGCTCTGTGTTTGTGTTTGTTGGTTACCAACCACTCTTTGGGGTATGCACTTTGCCGGCTGTTCTTCACAAACGGGCTACCCAACATGGACCAAGCTAATGTTTGTAGGTCAATAGCCCGGTGAGTGAGGAACACTTTACCCAAGAATCGTTGAGAGTAGTAGCTGATGAATGGAAGGTCATAGCCGGAAGGGTAGTACACAGGTACCACATTAGGTCCCAGAGATTCGATCCAGAGCCTGAAGCTGTTCATGACTGCTTCAATCTCTTCCGGGTCTTTCCTTGCCTCGCCCCACGCTTCCATGTGATTGGCCCACCAATCCATGGTTTCATCATCTCTATGGCTGCCATCATCTGCTTCCGGCAATTCCATTAGATTCGCACTGAAGGTAGATAATGGGTATTGACCACTCTCTTTAGTGAAGTGGGCTGCACCAAGGGAGATCATAGAGTAGAGCCCAGGCACAGGTCCTGTAGTCTCAATGTCTATGCTCACAAAGATCTCAGGGTAGATAGATACATCTTCTGGTTTTGGCATTGATCAGCAATCTTTCTCTTTTGGAAAATCTAGAAGCACTTGTAGCACCACGTCTTTTGCTTCATCAGTCAACTTCTCGTGGTTGGCCCTACGTACTAGTGTCACTGCGGCGGCAGAACTGTTGATACAGTCTTCCACTGTGCAGCTCCTACTGTTCTTCAACATGTGGGCTAGGTGTGCTGCAAAGATCATCTTTTCCCCGTCACTCATCTTCATTGGTTGGACTCCTTCCGGTCCCTGAGAACTTCTCGAGTTGGTACATGAACCCGCGTAGTAGGGTCCTAGCTGGAAACTCCAGCTTCATTAAGGGCATGAGTGTCTTGATCCCACCGAGCGCCCATGCAAAGACTTGCTTCCTACCATCTACGATGCCCTCCGCTACTCCCCGCTGGTACGCCTGGTGAACTTGGAGGGAACCTATATTACCATTTGCGTTAGTACAGATTTCACACAAAGCTATCCCCTTTCTCTTGGTACCCGCAATTCGTTCGCTAAGGCCCCTAGGAGCCCCTGAGCAGTGCGTTTAGGTATCTGCCGTCCCGCCGGCCCATTGTGGTAGCTCTTTCTCGTTGAGGCGAGTCTCTACGCCTCTGATGTACCCAGCCATGTAGGTCTTGGCCAACGCTTTGCGTGGTCCGTCTGGATATCTTCCTGCCAGACCCCTCATGAAGCCCGTGGCATATGGAAGCACATCTCCGGGTACATCTTTATACACAAGGTGTCCATCCTCTAGCACAGTGCCTGAGAATCCTCCACAGAGTGCTACCAACTCTTTGTTGCCCAGTTTCATCTGAAGCTGTACTGAGTGGCCGCCAGGTTGGCCCTTAGCTCGATCTATTTCTTCCTGTTTGACCCCATACATCTTTGCGAAGATACCTGCTACCATCTCACCCTTACTCAAGCCTCTTGCTACTGCGGTAAAGGTATCGCCCTGCATGTACTCAAGTCTTGTATTGCCCAAGCCATTGCACGTACCCATCATGAGCTCCTGATGCTCGATGGGATCATCTAGCCTTATGCTTTCCTTGGCACACAGCCTGTAGGCGTCTCTTTTCACGTTGGTGGAAACGGAGAAGAGAGGAGCTTTGATTCCATATTGCTGGCACACATCAGCCAAATCCTCGGAGCGGGTCTGCACATCCTGAGGCCAATCACATGACTTCAAGGCTTCTTTTTTTCGCTTCTCTGTGATGAGGTCCAGGTCTACCTCACCCAGTTCACCCACATACCTTGGGTGTCCTTCGTTGTCTTTCCCACAAGCCTTAACCATATCTATGACCTGGATGAAGTGGAATCGATCTACACCTTTTTCTGGTTGTCTCATGTACAGCTGATCTTCGTCCTCATACAGAAGCTTGAACCTCTTCATCTTGTTGTCCTTTGATCTATTTGAAGTTGTTCTTCAGCTTGTCCAATTCCTCTTTCCATTTCCTGGTCTTCTCATCATCACACAACGGGCAACCATCACTAGTTGCTCCATCGCAAGCGCAACACCCACAATGGCCAAAACTTGTCAACAGAAGATGGTACTCTTCTTGGGTCATCAATACTTGGTGGTAGACAACGCTGTGTTTTCCGTTGTCGGTGATGATCAAGGACCTTACCTTCCAATCAAAATGATCCATGTGCCCAGGAATACGAAGTAGGTCACTGAGGTCACGGTATCTATGTGGGATATTATGCTCATGCTTTTTTGGTACGCATAAGAAAACTCCTGGACTTAGGTGCTCGCCTAGGCGGAATAGACTACTTAGTACGTTGTGATCATCTATCTCTGTTTCTAGCTTGCCATCTGCTGTGATTTCTATAGTTACCTTAGCCATTCGAGTTACTCCGTACATGCACAGTACCTTCAGCCGTTGTTACTCTCACTAGATCTCCTGCAATGAGTACCTGTGTCTTACCGGCTAAGATACTCACCACACATCCTTTCTCAGGATTCAGCTTGTACTCTTTCTCTGCTGTGTGGAGAAGTACGGGCTCCATCCAATCGATGGTTGGATAGACCACCTTAGATCTAACGCCATCAAACACGTACCTCCATAAGCACATGTCCTCACCCTCAAACTCCAAGTAGCTTCCAGCATCTACATATGGTGCTAGAGCTATGAGTGTGTTCTCGAGAGCATCTGACATATGCTCACCATTGTATTGCATGCCCACAATGTCCCCAGCACCACGAGTCTTCTTGTACTTGCCCTTCTTGCACTTCTTCTGCAGTATCACGTCTGGTGACCAACCTAGCTCCTCCAGTGCATCCACAAGTGTTGTAGTTTCTTTAGCCACTGAAATATATGATGGCGATTTGGAATGCTTCAAAGCATGTAATGCATCTGACTTTCTGTTTGCCGGGATTCGAAATTGCTGTGCCTTGGAATAGATGTTGTAGCTCATATGACAGCTTTCCTATGCAGTTGTTCGTAATCTCTCATCCCAACAACAGGGCCCTACCCATTTGCCTTGGTGGAGATGCGCATCATTGGTGGACACTTGATTGTGGCAGAACACGCAGGTAACTCGTGCCAGCTTTCCAGACTGATATTGTTGTGCGTGATTTAAGATCTGAAGAAGTGCAGCCATCCTTCGGCCATGCATTTGCATGCATGGTACACATCCGTGGCTAGCACAAGGCATATCTCTCTTGCTGCCCTTCTCCCACAAGGCATCTAGCTCTTCAGCTGTTGGTTGGTACAGATTCGGATTGTCCATCTTTTATCTCTCCCCGTGGCAAACCAATTTTGTCCCATGTTTCATCAACTATGAATGCAACTCTCATTCGTAACGTGGCTTCTAGTAATTGCTTGTTCTTTCCCAATACCCGTTTAACCATGTCTTCTTTAACCACACACCAACCACCAGACCGATATGGATTCTGGTGGTCTGTGCTTTTTGAATCATCAACGGAGATAAGGATGATACCCTTTGCCATAAAGCCTTTGCACTTGTCACATGGGCGCGTATCCCATACTGCATTTCTGGGAGCCTCCATGTCGTTCTTCATTTTGCCGGCAAGAATGATTTCGTTCTTTGGTTTCGTGCAGAAGAAGCAGAGTGGGATGACTGGATTCACTCCATGCTTCTCGGACAATACGATGCTACCACTCATCATAACTCCTTTGTGACGACTTCTACTTCTATAGGGGCAACCATGGTTGTAGTGCCTGTTAGGTCAAAGCGTACTATTGGGCAAAGGTCAGGCGACATATAGGTGCGTATGATCGTGCCCAGGTCTCCTACCTGGGCATGAACATGTCTCTTCTGTTGACATATATCAAAATCCGCTATCTCAGTTTTGGCCTTTATACGATCTCCTACCTTCATATTTGATCCTTTGTGTTAAAGCAAGATCAGTGGTGGTATATTACTTATCACATACATGTTCGAACTATTGCAGCCCATTATATGGCTAAAGAAAGGGGGACCATCCCCCTCCCCCGACCTTACCCGCGTTCTAAGAAGGTTCGGTCTATGACTTCTCTGCGTGCTCTGAAGAGTTCAGTACGCTGAACAGTGGGCCATGGAAGATTGGGATACCTACAGGAGCCTCAAATGGGCCCAGCTCACGATCTCCCTCCGTTTCTGGTATCTTCGCCAACCACACATCAGATGGCATACCCCTACGCTCCCATGAGATCATAACGTAGTTCTCTTCATGATGACCTGTCATCAATTCTGAGATCACAATTAGCTCATTGGCCTTTGTCCGATTGGCTACTAGGTGGCCTACATGAGCAAACATGCTCTCGCTGTCATCGGACTGGGTACTTTGGGAACTGAGTACTATGATCTCATTTGGCTCTGGAGCACTTCCATCCTCCATCACTGTGGGCACTATGATTATTTTCGTGGGCACATGCCCAGTCTCACTGAAGCAGTTAGTGGTGCCCATGAACACGTAGTCCCTGACAGTATACCCACTCTTTAGCCTCTCCACATTGTGCTCCATACTCAGCATCCCTCCCACTGTTGCTCCCGCTGCCTCTGCTATAGCAATTAGCCGTGGAGGAGTGATTTCCGCTTTCAGTAGTGCCTTGTTGATGGCGTGCTTGAGGTATTCTATGTCTGACTTATCAAATAGATCCTCCCTCTCCTCATCAGTTGTGGAGTCTGAATTCCACAGTCTAATGGCCTCACCCCACACACTAGCTGCTGTGGCTGGCTCCACAGTATCCCTGCACACACCTATTGGCAGGTTTCTGTCTTTTGTGTGAAGTAGAATGCCTACCCCCCGCCCATTCTGGTCTACCACTGTGGCCATGTCTGGTTTGTCGAATCCCAGTACCAAGAGATACGATCTTGCTGCTAGAACCGCCTTGGCCCACTTTGGCAAATCAGACAGCCTCTTTATGTTGCTGCTCCCATCACTAGACTCACTTGGAATGGGTATTATTTGTACGTTTCCAATACCCTTTGTGATTCTGGCCAATTCTTCGTGCACATGAGTACCTACAGCCATTGGTGCCTTCAGTGCCCCACTCTCACTCTCTAGCTTGTCAAAGGCTTCTCTGAGTGCAGCAGGCATGCTCATGAGCTCTTCCGACGTGGGATGACGTATCTTGCCCTCCTGAAGGGCCTTTACTGTGGCTGGTGGAATGAAACCATTACTGTATAAGCAGGATATTAGTGATAGTGTGTCTAGGCTGGTAATAGAGGAGCGGTTCACTAGGTACTCCTTCTCCTCATCAGACAGGTCAGCCAGGACCTTGCCTAGGTTTGTTAGTGCTGGCAAGATCAGATGCATGTCCTCTGGATCACTCAGTTCGATAATGGGAATGTCGATGGTTTTTCCATCATGTTCGAGTGTTATGCCGAATCTACCCTCGTCCAGTAGTAGCTTTGTTTCTTTGGTCTCGAACCCCATACTATGCAATTCCTCCCGAACGACTATTGCATCTATTATGTGAACTGGAATTTGATCTAGAACCTCTTTGAAGGCATCTCTAATCATTGTCATCCTCCACAGATTCATTCTTTTCTTCCTCTTGAGGGAAGTAGGTATCGAGATCATCTTGAGTTGGTGCTATCCAACCCTTAATCTTGCCAGTAGCTAGCTCCACACTGAAACGTACATAGTCTCCACTTCCCTCGGAAATGAAGGTAGGAGGATAGCCCATGTACTCTGGGCCTATTTGATGCCCGTCCTTTGTGTAGAGCTTTGCACGGAACAGGTCTGAACACTTCGCACTGATTCGAAGAGTATCCGCTTGTTGTTTGTTGGCCATTTGACATTTCTCCGTTGTGGGGGTTGTAGTAATACTCTCTACTACTTACTTATCCCACATACTGGGCATATATTTGTAGGCATAGAGGTGGGAAAGCTGAGATAGCCCCCGATATAACACGGGGGCTATTCTCTACAAACACGGTTCTACTTCTTGGCTACTATGGCTGTTGTTGCAAGCCCAACCTGCTTCATCGCGGAAAGAGTCATCAACTGAATCATGTCATTCATGGCTGTAGCCCCATTTGGAACAGACCCACCTCCCATGACAACCTCAGGAACTAGCCTTTGCTTCCCCAGCTCAGCAAATCCTGCTGTAGCAATCCTCACTGCAGCTGCCAGCCTTTCTTCCAAGGCCCCATTGGCCAGCATGGCTGCTTTCTTCCTAGCTCCCTCGCCCTCACCCAGAAGCGTTTGTTCTTGCTTGGTGAACTCAGCTGTCTCCTTGGCTAGACGTGCTACTTCCTTCTTCTGCTCTGCTTCAGTAACTGCTTGAGCTTTGATGGTCTCTTGCTTCCACTTAGCTGTAGCTGCAGCAGCCTCTCCATCCTTAGCTGCTGTGAGTGCATTCTGTTCAGCTTGACGGGCCCTAGCAGCTGAAGTTTGTACTGCTGCGAAAGCTGCTTGTTGGTCTGTGATCTGCTTGTTCACTGCATCGTCGTATTTCAATTCGTTGATGGATAGGTTGGATAACACGATGCCGTATGTCTCAATAGGGGATTGGTCTTCTACACGTAGCAGCTTACCTGTCTTGGGGTCTTTATCAATCTGAGTGACACACACGGTTCTCTTGCCTTTGGTAACTGGGTCATCCTCTTGTGAGCAGTGAGAGGATGACTTGTACACACCGTGAGCTGCTTGGTCTTCTATGAAAAACAACAGGTCATTTCGTCTGACAGAGTACGATTCAGTAGATGTCATTTGCTGACCCGACAAATAGACAGCCTTCTGAATGATGGTTTCTATAAGAGAGTGCTCAAGTCCCTCTTGACCTCCGAATGTCGTATGGATCTTAGTAAGGTGCTCCACATCCATTGGAAGTGTGTACCTCACTGAACCACTCAGCTTTGCATGGCCACCATCATTGAAACGTATCTGAATAGACCTGTCTTCTGTGGACCCTTGATCAGGTTTGTTGCTGAACCAGAAAGGTGATGACTTCTTGTAGTGAGTAGCCTTGCCCCACCACAATGATTTGATACCTGCATCTGTCCAAAATGTCAGCGCTCCTGTGATCCAAGCCTGCTTGGCTACAATTTCGTCTGAGTTGACCTTCTCGTAGGTGCCGCTGACTGTGGTGAAGAAGATGATCAGCCCCAGTATCAGCACCGCGAATACTCCAATCAGTTTGAGCGGTGTTGAACCAGATGATCTCTTGCCACCACCTCGAGGTCCGTAGTCTGTGTCTCCTGCGTAGCTCATGGTATTTCTCCTCTGATGTCGTTTGTTTTCTCTTCCAATTCCGCTGCTACCTTCTCTGTCTTTGCTGCTTTCAAATCTCTCTCCGCTGCTTGTAGTCGAACCTGTGCCTCCTTCTCTCGTCTAGCTGCTGATGACAACATGCTCTCTGTTGGTGTCCGGCTGAGTAGTGGGGCCAATGTCTTCCTCAGTACCCACCTGGACATCGGGAACATTGGCTTGCTTCTGGCTAGTGGTATCCCCAGCTCTAGGATCGCCCACAGTGGTATCAGTAACTCTGCTTCAAGCAATACTTTGATCAGCCACATCACTTGTGCCCTACTGGATTGAATAGGGAGAAGCCGAAGAAGTAGACAGGTGCTGCTATTGTCCCTATTAGCGCGATACCCCAAATGATGTTCCCCAAAGAAGGCTCATACCTGATGTTGGGGTCTTTGACATTGTCCGCATTGAGCAGACCATAGGTCTCATACTGCTTGCCATTGATCACCTTTGGGGAACCACAGCCGGCCACTAGCATTGCTACCAAAACAAGAGCACATACGTATTTCATTTGATCCCTCTCTACATCGAATAGATCTTTCCGTCATCGCCCACATAAAACCATACTTCACCCATGGCTTCTGCAGACCGGGTGAGGAGTAGTTCATTATCTTCAGTAGTGAATTTCTGGCACCTATCCCAGAAGCCACAGCCGTGCCCGCACCTGGTCAAGAACAAATCGTGCCCAGCTTGTGCGTCTGGATAGCCTTTTAGTTCTTCCGCATTTTCTTCTCTGAACTTCTTGCAGTCTTCAGTAGCCTGCAGTACTGCCTCTGGTGCTATGTCTTTGATGCTGTGTAACTTCTCTAGGGGTTCACCCTCATGCTCCTCTCTTTCGTCAATGCTGGCCCACAAGGCACACGTCAGGTATGCCTGCAAGAATTCGTGCATTCGATCTGTCCTCCATTGACACAGTGCAATTAGACTGCGTCTAATTGCACTGCATCATCTAACCAATACGTTGGGTCACATACTGGTACACGTTGATCAGTTTCTTGGCACGCTCGGCGGCACAAGCTAATGCCCACATCTCATCATCGTAGCAAGCCGCCATACGGCAGACCTTCATGAGCTTGTGTGCTGCTTCGATCTTCTCTTTCTCTGTTACTGCTTCAAGTGACCCAGATCTTTCGATAGCTGGTCGTAATGCAGTGAGCTTGTGTTCCAAGCCCATAACTATTACCAACCTCTTGAACTCTTGTGCAGCTTTTTCGAACTCCAGATCAAAGATGAACTGGTCAATTTCATTTTCCTGATCATCCCTGAACACTCTTACGGTGGTGCTACCGTCTGGGTTTCTTCTTAGAACTTCGAATATTGGCCCTCATTTCCGCTATTGGAGTTTCTTTCCAGCTCTTCGTCCCACTTTCGTATTTTTCTTGCCCATGATATCTCCTGGTCTTCGTCTGGGTGACAATCCTCACAATGTGGTGGTGAGTCGGAAGGCAATAGCAGACCACTACACACTACACAGCTCTGCAGGTCTACGATATGCTGATCTAACTCTTCCACCCGTTCCTGCAGTAGTTTGTACGCATGGTAGATTATTGCTGCAGCATCTATACCTGCCTGTGTAATACGTTCACCTTCACGCATACAGGCCACATTACGAAGTGTCTCCAATGCCTTAGGCATATCCATATATGTATGCGTGCCCATTACTACTCCTTTTGTGTGGTGGCTGCTTTCAACTCGCCTGCTTGGTGAGCGATGATGCGGCTGATTATTGTATGCTTGGCCCTATACTCTGCATCTTCCCTATTCGGAGCAACACCATCTGGAGTGTCTGTGGGTATCTTGAGACAGCGCATTAGCTTCTCCAGCTGATCAGGGTTACAACTCCACAAATAGGGCTCAGTGTGATGAAGCTTGAGCACTGCCAGGGATTCTTGATCTGTCCTGTCACTCTCCAGTATCTGCAGCATCTTATTCCAGCAATACACGTCATCTTCTTGCCACAGATTGACAACCTTCCCTTGTGCGCCAGTTAGGTACCCATTAAGAGCCAATCTACCATCCAACTTGAGTACTTCTAAGTGCAGCCTGCGAAACTGTACCAAAGCCTCTCCAACTTCATGCCAAGCGACCGACATTGTTCTGGCTACCTTAACGGCGTACTGGGCCGAGTCTAGGGTCATCGCCACAGTTCGAGCTGCGCTGCCTAGGTCATAAAAGGTGTATTGAATTTCATGAAAGCTGGCCAGAAGCTCCTCCAGTTGGTGGAAGTTCTGTACAGCCTTGAACAGTGCCTCTATGAGCACACGCATAAGCTTCTCACGCCAGACATCTCCTACTCTCTTTTCCACTTTACTGGGCATGTGTTATTTCCTTTTGTTTTTCTTTGTTCCTGGCATCTTGAGTTGTTGTGATGTTACGAGATTCGACAAGGCTTGGAAGCACAGGCGGTCTGACTCTAGCCTGGTACTGGTGTAGTGATCGTATGCGCACCAAGATACATCAGTAGTGTTGGATGATCTAAATTCTGACGGCCATACGCATAGTTGTTCGCAGTCGGTGCGAACATGGATTCCCAATGCGGGTTTTGATCCCTCACCCAATGCGATAATGTTCCCAAAGATTAGGTAAGTGCACTCCCTTTTGATCGCTTCTAGCTGTTTCTCATTGATGCCGTAGAATTGGATACTAGACCAAAAGCACAGCTTCAGAAGACTCTTATCTGTGCTTTTGATCTTACAGGCTGCAGTAACACGTTTGCCTATCAGAGCCAGTGCTTCCTTACCTATGTGAACGACTACGAAGTTGCACTCGTCGTAGTGCTCATCGCTACTTGTGATCGGCAGCAATAATGTGGTCATTGACAGTCTTCTCCGAGTTCGCGAGTCTGCTCTGTTCTTTGTTCCAAGATGTCACTGCATCCTCCAAGCTATACTCCACAACACTGTTAGCCTTGGTGCAGCTACTGCACACTACGATGACAGCATTCTTGTTTCCGTATGGTTCTGCTTTAGCACTTTTGCCACAGTAGAAGCAAGATACAGCATTATCCATATTTGATGCTCGGTTGTGTAGTACGCCCGAACAAGCCTACTGAATGTAGGGCACATTCGGCGGAAGCGATACCAGCCCTGCACCTATTCAGTTCTTCTAGCCAATTGGCCAGCTTGATTCTTGATTCCACATCATCCAACAAAATGGATTCACTACCATGCCTCAGTTCTTTTGCTACTTCGAGTGGTGTGTAAACCTGACAATGAAGATTTATCATCTAGCCTCCGTCTCTTTTGATCTCAATTGGGCCTCTACCACAGCTGGCACATTGAGAGACCACAATGCTTGGGCCGGGGTCGTTACATATGCGCCTATAGAGACTTTTGGCCAAATCATTCATGGATAGCACTAGCTGCTTGATCATGGCCTCTGCAAACTCTCTGTCTCCGATCTTATTCGCTTGTGCCCACCTAACCACACTAAGGGCGGTGAAGAGGCCATTCTTGCATACTGGTCGCTCTTTTCGGTCTTCCTCTAGTAACCACCTGAATATAGTCTCTACTAGTGGTAGCTTCGCACTCGTAGCACTGTTCTCGCAATAGACCCGGCACATCTTTAGCAACCTCCCATCAAGAGGCCACGGGGAAGAACAGGATTCCACATAGGTAGTTCTCCTACTCCCTCGCACTTGGTGCACGTATAGCAGTCAATGTACTTGCCCTTCACCAACATGAGCCCATGGCATGTCTGGCATCTATTCGTCCAGCTCCTTTCCACATGCCAGCCTGTACCCTTGCATGGGTAGCACACTCCGATCTTTTTGCCATTCTTCGAGAACTCCCCAGTACCTCCACATTTGCGGCACTTGTACTCGTACCTACCACCTATGCGGGCGTGGTGGAAGAGAACAGAAGACCCAAAGTTAGTTCGGCAATCGGGACAAGGTTTATACAGCTGGTGGACAGTTCTGTACCCTACTCCATGGCATTCACCGCAAGCAATGCCGTTGGTTGTAGGCCCTAGACCTTTGCCTAGCTTTGCTAGCTCATCGCCCTCTTCGGTGTGGGTGACTGTTGCTATCTCTTGCTCAACTATGGTGGTGTCGTCCTTGAGCAAGGTATAGGCTTCATTCACCCTAGCAAAGCGTTCTTTGGCTTGTGGGTGTTTGCTTATGTCTGGGTGTTCAAGCTTAGAGAAACGGCGGTAGGCAGTCTTTAGAGCATTAGCTGTTGTGGGTGTTGTCAGTTGCAGTAACTTCAGTGCTTCTACTACGTTCATGTTTCTCCTTATGTGCTTCTATGATTGTGGGAAGAATGGAGGGGTCTTGTACCCACTTGCCATACTCTTCCCACGTCATACCTAGGTAGTCATGCAGTGCCAGTGGAATGGCGACCTCCTCAGTGTTGTGCCACCTTTCAACATCAGCACTGATGTCTTCTGGCTTGGCCTTGCCCTCTATGCACAGCTGGATGAAGCTTTTGAACTCAGCCATTTATGTCCTCCGGCCTGGGCCCTGTTGGGCCTACAGGTTCATCACTTACAACGGCGGCAGCAATGAAGTCGTATGCCAACCTTGTCAGTTTGTTGGTTAGGCTCATAGCCTCTAAACGAGGGCTTGCACTAGACTTCAGTGGTTTGGTGATGCCTAGTTCTGCCGAAACATTGTTGTGATACGCCGATATCTTACCTAGCATCGTACCATCCGTCATGATGGTGATATCGACAGTGGCTGAGTACTTTAGGTCCTTTTCATGAGTGAAAGTCTTGATCATGGTGTGCTCCTACTTGCAGTGGCAAACTGTTGGAGACTGTGGCTTGATCTTCTGACACTGCTTGCAGTGTTGATCAGCCTTTTTCTTTTCCAGCCGTTTGGCTTTCTCTTGATCTCGAAGAGCATGGTACTTGTTTGCCAATTCGGCTACTCTGGAGCCCAAACTATACACATCCTTGTATAGTTTCGATTCCGCAGAATCAAGTATATTGTAATCCTTGTAGATTTCGGTTTTAGCTTCCTGCTGTTCCTTCTCTAGTGCTCTCCAACGTCGATCAAATACGTTGTCTGCAATCCTTTCAACCTTGTTAGCCCGCTTGCACTCTGCCCTGCACTTTACACGCAACTCCTTGAGTCCAATCTTCATATTCTTGAGGTCTATCTTAGCCGCAGCTAGCTTGTCACGTATCGTCTGAATCTGAGCAGCAATCTTGGTGTTCATTGAATACTCCTTGGTTGGCGGAGAAATAGGGGATTGGTACCTACTCTAATCCTTATGCCATTAACTGGCTTCGTATTGCAAGGCTAGAGAAGAACATGGTTGGTGTTCTTCTTTAGCGATTGATCTCTCAGCTGTACCTACTTCTTTGTGTCTTTAGCTATTGTTACACAGTGAATCTAGATATAACCCGAGAGCGTTTTTCACTGTACCTACTTCTTTGCTTCTCTACTCATTGTTACGTATCTTGAACCCCAGCGTGGACACTCGGCCTGAAACTGTACCTACTTCTTTGTTTCTCTACTCATTGTTGATTCTTGCGGTGGCTTGCTGTACCTACTTCTTTGCTTACGTGTACGCGAACCCAGTTAGCTATCTGTACCTACTTCTTTGCTTCTTCTAACCCGTCGATTTTGCTGTACCTACTTCTTTGTTTCTACATTAGTTGTTACGGCGTCGTGTCCAACCCGAAAGGTGACTGTACCTACTTCTTTGCTTCTCTACGCATTGTTACTCGGGCACCGAACTCTTCTCATCCTGTACCTACTTCTTTGCTTCTATACCCATTGTTACGACCCATGCAGCTTTCTTCGGGGTGAACCCGTGGACTGTACCTACTTCCTTGTTTCTCTACTCATTGTTACAGGGTGACCAACCTGTGTTTCCTTTGCCGCCGTCTTCTGTACCTACTTCTTTGTTTCTTGGTTATCCCGTTTGTGGCACTTGTATGTCTTCTGCCTGTACCTACTTTTTTGCTTCTTTAGCCATTGTTACTTGTCCGACGGTCACACGGCAGAAAGCAGGAAATCATCTGTACCTACTTCTTTGTTTCTCGACTCATTGTTACATCCCCAAAGGCCGTTCCCAAGCGCACCAACACTCTGTACCTACTTCCTTGTTTCTCGACTCATTGTTACGTGGCCGTAACAATGACAGCGGCACCGAGCCGGGCTGCTGTACCTACTTCTTTGTTTCTCTACTCATTGTTACCTGGGCGTGCCGCTGGTGGCCCTGTTCAGAAAGCCACCTGTACCTACTTCTTTGTTTCTCTACTCATTGTTACCTAGTTGCCTTTGATTCTTTGGGTAGACTGCAGTCGACTGTACCTACTTCTTTGTTTCTCTACTCATTGTTACAGCAGCGTCTAAAAGGTAAGCACTTTCGGTAAGTTAATAGGGCAATTACGAGCACCTCAGATTTGCTGGTAATGAAGCCAGTTATCAAATCTGAGGTGCTCGCTATGTTACTGCTTGCTCAACTTCTCTTTGAACTTCTCCACCTTCTCCTCGGCCACCTCGGCTCTCTTCTCTGCCGCGAGCCTCTTTCTCTTCTCTTCCTTGAGCTGTTTCTCAAGGTCCTTGATGATTTCGTGTAGCCTCGCGGTCTCTGACTGCTTCCCACCCACTCCAACCTTAGGAGCCACTACCTTTGACACCATCCTGGTGACTGCCTCTGTGGATGGTTTCCTACCCCTTTCCTCATACCACTGCTCAAGCTGGGTCATCATGTCCTTCTCTACACGCGAGTCGGGCGGTAGACGAATACATGTGATAGCCGACTCCACCCCATACTTCAGCACCCACTCTCTCCCAAAGCGTTCGAGGGCTGTGCCTAGCCGCTTGAACTTTGCTGGGGACCAAGAGAACTCAGTCTCCAAGCAGTCTCCAAAGGTGCCGTACTTGACTTTCCAGAGCTCATTGTCCCTGAGATTCTCACAGACGTAGTCGTAGAACTTCAGGATGAACTCATCTGGCTTGAGGAGGAAAGACCTTGCAGTGGTGATGACTGCTATGAACTTCTCTACCAATCTGTCTCCTACATTACTCATCGTGTGTCCCTTTCAGCTTTAGTCTTTGGGGGTTTCTTCCCTTTCATCTTTCCTTTGGATGCCTCGTTCAATGTCTGTTGCAACTCTTCACGTACCAGCCAATACCTGCTGTTCTGGGGCAGGTCTACCTTTTTGGCCAGGCTCAAGTCTATGATCGCATTTTCAATTGCGATGCGATCTATGTGGCCACTGTAGGTGCACTTGACACAGTTGAAGCGCCAATTCTTGAAGTCCAAGGCAGCCTCATTGAGGCTGCCACAGCTAGGGCATCGGCGGGTGTGGTAGAAGGTCTTGAACTTCTCAACCTCCACACCATGTTTGGCTGCGTCCTGGGTGACGTAGTCAACAATCTTGAACCAAGGTGCTTGGTGCACCGCCACCTTGATCCACGGGTCAAGGTCTGACTCCTCAGCTCTCTTTCGGATGTTCCTGAGCTCAGGAAGCCAGATCTTACTGCGTGTGTTTATCGCCTTGCCCACAATGCGAGCCGCTACCTTCCTGCAGAAACTGTCCACCACCTCGGCCTCATCATTGTCTAGCTTGAACCTGTTGACTTGATACATGTGCCCTTTACCAGGCACTCGAAGCTGGCTGCATCTCTGAATCTCTTTCCGTCTGGCACGAATACGCCCTCTCCTCGCAGCGAAACCATCACCAAACACCCAGAACCCCTGGCTCCTATTGAGAGCCTCCTCCACTGTGAGAGCCACTGTGAATACCTTCAACCCACAGTGAACTATGATGTTGTTCTTCACTGCTAGCACTGGTGGCTTGGGTCGGCGGTACTGAAGGAGGACAAACCACTTATTGTCCTCACGATACAGACCCATAGTGCCTGGAGCCCAGACATCCTGAGTGGGTACAGCAGTGGCTAGGTCTTTCCTGAGGTATTCTCCCGCTGCAACTCTACTCAGAACTCCACGCACGTAGTTGTCTTGCTTGGCTTTCCTCAACCTCAAGGCCAAGTTCCACCATGTCCCATCCAAGTTCACCGATATGTTCATGCCATCTCTGCGTGAGAACCTCCAGCCGGTAGGACGAAGCCACACAGGCCAGCTGTCCTTGATGTTCATTACCGACTCTTCACCTATGGCGACTTTCTTGAGACTCTTGGTGAATGCCTCCGCAAGTCGGCGTGACATTGCACCAGTGACGGAGGAGCTGACTTGTGGCACACGTTCCTCATCCATCCCTCCCACCAGTTCTCTGCCCACGACCCTATAGGCGAGTGTGCCCAGCACCTCTCGCTCATCCGCTCTTGGCTCCAGCCTCACTCTCTTCTTCTTTTCAGGGTCTTGCTGGGTTGTGTCCAGGGCTGGAAGCGGCTTGTCCAGGTTGAGCCACATGCTTCGTATGGCGGCATTGCCAGCTATCCTCACCCTCTTCTGGATGAGGGTAAGTACACGAAAAAACGCTCTAGCGATTGTCCTTGGTTCTTCGAGAACCGGGGGTGCGTTTTCGATCTTCTTGCCGTTCTTGTCTTTGGGTGATACCCAAACCTTGGGTAGCCAGGCATGCTTGCCACCTGCTACCGGAATAAAGTGTTCTCTCTTTTCCGGTACGTCACTGAGGAAAGAGATGGGATCTTTGCACCTGTCCAATGCTGTAGCTACCTCGAGTTTGAGGATGCCCAGCATCTCATGCTTTCTCTTCTCACGAGTTGCTTTGTTCATGGCAGTTCCTTCGGTTAGTAGTTTGTTGATCTAAATGAATGGCTGCATGTAAGATGAGGTTACCAAAGAAGTAGGTAGTCCCTGAACTAGTCAGGAACGCATGGTAGCTAGCTTGCGCTAGTACCTCAGCAGAGCGGCTCGCGGGAGTGAAATCCGGCGACTTCTCCGCTATTGGGCCGTGCCATCGACCCCTCACGCTTTAGATCATAGCTGAACTAGTCAACCAGACCCTAGGCATGGGTGGTGCCTCACCCCTCACATGCAGCCATTCATTCAGATCAACAGATAGGGAAAAGTAATCTTCTCTATCTATATTCCTTATACCGCTAGCACAACACAATTTGCGGGCAAAAGAAAGGCCAATGCCTTTCTCCTGAATCACTGGCTTCGCGACTGTCAGTGATTCAGCCTAGCCACATTATGCATGTTTCTACAACTGTACCTTTCTACTCTTACGTGGCCGGGGAGAGTAAGAGGTATGCGATGCTCTCCTACTGATGTCCATGAGCTGTCTGAGCCTTTCAGGTGTGATGTCCCTATCATTGATCAGGCCAGCTCTCCTCAAGCCTTTAGCTACCTTGGCCACAGCATTGACCTCGAGTTGTCTAACACGTTCGCGGGTGACACCAAGAGTGATACCTACTTCATTCAAGGTATGGTCTCTGGTGGTCAGCTTCAGTACGCATGGCTGCCCCCGCTGCTTGGTTAGGGCTGTATCCCTGGCATCATGTGCTATGTGATACCTGCAATACTTGAGTGGGCAGATACCACTCTTGCTGAGACATTGACCATCGGTGACTTCGAAGATGTTCTCAGGGTCTATGTGGTCTGGTACTGAGTCCAGGCGTTCATTCTCTTCCACTCTATTGGCTGCAGCCAATAGACCTACTTCATCATCAATCATGGTTTACCTTTCTTCCGGCGGTCTTTGCAGATTAAACCTGCCTTCTCCAAGCCGTATTGAACTGTTATATATGCAGAGTCCACCACATCTGCTTCCGTGCTCACCTTTGTTTGCATTTCAGTCCAGAGTTGAAAACAAGAGTCACAGGATGCCCCAGTCTCTTTTTCACAGCTGTAACCGCCTTGTACAGTAGCCCACAAATCATTTGCTGATGCTGCGGCAAAATACCAATCCTTTGAGTGCCGTTTCATGTGAGCCCTCCTACTGTTGTGTATTCGCGGAAGAGGGCAGAGATTGATCTTTACCGTTCCACACCTCCTCCAGTACTGGTTTCAATCCATGCTTCTCTACGTGTATAGTCGCCTTTACCATGACGTAGATGAGGCTTGCCCCACCGATGAACACGCACAGGAAGATAAAGGCAACTAGTAATTTGATTGCCTTGAATCGTACTTCGAACTTGGCATGTTCCCCATCCGTATCGAACATCTTATTCATTTTGAATCTCCTGACCATCTTATGCCTGCCCTGTGCAAGGTCTGGCAAGTAAGCAACACATCATTGTCGGTGTCTTTGATGTGCCACCCCTCTTCCTTCAGTGCATCTAGTGTAGCTGAGGTAAGCCCTTTCTTTAGCATGATGTTGATATGCGGGATTAGCTCTGAACCCAACAATATCCATATGCTCACAGCCCCTGTGCTGCCTTCGATGCGACCAGCATTCATACCCATCCATGCCAATGCGATTGTTGTGTCTGGCTGAGGAATGGTGTGGATTGTGTCTAGCGCCTTGACTAATTTGATCTGCAGGTCTGAAAGGATGAGTATGGCTTTCATAGCTCACCTGCGATCATGGCTTGTTTCTCCATGGGAGTAAACCGAGACTCTTGAATACCCACACTAGGAGAAATACTTCCCATATGGGTGCAAGAAAGAATACCAACGCTCCCCTCCTACGCTCTATAGGCTTGATGGCCTCCTCCCAAGCAGTTAAACCAATTAGCAAAAACACCAGTGTCAAGAACAGATGTACTACTATGAGAACTGTCTTAGTCATTACTGAACCTGCTTTCAAGGTTGTGTGTTGTCTGTCTTTGTCCCAGTACTGACCACGGGAGTACGATGGCACCTGCATATGCATATACTACTGGAACATCCAGGGTCTCCAGTCGTAGCCACATCAATGTGTTGCCCTGGGTAAGGACATATGTGGTCGAAGCCACAGCTTATGATCTTGTCTGTGCATCCGTTTTCTGTTGCTTGTAGGTTTTCTAGCTGTGCTTGAGCCGCTGCTTGTTCGTGTTTCCGTACGCACTCTTGGTCTGTGCAGGTCACGGTAAGGGCTGTGATCAAGCCTATCAATAGCCAGGCTGCTATCATTCTTGTGCTCATGCTTGCTCCTCGTTGTATTTCAGAAACTCAGTTTGCCAATCACCCATCCAGCCTTTGGGTGATAGCATTGGTTGGTAGTGTTCATACAGCCTCTCTATAGCTTCATGGTTGCCCTTACTTACGTTTGGCCATATGTCCATATAGATCGTATTGAACTTGGGGTCGAGCCTTCTACTCTTCCACGTGAATACGTCAGCGTCTATGACTGACAAGCGTGGGTCCTTTGGTAAGTGCCGGCAGACTAACTCCATTACGTCTGGGTTGTACTCAAGAACAGTCAAACTGTGTATCTTTGGCCTTTTGGCCAATAGAGCAAACGCAACCATACCCAACCCTAGCCCACCAACCAATACGTGCCCTCTAGCCTGCTCGATCAGTTCGAGATTCGTCGCTCTCTCCATATCAGTGTCGGTCATCATTATCCCACCATGAATGCGCAGTCTTGCGTACTTGCCAGGACTGACACACTCACTAGCGCGGCGATTGATGAAAGCTCGGACCTTACAGAGTGTAGATTGCTCTTCTGTGATGGTGAAGTGCTCTATATGTGCAGAGCCACAATGGCTTTCTGGTATCTTCTCAATCATTCTCGGAAAGATGCTTGGGTTGTACATGCTCACGTTTGTATGCTCTAACAGTGAAGGGTCCGATTGTGTCAATGGGATACGACTCAGTTTCGTAGCTGCACCTTGCGCACCTTTTCTTTCGGAAGACTGGGTCGTGTCCCTCATCTACCTGGTACAGCTTGTGCCCAATGCACACACAGACCAAAAACCACAGTATCTGCATTGCTTCTCTCCTAGTTCTCTTGGAATAGTCCACGGGCAACCCACTCATCGTGCTCAGGGCTGCTTCTGATCTTGAGTGAGGTGGACTCCCCAAAGCACCTCACACCAGCTCCAGGCCCTTCCCCACCAAAGATTCTGATGAGCCCAGCTGATGTGATGTTCCCGAAGTTCTTGAATTGTGCGTGCGACATAGTGGGTGGGAAGATGATCATGTCGTTGTCATCAATGACAACGTACTTCCAGTAGTCTGGCATTTCGTATCTCCTTATGATTGGTTCGCGGAAGAAAGCCAGTTAGATCATATCTTGGCTTCACACAGCGTAACTAGCTTCTTCAGGTGTGCCACTTGCTTTTTTGGTTTACCCGCGTTGCAGAGGCACAAGATGGAGAAGGCTACGTTAGTATCGGTGAATGCATTCCTATTGCGCAATAGGAGTGCTACCTCTGACCTGTAGCTACTAGCCTCAAGTTCTAGCGGCCTCCTGTACAAATCAAATTTGATCTTAGCTGTATCGCCCTCTCCGGTCTTGAGAAACTGAACTACCGACTTTGGTATATCCTTCCAGTGCTTCTTTGTTTCACGCAATAGCTCTTTGATGACGAGGTTCTCAATGACCTTAGCTTTCAAGCCAAAAGCATAGAGAAGGCACCAGATTCTGTCATCTATGCTTATGCGCCTGCTCATGCAGTATGAGCAGGCGCATCCCAGGCCACTTGGTGTCAGCCTTATCTCACTGCCAATACTGAGGTCTCCTACCATCTTGGTAGTGAGTGACCTTACTCCTAGTTGGTGGAAGAGTGATCGAATCTGATTGCGGCTGTAGCATGGACCTGCCTTCAAGATGCTTTTAATTGTGGCTTTGTATCTCATTACTGTTCCTCTTGTTTAATGTGTTCGCGGAGGTTATGAGACTACTTTTGGGATTCGCATACCTCAGCCAGCTTCTTCACATACCATGCTACCGAGTGTATCCTGTAGTCAGCGCACATCTTCAAGATGACATAGGCTGAGTGGTGTACATCCTCGGCATTACCCGTGATGAGTCTGTGAACTAGCCCAGACAGGAATCTCTGATCTGAAGTCAAAGTTGTTACGTCTGCAATCGCAATGAGCTCATCACCTGCCTGCACCACTTTCCCTCTCCCTGTCTTGAGATATTGAATGACCAAGTCTGGGGCATCAGGCCAGAACTTCTTCAACAGCTGCAGTATCGCCGGGAACATGAAGCGTCTGATGGATTGAGCTTTCAGCCCGAAGCAATTGAGAAGGCCCCACAGTCTATCATCTGTCCTGATGCAGGCTTTCATACAGTAAGAGCAGCCACACTGGCCGACAGCTCTGTCCATTTTTACCCTGTTGCCGAGATTCAAGTTGGCAACCATCTTAGGAGTGATGACTTTGACTTTGAGTTTGCGGAAGAGTGATTTGATCTGAGTGCTAGAGTAGCAAGGGCGTGCCTTCATGATGCTTCGAACTGTGGCTTTGCATTTCATCGTTGTTTTCCTTTGATCTTGTTGATCTGAGTTATCGTAGCGAAACCAGCACCCTTCTGACGTACGAATACACCCAAACAGTCGATGCATAGGGACATGGACCCCCTCTTGCCATCCTTGCCAGGACGGTTCTCCTTGGCCACTACATTGGGCTTGTTCGTGCAACGCTCTAGCCCTGGACGTCCTCCTAGTGTCATGAAGGTGTTGCCGTTGGGCTTCATTACCTGACACCTCTTCAAGTCTGCGGGAATCAACTTGGGCATGATAGCCTCTCCCATCCATGAGCAAGAAGTTGAGCTTCTTGATTCTCAACGGCTAGGCTGAAAAACACAGCATTCTCTACGTTACCGTTAGGTATGTAGACTGTCATGTATGCCAACATCAGCTACCTCCACAACAGTTCCAACGTCCTTTACAAGGAAAACCAGTGTGAGGCCATGTTCTCTCAAGATCAAAATCTCATTTACAGCCATGGTGCGGGACATGTTTAAGATCTTACGATACCATTGCTCGCCATGCCTCATACCTAACTCGATTGCATGTTGAATCGTCTTCGTGGGCATTGTGTGCTCCTTGTAGCAAAAGATTGATCTGAATAAACTAGAAGAAGTGGTGTTGTACATTGGGTGCGAGTCACCAAAGGATTGATCATTACAACACCACTTCTTCATAGTTCTTATACCTGCACTACCCATTCTTTGTCACTTGATTTGCGCAAGGCCGGGAGGGCTGAAGATGTGATCTGTTTTCTCTGCAATCCAACCATACTTGAGCATCATGTCTGCCTCTCCTTCATCTTCATAGAAGATGCCCATTAGAACGGTCAGGAATGGAACCATCTGACCGCCCGGCAGTAGATGCCAGTCTACAGTGTGTACTTTGCCCTCCCAGTCAATATCCCCACCTACACCTTTGAGCTCCATCCCACGTATGAAGAAATCATCACCTTCTCGCGGGAGGAACTTCAGATCAATAGCTTTGGTGAATCGTTTGTCGGTGTTTTGGTACTCGGTTCTTATGATGGCATTCATCTAGCTCTTCCTCTCATGTTGCTTTGTCAGTTGGTAGCGGCCGGGAAGGGATTGATCAACTGTGTGCTTTCTACATCATCAGTTGATGCCACCATGGTTGCTCCTGTTCCCTGAAGGATGAATAGCCAGCTTCGCTCTGTCACCTCTGCCTTGTGCCCCTTCAGCTTGCAGCATATCTCTGTGACCTGCGGAAGCCAGGAGCATAGCTGTGGGGCCCACTTGCCCTCATAGGTGCCCTCATCAATCATGTGGGCCAGGAGAGCACTGAACTGCTGTAGGAAGGTCTCAACATCCTTGCAGTCTGTGCCTATGCCCATACTGTCTCCACTCTTGTAGAGCCTTACCATGTGCCTTGTCCTCTCTTCTATGGCATAGGTGCCATGTACGTCGGGACTACTGATACCTCTTGAGTGACATTACCCTCCATGATGCTCAGTATGGCCTCTTCCCACTTCTCCAGTGGCGGGACGTTTAGCCATAGAACTAGTGCCTCTCTTATCCCTTTCCATGCCGGTGTGTAGTACTCCGGCGGAAGATAAGTTGCATCACGCCGTACCATCAAGAGCTTCTCTCGTAATGCCCACATCCCTTCGGGTACGTACTTGAGTATTTGATCAATTACATTGGCTGGCTTTCTAGTGCTTTGCATCTAGTGCTTGTCCTTTCTTCAAACAGTGTGGCCGGTAAAGAGATCAAGTCACGTATAGTGTGACCATGAGTACCGTATCACCATGCTTATGGCCTTCTCCCAGTCATGAACCGGCGGGATGTGAAGAGACTTCTCTAGTGCCCTGGTCAGGTTAAACCATGCTGGATGCTTGTACTCCGGCGGAAGATAGGCTGAGTCGTCTCGTATGGTCTCTAGCTCCTTACGTAGAGCCGCCAACGGTTGAAAGTGAATATTCCCCTCCTCTGCGGGTATGTGTATAAGAATGTCATTGATCACATCGAATGGGTCTCTAGACATAGATTTGTCCTCCACCCTACTTATACCTGCTCTACCCCACTCTCTTGCCCTTCCTTACCTTTCCTCAAACAAAACGACCGGCGGAAGAAGAGTCACTCTATCCCTCACTTTCAGTAACCCCCTCACCTACTACCCTGGCTACTACAGATGTGAGACTGATTGCATAGAGGCACTGATTGCATGGGTATGTGTACTCTCTAGCGTTACATTGTAAGTGGCTTATGATCTGTTTTTAATAGATCGAGCTAATTCCTTAATGATGTCGTGTAGTTACGTGACTAGGTCGTATTGATAGACCCCTATGTCGTGTAAGTGCGTAAAAGTACTTGCAATATGGGTGTTCTTGGTCAATTATTAGATCTTATGAGCACCCATCCTCAGTAGCCTGAGACCTTCTCACTAGCCTCTCCTCAGTAGCCTCTCCTCAGTAGCCTCTCCTCAGTAGCCTGGGTAGCGCATATGCAAGGAGCCTGAAAATGTACGAAGAGTCGACACAACGCATGGTGAAGTCTAGAGCTGAAGGATGTCCTAGGTGTGATGGTGAGCTAGCCACAGTTCTTCCCGGCTCTGTTGATATAGAGCGGGTATGCATCTGCAGGTCTTGTGCAGCTGTGGTGACCTACAGTGATGTAGACGTAAACGGGATGGCGGAGGCACAGGCTCTATCTTCAGCACCTCTATCCCATAGGCGTACAGCTTCAGCCTAAGACCCGCCAGGCTCATTCTAGTGGCCGGCAAGGGTGTTGTAGAGCAGTGCTTGCTCACTCAGTTAGCTATGTCTTTATGAATTGCTAGCCCCCTAGTGCCCCTGGGTCACGCATATGGTAGGGGTAGGGGTACCCATCCAAACAGATCAAGGTACCCTGGTTCACGCATATGGCATAGTGAGTAGGGTCTGATCAATTTGGTCCTGGTACTCTGTGTTGTGTGTATGGTGGGGGGTACACTGGGGACTTTGATCTAATTGGCTCTAGAACCATAGGGAATGCCTATGGGGTGGGGTAGGGGTATGGGGCAAGGGCTAGGTAATTTGCGGGTATAAGTATAGTGAGGCTGATATCACGTTTTTAGATCAACAACTTACCAAGAGAGGCACCATGAAGACCACGACGGGAATCATTGCTAAGGGAGACTTAGATCTAGGGCATCGAGAAGAACATCACCAAGTAGAAAGGATGGAAAGACCCAACATAGTTGAAGACAGGACTAACCTGAGGGGAGCGATAGCTCTTGATGAGGAGCTTCTACAGCAAGAAGCGGAGGAAAGGGAGGCATCCCTAATGGACGACGAGAAGGCAAAGCCACCCTACAGGAGGGAGCACCATGATTAGGGAACTCACTGAAGAGGAGAAGCCTATAGTTGAGCGAATGTTGAGGAAGGCACCAGATGGAGAAAAGAGGGACAAGGCGAGGGCTGCGATCTCAGGTCTGCTGGGAATAGGGTACACCTGGATTGAGTTAGATAGGTCGAACATAGTAGAGATGGTATTCGTACAAGATTTTCTTTCCAGCAAGCAACACTACCTAGGGAATCCAGAAGCGGTTCGGCGTATATGGGAGGTACTGCGGTTGCAATTCGGCATGAGTGATAAGCAGGTGATGCAAAGGCTCGATGATGTATCTACAGAGAAGCTAGATGGGAACGAAGATTTAGTTATGGCATTTCATCGGGCACTGGTTGGTATACGGTGGATGGATTGTGGATTCCCGGCCATTAAGATCAGTCCAAAGTGGGCAGCAGCAGCACTATGTACGAGGGTCACCAAAGACGTACTAGAAGGAATCAAACCACCGTGGGAGTCCTTTAAGATCTTAATGCCGAAAGATCCTATAGTGTACTGGAAGCACCCCAGTCTGGAACACCCTGAAACAAAGCCAAATGCATTGAGTGAGATATGTGTCAAGTACAACCCAGACTCTGGCATTTGGGTCTTACTATTTCATAGTGCTCCTGGCAATCAAGCTGCCATGCTGACTGTGTCTAAGACTACCAGTCTACTGAATGACATCGATGTTTGGGATCTCGATGGGGGAAATGTTTGGGAAAACAACGTGGCCAAGTTGTCCTGTAGATTGGTTGTCTCTATACTCTGTACCTTCTCTGGGAACCATCTCACTCAGATCAATAGGGAGGTCCATGAGCAGTACGAGCGTGTGGGCAAAAAACGAGCATGTACACACCCAGTAGTTCGTGAGTTCCAACTGACCGAACCTGTGACGGTAGACCTGACAGAACATGTGCAAAGCTTCCAGCTAGGAGACCACCACAAGGGTAAGAAACTCGAGGTCCAGTTCATGGTCGCTGGACATAGGAAACGCCAACCCTATGGCCCTGGCCTCTCCCTACGTAAGCAGATATGGGTCCAGCCCTATTGGCGTGGCCCAGAAGATGCCCCTATTGCATTACGACCACATGTGATCAAAGGCCCTGCACCAGTTCCAGCTGCTTGATCGAAGTCAGTGTGATTGAGCCATTGGGCTCTTTCACTTTAGCCGTGGAACCTACTAGACCTGAGTACCTACTGGTCTATTGAGCTACTGCGTCACGTACACTTATGTTTTAGTGCGCGCTATTTGATCTAAGCACTCTGTCATTGCAGAAGTAGGAGAAAAGGCGGTATAAGGACCCTGACCCCTACTAATGCTATGAAGGAGGCATGATGAACACGAAACCGCTAGAACGATTACAGAAGCAAAAAATCCAGGTACTACTGAGTCTGAACTACTTAGATCTAATAGAGAAGGTGCTGGGAGAAGCTGATGGCGCTGGGTGGGCCGCTGGCCGTACAGGTTCTGTGAGACATGACTTGGAAAGCTTGCTGAGTAGAGTAGAGGTGGCTCGACTAGCAGAAGCCAAACGTGTAGTGCATGTTTCCCTTAAGCGGGCAAATAAAAGGATCAAGTGAACCTTCTCCGCCGGCTGTTTCGAAAGAAGGCCAAATGCTACACGTATACTATAGCTAGGGATGAAGAGGAGGCAGTGCACGACACCGAGCGTGTTGGTGGCACACTAGATTTGAGCGAGGCTCTACTGGAGCTGATGCATTTAAGGGAGGACAGGGAGGTCCAGGGACCTTGGAAGCTCTACCATATCGAAGTCTCAGTACACCACGAAGTTCAAGTAGACATCCTGGAGGACTAGATGGAATTGATCAAGAAAGTACGTCGATGGCTTGAGAGCTGGCACAAGTGGCCTTTCCGCCACATCAGTAAGGCACTGTACTGGCTCCGGACCCACACCTACAACCGGTACCATATGTTAGACATGCGTAGTCCAGTTAACGGATACTCGTGGGGATACAGTGACAAGAGCTATTTGATCTTATTTGCCAACATGGCTCTTCTCCGTGACTTCATCGAGAAGGAGAAGGGATTCGAGTGCCATGTAGACTGGAGGTCAGCTGCAGAGGTAGCAGAGGCAAGAAAAGATGCTTGGAAACTGGAGGGGAAAGCTTCGGACTATGAGGAGGAGGATGATTGGGCTGCTGCCAACAGGGATGCACATGCGGTAGCCAGACTCGAGATGCTGACCATCTACGATTGGTGGACCAGGGGCAGGGCAGCAGAGCACAAGAAGGAGGACGAGCTTCTGGAGGCTGCCTATCCTAATCCTTTTGAGTTCGAGCCAATTCCAGGTTCCAACATGCTTCGATTGAAGAGTGATGAGACACCAGAGCTCAGGAAGTTACGGGACCAATGTCATGACATGGAGACGCTACTGGAGGAGAAGGACGAGGAGATGCTGATTCGTCTGATCAAAGTAAGTGGGTACATGTGGACCTAGGGGCTTTTGATGTTTAACCTACTGCATCGTTGTGAATCAGTGATTCTGTGGGTCAGTGTTGGTCTAATAGTCTTACTCACATGTGGTTGGTTCCTACTCATGGTGGTAGGAACCATTCACGATTATCGAGTACACAAGCGAATTGTACGAAGGATTAACCACATAACTAGAGGGTCTAAATGAGCATCACCAAGCTAGCCGACTGTTTGAATGGGCACGAGCCAATGCTCGATAGAAAGAGGGACGTCAAGACAGGGCGTATCGTTTATCAAGAGCACTGCACCTGTACAGGTGGGCCGAACAAGTACTCGATACCAGAAGCAGAGAGTGGATGGAACGCATTCATCAGGAAGCTAGTTGAGAGGGCAATACCAAGGGAGGCAAGGTAGCCATGGACATGTCGCAATTGCAGGGATTGAATCTACAGGAGACGAAGGAGGCTATTCTCATGTTGGCGCATTTGGCTGACGTGAAGATGGTACGTTACAGTGAACCAAGGAACTATCATGAGAAGGGTTTGTGGATACACTGGAAGGGTCTCAGAGATGGTTTATTTGAATTGGTGACCCGTCAAGTGGGGGTACTAGAGGCAACCGAGATGCAGTATCACTGCGAGATGGGAAAGGACAAGTAATTGGATCAGCCAAAGATAGAAGAGAAGTGCATTCGTCTAGACAATCTACAATACATCATGCCTGGCTGGGGTTGTTGTCAGTGCCGAGTGTACAATGACTACAGCCGTCCAGTCTGTAAGAACTGTGGTCACACGCCTTGTTACCCACTACCGGAGGGAACCACATGACTATGTACCAGTGGTTGATGAAGGCATACAACGAGCATGCTGGCATTTCATTAACCCCAATCGAGACCAAGGAGCTAGCGCACGTGATGAGGAAGCTAGTCCAGTACAAGCGCACCCACAATGCACACGTAACATTCAGCAAGAAGCGCAAAAGGATCAAGTGATGGGTATAGACCATAAGTACAATGACAGGGACGCTCCCATTCTAGGGTTCAGAGGTCCTACCAAGTGGCTTTCCAACTTCTGGCCAGCTGACATCAAATTTGAGGGTCTCATATACCCTGCCAATGAGAACGCATTCCAGGCAGCCAAATTCCCGCAGGAGGAAAGGCTCAAGTTCACTGTATGCAATCCCAGGGAAGCCAAGGAGATGGGCAAGACTACGCCAATGAGCGAGCTTCGACTGAAGGAGTGGATGGGTGGTCTTCGGGACATGGTTATGCTCCAGGTTAACATGGAGAAGTACCGAGCTCATGAGATACTGAGAAACACACTCATTGCTACTGGGAATGCCTATCTAGAAGAGACCAACAACTGGGGGGACAGGTACTGGGGAGTATGCGGTGGCGAGGGAGAGAACATGTTGGGTAGAATCCTCATGGAGCTCAGAACGCACCTGAAGCTAGACTGGAAAACGCACTTGTATGCATACGATGAGCGTATGATGGACAACATTAAACAATGCAGGAGGGTTGCCTAATGACGGTACGACGACTGAAAAAAATGCTGGCCTTGTCCAAATTGTCAGATGATTCTGAGGTTGCAGTTCACACAGACTCAAACTTTAGAGACCATACAGTGAGTGGCTGTCGCTGTGAACCCCTCCGGTCACGCTACTTTGCTGGTCATGAACCTAAGTCCAAAGAAACAGACTGCCTGATTTTGGATGTTGACTGAGTAGCCAATGCCTAAATGCACTCACAGATGGCAGCGAGTACCCCATCTAGGTAGATTCAAGTTCAAGTGTGATTGGTGTGAGTTGTTTGGTTTTTGTACTGAGTGGGGTAAGAACGGGAAGATACTTCCGCACTCCCAGGAAGTATCAAATGATTTGAGAGAGCAGTACATTCAGTTGACTCTACGGAGGAACGGTAAGGTACCTCCTTCCAAGAGCAGCATATATGCTCCACCTCTTCCTTGCATATTACCTAGAGTTAGAAGTCATGAAGAGCACCGCGAGGATTAAGATACCTACATTCTGTCTACACCATTGGAAGCCTATTCCTGCAATAGGTGTACGCAAGTACATGTGCACCGAATGTTTGATGTTTGGGTTCAGGTTGAAGTGCGATCTTGTGTCCAGAACACACGAGCACTCAGTTGAAGTGTCTAATGACCTGTTAGACCAGTACTTGGCCCTAGTACCCGTAGCTACGTATAAGGAGCCGGAGAAGAGGTCTGGACCTAGACCTGGTCCATTCAGAATGCTCGAGTACGATGGCTGTGAGCATAAGTGGGTTCCAGCTCCAGAGTATAGTGACTGCCGTCACTCACGGTTGCAATGTACCAAGTGTAAAAGGTTGGGGAGAAAGCTGGCAACTGGTGAGATAACTCCCTTTGTCAAAGAGTACGACGATAGCTTGCGGAGAAGTCATAAGGTCCAGCAGCGCCTTAATCAGGAGCCAGCATGTGCCCATGAGTGGAAGCCAGTACCACAACTAGATACTAAGTGCGTGAAGCGCTACGAGTGTAGTAAGTGTAGATGGTTGGGGTATAGAGTGGGTGTAAGGGTTCCGATCAAAACACACACTGTATATTCTACTGACAGAATAAGATCTGAATATGAGCTGAACAGAAAGGACTCCAATGGTAAAGAAGAACAAAAAGACGGCGTCTTGCCCGAAGAACCCAAAGTGGCGCTCAATATTCAAGAGTGCGGTGGGGAATCATAAGGGTAAAAGGAACTGTGTGTCCCCTCCACAAAAGACAATACCACCATATGAGATACATACAGACGGGAGAACAGTGTGGGTGAATAACCCTACATGCGTAGCTAGGTTCTGCAGACTTTCATATGAGTTTGTGAATTTCGATAAGCTAGAATGCGTAGGCTTCGTTGCCAAAGGGTCCACAATCGAGGACTGGAGGACTTTTGTACTTGCTGTCTTCACAAGATTTGGAATCGCCATTCCAGATAAGTTCATGCCTAGCTACGTAGGAAAGCCCAGCCTGACCAAGGCGGAGTGGGCACTGCTGGAGGCGACAGATGGTATGTCACGTGGATCAGACCTGCGAGACTCAACAGGAATGTCAGACACTGAGGGTAATGCCATCATAACTTATGTCAAGAGGTTACGGTTGGAGCATGATGATGAATGGCGGAAGACAACGTGGGTAGAAATCATGTCTAAGGCGGATTAGATCAATGGGCAAGAGACGTACTTACAGATTGATAGCTGAAGACCAATGGCTACCCAGTGGCTTCGTGACTAGAGACATGAATCGGTATAACAGAGCCTGGACAAAGCTAGGTCGTACTTTGTCCAGCTTCTTTGATAAGAGATGCTTCGGTTGTAACCCAGGGTTCGTATTCGAGGGCCCAAGGGAACCCACTAGACTGGCATCAGAGGATGCGATCAAAATCTGGGAACTCATCAACAAGAGGAAGTGGAAGGACTAGCGCATGATCAGACCCAGTAATGGTGCGGCCCCATTCGAACTACCAGATGCGCCTGTGGATGGCTACAAGGTCACCTGGTGGAGAGTTGAGGGTTTTGATGACAATGTCCACGTGATCGAATGCCATGCCACGTACTATGTACACAAGAAGTGGAATGAGTACTGTCCAGATAGACCGGGTGGTGCAGACATCATAGATTCGTGGATGATACAGGACATAATGAGGTGTAGGGGTGCTGGTTGGTCTAGCGCCTGGGATCTTGATGACTGGAAGAGGGACAAGTATTTCAGCACCAAGAAAGAGGCACTAGAGGAGGTCATACGGCAGTTAAGAATGAGCAGAGAGGAGTTTGTCAGTCTGAGCATACGGTGTGCTGACAACATCCACAAGCTGTTAGCAGAGCTGGGAGGTTTGTAAATGTGGACTTCACTAGTGTGTTTGTTCTTGGGGGCACTTACCTCTAACCAAGTTAGAGGTTGTCGTACACGCACCTCGGGATACGGGGCACTTTGAGGCCAGTGGGCCGTGTGCTTCACAAATCATGTCCCAGGCACTTCGTGCTGCACAGGGATTCACTACAGTGTCTTTGCTGTGCCCTAGATGCAGTAAGATCAAAGTAATCGAACAATGAACTGCTTTGCATGCGGTGGCCCGTACCATCCAGCTACGGGCCACTTGTTCCGTGAGTATGAGGGCGTCGCTTATTGTGGGCCTTGTATCCGACACTTCATCAACGAGTTCGTTAAGAATATGATGCAAGGTAGGAGATGGGGAGGAGTGAACTTCTATGAAGAGGCCGCAAAGAAACAAACAGGAGAAACCAATGACTCAAATCAAAAAGCCATATGACAGCCTATTGAACTATCGAGATTTTGTCCTCGATCTACTTCCCTATATTCACTGCACCAGTCGTGGTTCTGGTATTGGTAATAGAGCAACATTTCGTGTTGAGCTCAAGACAACACTACCTCCGGAACTAGTACAAAGGGCTATCTCTTTCAGTATGGCCTGTGTGGCGTGTGGCAAGAACATCAACCCATTCCGGTCCAGGGGGGAGAACCTACGTGGGAGGGCTGTTGGTATCTACTACTCAGCCACCTGTCCTACTGTGGTGAATAATCGGTGCTGCAGGACCACGCTAGCTACAGCAGAGTTTGAATTGGTTGCTCACGCAGTACTAAGGGTAAAAGGAACTGTGTGTCCCCTACTAACAGCACAGAGATAGCCATGAATACGCTCAATAATGGGCCATGTATTGGCGGGCACGCTTGGAGAAATATACGTTGTTGGTTCAGAGTGGGCGAGTACTTGTGTGCCAAATGTGGTTTCTTTGGTTTCAAGCGTGACAATGCCATAGTGCAATCGAAAGCACACATCGAGTGTGCTTGGTTCGAGTCAAATGAGATAGTCTTTGATTTGGATATGCCAGATGTCCTAACAGTATCGTTGGACGGTTTGAAGTACTACACGTCTATGGCGGAGCCAGAACTGGACTACAGGATTAGTCAGTTCGAGCGTGGCACACGTATGTATCGTTTTCATGAAAGGAACAAATGGCATACATCATTGGGTATCTTACCCCAGGACAGGAGCAGGAACTTGCGCGTAGAGGCTGGGAGCTAGAGGATGCTCCTTTTCCATTGATTCCTGTCAATTGCGCCAGAGATGCGCGTACACGGTACAAGATGGTATGGGTAGATAATGACATGCTCAGCATCATGTCAGGGCCGGACTGGGACAAGGGCCCACCCAAAGAGACTGAGAGGAGGATACGCCGTGGGACATAAACGAGATATTCTGTGCGGTGAATCAGGTTGCCTAATAAGTACAGCATTCTGGAGGCAGTGCCCTATGTCATTGTGTGCACTAGATATAGGGTTCTGCCCAGAGCATGGTGGCGAAAAGAGGGCCGAGACCGAGATGCGGAAGCATTTGGAGCACCACCCAGCTCAGGATGCCAGATGAGTACGAAGGTAACGAAGAGAGCACTTTGTGGTCAATGTACTAGTGGTTGGGTACCTGAAACACCGAAGACCTTTGATCCAGGTTGCCGTGGGTGCAAGAAGAAGCTAGCCAGTGGTCTCAGGACTGGCAAAGAGCCCTTACCACCCAAACGCGGTGGATGGGCAGTAAAGAAGCCCCACATGTCACCGGAGCGTTTCAAAGCAGCTGTGACAGGGCTGAAGCAAGTACGGCTAGGAAAACTAGGACCAGTAAGGTAAAAGGAGAGTCATGCTCGAGAGCGTACCGCCGGATGTCCATGACATCTACAAGAGAGTTTTGATCATGTTAGCCGTAATAGTGGCACTGATTTCAGCTAGGAAACTGTTCCCAGAATTCTTCCAGTGCCAGAATCCCGAATGTCAACGAACACACGTGGGGGAACCATGAAAGAGTATCTACCACTTATGGGAGGCATAGCTCTGATCTTAATTGCACACAGTCTTCGCTCCATGGAGCGAAGGGTGGCAGAGCTAGAGACTTGGATCAAGAGGCACAAGGCAATATTCAAAGGTAAGGATGAAGCATGAAGATCAAGAAGGCGAAGCGACCACCGACTTCTAGGTGGTCGATGCGGGTGGAAGAGTCATACAAGGGTTGCCGGGAGAGTGATAGGTACGTTCAGATCTTATTTGATGGTAAGGTCGTAGTGTACATGAACTACGCTCTGGGCAAGTACAGGGACGCAGTTGCAAAGAGGTTGGTGAGTGCTCTCAAGAAGGCTGGTGTAGTTGTGAAGCTTCCAGAGTTCAATGATGGTACGGAGCCGACAACATGAGCCAGCTGGAGTTTCCAAAGGGGCATCCTATTCACGAAGTGCCCCTACACGGCAAAGATCAGTTTGGGCATTTGCCCAAGAAACGGAAGAAAGGAGCTGCCAGCGTGAATAAACCTTTCCTCGGAGAAGCTGACTACCAGGCAGATTTGAATAAGGCCAAGAAAGAGCGGAGCAAAGAAGAAACACCACTGTGTGCGGGTTCCAAGAAGAGCCCCTACTGCAACCATTCTAAGAAACTGCACAGCGGCAAGTGGGGAAGTTGTACATGGCAGCAAGGTAGTCAGTTTTGCTGGTGCAAGAAGTACATGCCCCCCAAGCATCGGGAGAAGAAGAAAAAGCCGGCTTGGGCGCTCAAGCATCGGAAGACCAAGAAGATCAAGTACTGGTACATCGACTATCACGATGGAGTGGTGTTTGTGATCTTAGGAGCAACTCTGACACCGTGGATGGATATGTTCTGGAGGGCAGCAGTGTCTGCTCTGAATACCTGCAATGCTACTGCATCAGCAGATCTAAGTGTATATGGGATCAAATGAAAAACAAGAAAAAGATCGAATATAAGATATCACTATCCTACCCAGTAGAAGAGTACCCAACATTAGACAAATTCTATGAGGGGTTGGTGGGTCGGAAGCGTGGAAGTTCTGGTTTGGGTTTCGGAAGAAGGGACATAGAGTGGTACACCAAGTCCAAAGACATGCGTACCAGGATATTCAACAAGCTGAAGAAGAATCTACGTCCGGGTGTAGAAGTTGATGTTATGGAGGTAGGAGTATGAGTGAGATCAATATACATCTATCGAAGGCTACGAAGAAGCTTACTGCTGGTCTTTCATCAGGTGTGATGGCAGAGTTGACGTCGGATGAAAGCACTGCTCTATTGAAGGCTATAGAGGCCAAGGAAGAGATGGCAGCTCCCAAGACTCCGGTAGTCTTGGGAGTGCCAGGAATTTTCGTATCAAAGGGTAGTGTGTCGGTATTCCTTTCCTATGATCGAGAGCATGGTTTCTCGATGATTGCAATTGCACATCAGGCAAAGAAGCTACTGATGGAAATACTAGAATGACACTCATAGAGATGTGCAAGAGGCACGATTTTCTGGTGGGTGAGATCAAAAAGCGTTCGACAGCGCAGGGCTGCCCACCAGATATGCTCGAGCTCTCTGACGCACGTAGAGCGTTGGCTAAAGACATGACCGAACTTGTGAAGAAGTATCTGAGTGCAATAGCCGGTAGGTTTATTATCCCGGCTATGGAAGAGGGAGAATTGCTCTACTTCAATACGTGGTATAACCTCCATAGATTCACGGAGGAAGCATGAGCAAAGAAGAACAAGAACTGGTAGCAGTAGTTGAAGAGATACTTCAGCATGACCCACTAGCTAACACTGGAGCATTCCCCTGTGGTCTGTGTGGCCGACGGCAGACCCAGGGGCACTACTCCACTTGTCCTTTCATCAAGGCACGAAAGGCACTGGAAGGCTGGATCAAATCACAACAGAATAAGGAGAGTGCAATGACAGAAGAGCAGGCTCGAGTAATCCAAGAAGTGGCCCAAGAGATGTACGCTATTTCAAAAGATCATGGATTCCATGATAACGAGGCCCCGATACGCCCAAATGTAGTAGAAGAGGCTATGGTAACTCATGTTACCCTAAAGCAGCACATGGGGGAGTGGATTGCCAATCTGCATGGTGAAGTTTCAGAGCTTTGGGAAGCGTACAGGAATCGCAAGCTATTCGCGAAGACCGAGAAGGCAGTAGACATATCGAATGCGGAAGAAGAGCTAGCTGACACTGCAATCAGGTGTATGGACACAGCTGTGTCGTTGGGGGTAGATCTAGGTAAGGCCATCAGACTGAAGTCTGGCTACAACCGGAACAGGCCACACAAACATGGCGGAAAGCTGGCTTAGGGTCATGATCAACTGTCCAAACCCAGATTGCATGGAGAGGCTAGATTCAGAGGACCGCGATCTATTTGAGATTCACGGTCCTCTGGTGTGCCCGTCATGTGGAAAGAAAGGCTGTAGTCAGTGTATGCCCTCTGGCAGAGGCTGCTTATGCCTCGAGTGTGAGGAGGCACGTACCTCTTTGCAGAAAGTACAAGGATTAGTTGATGGCAGCACAGCCGGTAGTACGAACAGTAGTCGAATGCAAGTCCTGCGAGAGTGTAGGACCAGATCATAAGAGCTTTTTCTCTCTACGATGGCTCATAGAACTGGTCCTTGACTGTGGTCACACTGCAAACTTGAGATTGCCGTCAGGTCTTCTTCCTGGTCTGGTACGTAGAGATCCTAGTAACCTCTCTCTGTGGAAGGGTGAGAAGGTGGCTTGTCACCTGTGCCATAAAGGAACGGGGTAGCCCTTGCCAATGGTAGTGCATGGTTGTATTGTCCAGACATAGGCCGAGGGCAATACAACCATGCACCCAAGAACCGTCATATTTGGTGGTACGGGCTTCATAGGAAGTCATCTCGCGGAAGAGCTGATCAAGTACAAGTACCCAGTTACCATACTGGGTAGGGATAGTAGGCGTCTCAGTACCCTGCCCCCACTCGTACAGAGTGAGGCTAACTTCATTGCGGGTGATTACAGAGACTCGTGGACAGTCTCTGGAGCTCTAGATGGGTGTGACCTGGCTATTCACGCCATATCTAGTACAGACCCAGGGCTGGGAAATCTAAATCCAGCAATGGACGTAGAGAACAATCTTGTGCCTATGATCCGATTCCTGGAGCAGGTGAAGGCACACAGGGTTAAGCATGTGATGTTCCTCTCTTCTGGAGGTACTGTATATGGCCGCACGACATCTCAAGTTACAGAGGATGATCCCACCAATCCGATCTGTTCTTACGGTATAGTCAAGCTGGCCATGGAGAAGTATCTCCACATGTACAGCGAGACCTATGAGGTCAGAAGCACAATAGTACGTCTAGCTAACCCATATGGTGAACGGCAGAATCCAGAGCGGGGGCAGGGCATTATATCGGTGCTTTTAGATCGAGTGGGTAAAGGTCTTCCTGTTTACATATACGGTAAGGGCGAGATCAAAAGAGACTTCATCTACATTACGGATGCAGTCAAAGCTATGCACGCCCTACTTGAGGATGCTTATGCCAGACCTGCTTGTTCCGTATTCAACGTAGGAACTGGTATGGGAACATCCATAAGCAAGGTGTTGAGTCATGTAGAGGCAGTCACAGGTAAGATGGCAAACGTAGAGTACCGTGACGCCAGGTCTGTGGATGTGCCTGTGAATGTCTTGAGTGTCCTAAAACTGATCAAGACCACTGGATGGTGGCCGTACTATAGTCTGTTCGATGGTATCTGTAGAACGTGGAAAGCGATGCAAGATGGACAAAATATTTGTTCTGGGACTGCCACACTCTCGCACGATTGATCCCAACAAGTACGCTGAATTCTCAACCTGTGCCTTCACTGCAGAGATATGGAACCTCTGCAGGATGTTGAGTGCACAGGGGTACCATGTAGTTCATCTTGGTACTGAGGGCTCCAATCCAATTTGTGCTGAGCAGGTGGATGTAGCGAGCTACAAGGATTTGGGAGATCTGTATGGCAGCCGGAAGATGACAGAGGAGTATGAGGCGTTCAAAACCGATGAACGCCACCTGGCCCATAAGATCAAGTTCATGAGCAATTGCAAGGAGGCCATCAAGGCGCGATGTGGTGCGAACTACACCTCTGTCGTGTGCTGTCCACTAGGTCAGGTGCATAGCATGGCTATAGAGGGTGTGGAACAGCTCATTGTGGAGAGCGGAATAGGGTACCAGCACCCCTTTGCCAAGTTCCGTGTTTACGAATCCTATGCTTGGTATCACTACACTATGGGTGTGGACAGGCAGATGGGCGATACCTGGTATCACACAGTAATACCTTGTGCATTTGATCCGGCAGCCTATGGACCAGTAGTTCCCACGGCAAAGAAACTGAACTACTTTGTGATGGCTTGCAGGCTACACGATGACAAGGGGGTCAACATTGGTGTCTCAATAGCGCGAGAGTTGGGGATACCCATTAAGATCATAGGCCAGGGTGATGCAGGCCCCTACCTAGGGCCTGGGGTTGAGTACCGTAAGCCTATGAGCGGGCCGGAGTTAAGAGAGCTGCTGAGGTATGCCAAAGGTCTTTTCCAGCCTACTAGGTACGTCGAACCATTTGGGAAGGTGACGATAGATGCAGGGTTATCGGGGTGCCCTGTAATCACAACAGACTGGGGTGTATTCACAGAGACCATTCAGCACGGTAAGACTGGGTGGAGGTGCAGGACTTGGGAACAGTTCAAGTGGGCTGCTCAGCATGTAGGAGATATAGACCCCAACGTATGCCACGACTGGTGTGCAGAGAACTACAGCTTAGATCGAGTGGGAAAGATGTACAAGGAGTACTTCGACTCACTCCTCGATCTCAACAAGAGTGATGGATGGCACACAGACCATCCAGAGCGTACTCAACTAGACTGGTTGACATTAGATCACTCAATGCTTGGAGGATAGAAATGAAGAGTATATTCGCGTACAGCGTTTGCATGGTACTGATACTGGCGATGATTCCCGTAGACCTTGTACGGCTGGGGCTAGGGAAGCTGTTGTACGGTGGAGAGGTCAAATGAGGCTGTTCGGGTTATTCTATGATCCAGACAGGTTGATTTTAGATACTGAAAGAGGTCCTAGGCGTACACACAAAATCGAGGTTCACTTCAAGTGGGTAGACATGTGGGTGGGTGCATTCTGGGATCGTGATTTGCGGACGTTGTGGGTGTGTCCTTTTCCCATGCTAGCAATTCGTATTCTGTTTGGGAGGGCCGAATGATCAATTTTGTACTAGGTATGCTTACTGGAGCTACGGCTTTGTTTGTTGTCTCCTGTGTTATAAACCACCCGATGTATACCGCTGCCTGTAAGCACTTGGCTTTGTCCAAGAAAATGCTGGATGAGCAGCAGCGAATTTTCCAAAGAGTGCAGCAGAAACTGGATACCGGCAGATGCTCATGTGGCCACTGTGACTGTGCTTCATGAGCATCGTCGCTACACACAAGTGTCCAGGATGTGGGCTAGCTCAGGACTTCATAGTAGACAACGGGATGATCTTACGAATCCCCAGTCAAAAGGAAGAAGACGAGAGACGTAGAGCGGTTTTGTCCTGGAAATCTGACATTGAAACACACAGAGAAAGAATGGCTAGGGTAAGCAAGGAAACGGAAGAGATACTGAAGGGATGGCCTTCAGAGCAGAAGTATCAGCTTATAGGTCTGCTCAGAGATTTGTGGGCATGGTTGACCGGGCATACGAATGTCACACCTGGAGGACCTACAGAACCTCCTACCGACCTTAGATCTGTGTGCCCCAGAACTGGTAAGGTACGAGATGGAGACCTGAAGTACGCAGGATCTTGTGGTGGGTGGCAGTGTACCCACCATACATGTACAGGGGCTTCCTGTAGTCATTGCGGTGGAACTGGTAGATGCCCTGAGAAGGTGGCGGAAAAGAAATAGTTGACAGTTTCCAGATTCAGGTCCAACCTCAAGGTTGAACATGGTCACCTTACTGCATACGCCAGAACCCACAACCCGTTTGGGCTGGGCAATGGTGTATGCAATCGCCAATTCCCCATCATGCCCGAGCTTTCAAAAACACCTAAAGCTCGGGCAGAGAGATAGAGAAGGTGGCTCAAGATGATACGGTAAGTCAAGAAAGAATTCATCCTGAGCCACCACTTGAAAGAGTGGTGGCTTTTTTGTTATAAGGAGCTCACTATAGATCAATAGCCAATTTTGGGCAGGACGCGCTAAGGTAGCCATGGTGTCTGTAAAACACTTGCTTCGGCACAGTGGGTTCGATTCCCACCCGGCCCACATGATCGTAAGTCGCTCTAACTCAACGGCAGAGGGTCAGCCTTTTAAGCTGATGGTTGTGGGTTCAAATCCCACGGGCGACACGAAAACAGAATATATGCTGCTCTAACTCAATTGGAAGAGAGCCTGGCCCTTACCCAGGTGGTTGTGGGTTCGAGTCCCACGGGCAGCACGAATCTTTGACAATGTAATAGTTGATCATGCGGCGGAGGAAACCACCTCCGCATTATGCCCCAGAAGCTTGTGTGGACTGAGCGCGGCCCTGAAGAGGCTGAGGACACGGTTCGACTCCGTGCTGGGGCACAAGATGAAAAAATATGTGATCTATGAAAATCCAAATTCAACAGAACGTGGGATTTCACCCAAAGATAGGTGGATAGGTTGTTTGAAGGTAGATACAGCAGGGCAACCAATGCAGGTTGTACTAGAGTTCGAAGCGGAGACATGGAATGAGGCCATGCAGAAGTACAATGATCATTATGGGTATGGCAAGTACGTACCCATGGAGTAAAGACTCTTAGATGACTGCCCGTTATCTTTTCTCCGTCTGGCTATGCGGGTAGTTCGACGGAGAGAAGGTATCGACCATCTATTCCTGGGTATGCAAGAGTGGGCTAGTTACGTTCCCCAGGCGGAATGGATCTCTGTAGGCGACCCAAAGCAGGGGACTGTGATCCAAGCTTGACACCCCGGAGAGACGGGGGACTATTGGGGGTTAACACAATTGGCTAGTGTGACGGTCTCTGACACCGTTTATCAGAGTTCAACTCTCTGGCCCCCAGCTATTCCGGTGTCGCTCAATGGTAGGGCGTCCGGCTTTGACCCGGAATACGGGAGTTCAATCCTCTCCACCGGAACCAACAGTGTGTAGCCTAGATGGTTCAGGCACTCCGTTCGGGGCGGAGACGACATCAGTTCGATTCTGATCACACTGACTGACGGCATCTCCGAAAGAGATGCTAATGAACCGTAGGATTGGTTTCCTCCTCCCATTACGGTGTCGAAAAGATGGGGGAATGCAAGTGTAGCTCAGATGGCAAGAGCAGCCGCTCGATAAGCGGCAGGTCACAAGTTCGAAGCTTGTCACTTGCACTGTGGCCGTAGCCAAGTGGAAAGGCGGGAGGTTGTGGCCCTCCTATACGTGAGTTCGATCCTCACCGGTCACCCTAGATGTTACGCCAGTACCAGAACGACTTGCCAAAAACATGCAGACCAACTCGCATTGCGGTTGTCATCAATGGTCTCCCCTCTCACACGTCGGGGCACCTCCTTTCTAAGTCGTCAGCCCTAAGCTGTCTGCAGGTCTTTGGGGGCTGGTGGGACCGTAACATCTTTCCGGGGTGTAGCTCAGTTGGTAGAGCGCGTGCTTTGGGAGCATGAGGTTCGCAGGTTCGAGACCTGTCACCCCGACTGGTGAATACAAGCAGTGATCTGAACGGTTACTTCATGTTGGAATGTAAAAAGCCGTTCTAATTAGTCTCTTGTGTTCGCCGCGTTTTTGTGCCAGAAGTAGTGAATTGATCGGATACTTCCATTGCAAAAGGAGGAGATGGAGGTTCAAGTCCTCTCGGTCACTTCGGTGGACGTCGTCTAATGGTAGGATGCCTAAAATACCCGATCTAAATAGTCTCTTCTAGCACATTTGATTTTGCTTCTCAGTGGCAGTGAATTGATCAGTTACTTCTCAGACCTATACTCTGAACCAAATGGACTGGTCTAAACAATCTCCGCTGAGTGGCATTTGATTTGCCAAGTGAAAGCAGTGAACTGATCGGATACTTCAATTGGAACCCGCGAAGGTGGTCCGAATCCATCCGGCCCGACTAGTCGGGCTGTAGCTCAAAGGTAGAGCACGGGTCGTAAGACACCGGTCGAATTAGTCTCTTTCATGTGGCATTAAGTTTCCTCTTTCCCGGTAGTGAGCGTAACGGTTACTTCCACTCAATAGGACATGGACCCCGAAAGGGTCCTGAAAACAGCCGTTGCAAATGGTCTCCGGGTCTGAGGATTTGATTCTCCTTCGAGCCGAAAGGAAGTGAAACATGGGTACGATCAACAAGAAGAGAGAGCCAAGGGTGCAGGCTGATAAGCACCTCAACTTCATGGGTGGTGCAGGATACTTCCTGGATGACCCTGTTCGCCAACTGGAGATGGCAGCCTCCAGTTGCTTCTTCGGAGAACCGCAGTACTACCACAGGGACAAGGATGACAAGAGGCCGGTGAGGGAATCTGACCCCCGCTCTCTTTCAGCCTCAGATGTGACTAAATTACGGGAACAGCTGAACGCCATTGACCCACAGGAATGGCGTGGACTGACCCCAAAGGCAATGATGGTCAGAGCTATCGATGCTGCTTTGGACTGTGATCCTCTGAGGACCTTAGCCCTTGCTTGCAAGTTACGGACTCGAGATCATATTAGGACTACTCCACAAGTCATTCTGGTACGAGCAGCTCACCACAAGGCGGTGAAGGGAACGAACTTGATCAGACTGTGTGGTCAAGATATTCTTCAGCGCCCAGATGAGGTTGCAGTTCAGTTGGCCTACCACTTGGAAACCTATGGAGAGAAGGCTCCTATACCCAACAGCCTGAAGAGGTTGTGGAGGAAGAAGCTCACTTCTCTTACTGAGTATGAGTTGGCCAAGTACAGACTCGAGGACAAGGAAGTCAAGCTGGTGGACGTAGTGAACCTGGTGCACCCAAAGAGTGAGGCAGTAGGCAAGTTGGTTCGCGGGGAGCTGAAGAACACAGAGACTTGGGAAGCCATCATCTCTGGCAAAGGTTCTACCAAGGAGAACTGGGAAGAGGCGTTGGAGCACATGGGACACATGGCCTTGCTCAGGAACATCAGGAACCTTCATGAGAAGGGTGTTCCGTACAAGGCATACATCCAGAAGCTGGTGGACGGGGCAAAGGGTGGGAAGCAGTTGCCATTCAGGTACTATTCGGCCTTCAAGGCTTTGGGTGAGACTCCTGGTCCAATCCAGGATGCTATCGAGACCTGCATGGAGGTAGCACTAGGTGACTTGCCACGGTTCGAGGGGAAGGCGATGTTCTTGTGTGACAACTCAGGTTCTGCTTGGGGCGCAACAACCTCTTCTATGGGCACCATGCACATAGCTGAGATTGCAAACCTGACAGCAGTACTTGGGGCCCACCTGGCTGATGAGGGCTACGTAGGTGTTTTCGGTGATGACCTTTCTACCATGCCCATTCGAAAGAAGGGTTCCATCTTTGAGCAGCTCAAGCATGTCACTGATGAGGGTAAGAATGTTGGTGGAGGAACAGAGAATGGCATTTGGTTGTTCTGGGACAAAGCCATTAGGAACAAGGAACACTGGGACAACGTCTTCGTGTTCTCGGACATGCAGGCAGGTCATGGTGGGTTGTATGGTTCAGATCCTAGGGCATATCTTCCGTACCTGTGGCACTCGGGTCGTCCGAACATAGATGTTGGTAAGTTGATCAATACCTACAGGGCAAGGGTCAATCCCAACGTCAACGTATACTTGGTCCAGGTAGCTGGATACCAAGACATCATCCTGCCGGAGTTCTACAAGAGGACATACATCTTGAGCGGGTGGAGTGAGGGGTTGTTCAAGTTCGCTCATCAGATGTCCAACCTGATGGAACAAGTGCAGACACAGAAGAAGTAACAACTAAACCGCAGGGAGACCTGCGGTCACGGGCCCGTAGCTCATTCAGGAGAGCATCCGGTTTGCATCCGGAAGGCGGTCGGGGCAGAGCCGACCGGGTCCACAAAAGGAGTTAGATGTCATACAAAGATCCAGAAGTACAAAGAAAATATGTGCGCGAGTGGATAGCTAAGAGACGCGCAGATTGGTTGTCGGATAAGTGCTGTGTTGTTTGTGGTAGCACCAGAGCACTTGAAGTGGATCACATAGACAGCAGTACAAAGGTGTCTCATAACGTGTGGTCTTGGTCTAAAGAGCGTAGAGAAGCAGAACTGGCTAAGTGCCAGGTCTTTTGTCACAAGCACCATGTGCAAAAGACATGGGAGAAAGATAGAGCTAGGGCAGTACATGGTTCGCAAAGCATGTACTGTAAACACGGTTGTAGGTGCCAATTGTGCCGAGAAGGGCATAGAAAGATCAATGCAAAGTACAGGTAGCTGGGGCTTTAGTTCATTCAGGAGAACGTCTGGTCCGCAACCAGAAGGTGCCGGGGGCAGAGCCCGGAAGCTCCACAGAACCACTTGTGAGTAACTACCTGGGAGGAAATCTAACTCCTCGTTCGGCCGGGTGGATACAGCCAGCCAGAAAACAAAGTTAGATCTTAGGCTGGTACTAGTGGTTCTTCTGGGGATGTAGCTCAATTTGGGAGAGCGTCTGCATGGCATGCAGAAGGTAGCCGGTTCGATCCCGGTCATCTCCACTCGGTAAAAAGAAAGGAAAGGAAACCAATGAAACTGCTGAAAATACACTCCATGACAGATCTGATCACAAACTCGTCCACGACAATCTACACGTATAGTGACAACAGTATTGGGGCCCTACAGAGGATGATTGATGAGTTCTTCCGTGTGCTGGGCATAGACAAGAAGTGCGCTGATGTGTTCACAGTAACTCTGGTGCTAGATGCTAACTACAGATACATTGATGAGCTTGATGAGATGGATGAGGAAGACGTTCCATCTGAGCTACGCGGGAATTTGAGCTACAATGATCGCGAAAAGCTCATCAAGGAGTACGTAGAGCGTGTTGTAAGTGGTGAGATGGAGAAGCCAGAGTGGATGAAGAAGGTAGAGAGCAATGAGAATGGCGATGGCTTAAAGCCTAGCAATATAATCAGCATCGTTCCAAAGTCGCCGGAGTATGCAGACCTGGCGAAACTGATCGTGAGCTTCCTATATTCCACCCAGCAGGAGTCTTCTTACAACGGTTAGATGATGAAGATTCGCATCTTTCCAGAACATAACTACAAGGCTATCCATTTCGAGGGTAAGACATTGCGGATAGCCTTAGATCCAACAAAGCCTATAAGCACTCTGGACTACCCAGAGTTCTATGATGTCAAAGTGACTTCTAAGTGTGGTGGGAACTGCCCCTACTGCTACCAATCGAGTAAAGCAGATGCACTCAATTGTGCGGACATAGTGGATAGGTTCGTAGGGTTCTTCTCCAGGTTCAACCAGAACCAGATGCCTTTCCAGATTGCATTTGGCGGAGGAGAGCCCACTGCTCACCCAGACTTCCTACGCCTACTAGAGGTGTGCTCCGGCATGGGCATCACACCAAACTACACAACGAATGGCATGTGGGTGTTTGAATGGAACAAGACGTCTCGGGATGTGCTTGATACTACAGTTAAGCACTGTGGTGGTGTTGCAGTATCTACACATCCCCACCTGTACAAGTATTGGCGTGCAGCTGTGTGCGTATACCTTCAGGCTGGTGTGCACACCAACTTACACGTGATCATAGGAGACAGAGAATCCATAGATAGTTTTGCTGCCATCTACCGAGAGTACACTGGCAGGATTCGCTACTTCGTTTTGCTCCCGCTTGCTGCACAAGGTAGGTCTGATTCGTCTTTCTTAGACTGGGAGTACCTCAAGTCTAAGATAGATGGCTCACCTCGAGATGTGGCCTTCGGGGCTAACTTTCACCCGTATCTGAGTAAAGAGAGTGACCGGTTCAAGGTCAGTATCTATGATCCAGAATCGATGTCAGCATATTTGGACTTGGAGACTATGAAGGTGTTCAAGTCCTCGTTCTCAAGTGAGGAGCGTATAATTCCAGGCCCTACAGGGCCTGAGGGCTGTGTAGCCTAGGCACTTGTTGCCTGAACAACACCACATAGAGGCCCGGTTTAGGGTCACACCACCTCTTGCAGGAAGTCAGTTGTGCAAGTAATCCAGATAAAGATCTGAGGGTCTCCGGCTACCTGGGCTCTAGTCCAAAGTGCCGGATAATAGGTCGTTCATCTAGCGGCTAGGATGTCAGTCTCCAAAACTGATCACGTCGGTTCGAGTCCGACACGACCTGCAACGCCTCATCAACCTGCAGCTGCCCTGTTCAGGTCTTCCACCCAAACGGGATGCGTATACTAGTTCGCGGAAGATATGCAAATGATGAGGTTCTATGGAATCGTTGGACATGTGGCAAGTCCACCTGCCTTGAAAGCAGGCAAGTCCTAGAAATAGGCTTTGAGCGTTCGACTCGCTCCGATTCCTCGAAGTAGGGAGTACAGTTGCTGCTTGCTGCCCTCCTATTCATAAGGACCACCACTGGGGTATCGGTGGTGGACTGGTGAAGACCTATTCCAGTCAACACCTAGTCCATATGCGTAGAACAAGCAGCCCCGGAGAGTGAACTGACCAGGGAGTCAGGACAGCCTGGAAAGCTGATCGCACCCGTAAGGGTATGGTTTTCGAGTAACCCGCTCTCCTCTAGATCAATATAACATGGCTAAAGTAAAATCCCCACCTAGGTGGGGATTTCACCTAAGCGGGGACTTTACCTACTACGACCTCATGAATGGTGGGCTTGGAAGTGACACACGCATGTTGTGCACAGCGAATAATCGTTTGACGATGATAGACTTGATTCTTGTGTAGCACGGACTTCTGTCTAGATCTCGCAGCAAGCGGCCAGGAAGCCAACTCACGTAGGTTGCATCTGCGGTTAGACCTGCGATTGCATCTCTAAATAGATCTGATGTAAGCCTGGTCACTTTGCCAGACGTTGGAGAGTCGACTAGTGCTCTCCACAGCCACAGTACTAGTGTTACGTTTAGCTTCAGCCACATGGTTTTGTACTGCTTATCGTTACCCCAGACGGAGTACAGAAGTTTGTATACAGCACACATTGCTTTGGCTTCGTCTGGAGTCATTTTCTCTATGATTTTGTTCGCCTGCATACTCCCTCTGTTGCTTGGGGAATCATTCTTACTGATCTCCCAGCATTGTAGAGCCGGCGACATTGATATGACTGTAGCGTCTGACTTTCCACCGTATCCTATGAAGGGGCACTCCCTTCTGATCAATTTCAGTACAGGGTAGGCGGGTTCCATAGCCTTTAGATTGTCGTCTGGGCTTCTTCGGGATAGAGAAGAGTTAGCTATCATGGCTGCAAGGCCGAGTTCAGCCATATCTTTGTATTCTCCTACTTGTACCATTGCATAGAAGGAGTCTCGATCAGTCTGCAGAGCTGCCCACATTCTATGCTGCCCATCATACAGGTATAGCTTTCCGGCCACTAACCCTACCAAAAGTGTGCCCGGTATGATGCCAGTGTTTTCTATTTCCTTCACTTGGGCCTTCACATGCCGGGTGATCTTGAGTTCGCGTTGAAAATCGGGAGTCAATATACTTTCCAACTTCGGTCTTGTTATTAGGACCAGTGCAGATACAGTCTTGATTGGGTTTTGTAGCGAGTGCTCTTGTGGGATCATTCCTGAGGTACTGAATACATTTTCCAATGTGAACATGTGTGTCCTCCTGAGGCGTTAATGAAGCCTGAATAATTTGCTTATACCCTATTAGATCGAATATTTTCATGGAAGGTATACGAATCAGGGATTCGCCCAGTCTCGAAAACTGTGGATACCGGAAACGGTATGGAGATCAAGACTTCTACCTTCCTCAAACCCTACCACTGCTTCCGCTCGGAACAGCAGACTCCCATCCCGTGGGGGAATGAGTGCGCATAATATGGCACTCGGGAAATAAATGGTGGGGCATGGAAGATTGCCAGATCGGAAATGGGTCGGTTTGCTAAGCCGAAGCCTGTGGTGATGAACCCAGAGTAGGTTCGACTCCTACATCTTCCTCAATCGTCGATTCCGTGGGCTGAAAACCGCCACGTTAGTGGTGAGAAATATCGGAGTAAGGTCCAGGGAGAACTCAGCGCTCCTGGCGTCAGACGAGGTTGGTTCCGTCAGCAAGTGGCAAGCCTGCAGTCTGCAAAACTGTAATCGTTGGTTCGAATCCAACCGGAACCTCAAGGAGGATCAAATGAATAAGCTACCAGAGAAGGCACTAGATGAGTTGTCCGACATGTTCCATAAGTTGGTACACGGGCCTTCGATTAGCAGACAGCTACTACGTCCTAGGCCAGTCAAGAAAGGACGGAAGAAGTCATGAATACTGGTGTTGCCTTCCCTAGTCAGCCCTGAAGAAGGGCTAGCCGGGGAAAGGCTCAAACATGGACCGTGTAGAAAGAAGAAGACAGTACATCAAGCACAAGGGCAGGATATGGCGGTGTAGTCACTGCAGTAAGAAACGCCCAGGTCAACCTAAGTTACCGAGAGGGGCATGTTATGTTGATTTGGGCAGGTCACCAAAGCGCGGAAGAAATCGGTGGAGGCTTGATCTAGATTTGTTTGAATGAAAACTGTCAGCAAACCCTCCTGGCCGCCCTTGGGTGGTTCCAAGTAATCACCGGGAGCTGTTACTGAACAGGTCTGAGCAGTAGTGTTTCCTGACCAGTCCCGCTGCTCAGTTTGCGGGTGTAGCTCAGTTGGTAGAGCGTCTGCTTGCCAAGCAGAAGATCGTGAGTTCGATTCTCATCACTCGCTCAAGGAGAATACATGTAATGAGGCCGATAGTGTGCTATTGCCATGAATGTAGACCGCAACCAGAGTGGTGCAACTGCCACATATGTAGACCCAGGACAGATTGTCACAAATGCAAGAGTGGGCTAAAGAAGCCCACTACGGGCCCCCTTCCCTCTAACACCAGAGGGTCTGTCAGAGAGATTTGCGGAAGTCTATCAGACTGATGTTTCTTGGTTTTCCGTGTGAGAACCAGCTCTTCATCAAGTCGAGGAGTTTGGGTTCGATCATATGCTGTGGTATTGTGCTGTGATCATCGTATTGCAGGGCCATATACACTTGCCGTAGTTTGAGCGGGCTGAAAGCGCCTCTAAGGTATCTGGTAGCGAAGGGTTCTGGATATTTTGCTACCTCTTCTAGTGTTAGTACTAGGTGCTCTAGATATTCTGCTGATGGGGCGCTGAACTTAGTACCTGATTCTGGCATGTAGTTTCCCTTTCTATTTTCCTTATACCAGCATTCTAGAAAATAGCTTACAGATCAAAATGCGCTCGTAGTCTAAGTGGATTAGGCACTGGCCTCCTAAGCCGGTTTATGTCGGTTCAAATCCGACCGAGCGCTCAATACTCTTATTGATGTCCGGGAAGAGCCGCAAGGAAGTAGGCATACTATCCTTGTCGCACATCCTGACTACATATAGGGGTTCCTAGGGTAGTACGCTGCAGCTACAGGCCCTAGGTTTGCAGGTGTAGTTCAATGGCAGAACGTCAGTTTTCCAAGCTGATTACGAGAGTTCGATTCTCTTCACCTGCTCAACTCCTGGTGGCTCCTGTTCTACTGATCCCTCCAGCTGTCTACATCAACACCAATCTAGAGCCCGGTGTAGATGGCTGCTTCAGTACGGGCAGGAGCCAGTAGCGTGCCGATGTAGTTCAGTTGGTAGAGCACCCCGTTGGTATCGGGGAGGTCGGGAGTTCGATCCTCCCCGTCGGCTCAAAAGAAAGGATTTCAAAAATGCTTCAGTACACTGGAAAGTTCGCTACCTGCCAGGTAATGATCGATGAGATAGAGGAGGCTATAGCGGACACTGTAGAAATCGTGCATGTGGTAAAGCCTGTATACAACTTCAAGGCAGAGTGATTCCCTGGTCCAGCCACCTGCACGGTGGTGAGGGTAAGTTGCTGCGGAGCAGTCGCCAGGAGTTACGTCTTCTTGAAGACCAGTCCAGATCTAAGGTAGTGGTTGTACGGGTTCTCATTTTTCCGCGCCACTTCTCGAGTGATCATGGTCTTGGGATTGTCTAGCACGAACCCGGCAGCAGCAAAGAACCCTAACCAGTAGTCTTCGTTCCGGCAGTTCACATGATGGTACCCCTGCTGCCCAGGGAAGGCATGTGTGACCAGTACAAGTGGGGCGGATTGAAAGGCGGGAACAAGATTGGAGATGTATTGCTCCTCCACATGTTCCAGGAACTCACAGGCCCACACTAGATCAAACTTCTGCTCAGGTGTCCACTTACCTTTGGTGAAGTCCCATTGAACGATGTCAGGGTCTTTCTGTGGCACACCTTCTAGACCCGCGACTTTGCATCCAAGTAAATCGCGGAAGTATTGAAGGGCTTGACCTTCTCCACACCCTACATCCAGCACAGACTTGACGCCTAGTTCTTCTACCAACCATTTCCAGAGGTCAGGGTAGAAGGTAGCTTCATCACCACCAACTAGATAGCCACCAAGGTGGCCGGCTGCAACATAGTTCATGACTCGACCTTACCACAACTTGACGTGCCAGGTGTTGACTTCTGGGAAGTCACTTCATTCGTAATGAAGCAAGGCGGTTCGATTCCGACTCCTGGCTCTATCTGGTACACTCTTCATATAGATTACGTGATGCGGGATCGCCTAGTTCGGTCTAAGGCACATGGCTCATACCCATGCATCGGTGGTTCAAATCCATCTCCCGCTACTGCCCACATAGCTCAGCTGGAAGAGCGCCTGATTTGTAATCAGGAGGCCACGTGTTCGATTCACGTTGTGGGCTCAAAATGATTTCATTTGAAGAGGTATTCAAGAAGCACACTGCCAAGATCAGGTACTTGGCTTTCCGCGTGTCGCGTGGTTTTGGTGGAGAACAGCAGCTTGATGAGCTGGCGGCAGCAGGTAACTTGGCGCTATGGAAGTGCTATCAAAGATTTGATTCAAAGCGTATGTCAGAATCCGACTTTTGGCAGTACGCACGCAGGCGTGTTACAGGATCTATGATCGATACTTTGCGAAGTCAGGGGTTCGTCAAAAGGCAGCAACAAAATCTGGATAAAAGCAACGCTCTAAATAGAGCACCATGGGCTGCCACACAACCGGTGTCCATTGACTCCATAAAGACGCTGCCATCTTTGTCGAATCCTCTCGAAGAGCTGATGTTCAAGTGTGATTGTAACTTTGCCAGGGAGTTGGTTTCTGAACTTCCGCCCAGACTTCAGTACGTAATCCGCATGTTCTATGTAGAGAACATGCCATTGGCGGAGATAGGAGATAATCTAGGAGTTTCTGATGCACGGATATGCCAGCTCAAGCTAGAGGCATTGGCTCTCATGCAGGAGTGGGCTAAGGAGAGACTATGGAGGTAGCTGAGATCGTATGTCTGATGTGGGGCACCCTCAATGTAGGATTGCTGGTTCTCTTTGTTTGGGGAGAGATCAAAGCAGAAAGGTACTGGAACAAGATGGATAGAAGATTGTATGGCCTAGACTAAGTAGTATTCATTGCTGGATGGGCTAATTGGCAAGTCCGCCGCCTGTTACGCGGTACGATGTAAGTTCGAATCTTACTCCAGCAGCTTGTGGATGCGTGTGGCATGATGCCACCAAGAGGTAACCGACAAAGGTTAGATACCTGGGTTTGATCACCCTAGAGCTCCTCAATGATACGGTAAGAGTCCGTACGCCTCCAGTTATGCGCCTGTACGTCAATTGGATAGACTACTAGCCTTCTAAGCTGGTGGCTGGGGGTTCGAATCCCTCCAGGCGCGCATAATGCCCACATAGCTCAATTGGATCAGAGCATACCCCTCCGAAGGGTAAGGCTTCCCAGTTCAAATCTGGGTGTGGGTACAGTAAATGGCCTCGTCGTCTAATCCGGCTTAGGACACTGCCCTCTCACGGCAGGAATGCAGGGTTCAAATCCCTCCGAGGTCACCATGGCTCCATCGTCTAACTTGGTTTAGGACAACGGCCCTTCAAGCCGTGAATGTGGGGTTCAAATCCCCCTGGAGTCACCACGCCCCTGTAAGTCTAATTGGAAAGGAACAGACGCTACGAACGTCTGGGTGGGGATTCGAATTCCTCCAGGGGCACTAAGCCAGCAATCCAAGTGGTTGGGACGGACGCCTCATAAGCGTTTGGAGTGGGATCATACCCCGCTGCTGGCACAATTTTACGGGAGCGTCGTCTAGTGGCCAGGACGGTTGCCCTACAAGCAACTCATCGAGAGTTCGAGTCTCTCCGCTCCCACTGTCTTTTCTGTACCGCCGAAATAAGGAGAGTGCATGTACGAAACCATTCAAGATCGATTCAACGCATTTCATGCTAGCAATCCTATTGTGTACAAGGAGTTGGTACGACTAGCAACAGATATGAAGAACAAGGGGCACAACAAAATAGGTATTAGGATGTTGTGGGAGGTTATGCGCTGGAACATTCTGATGAAGGTGGTAACTATTTCAGATGACTATAAGTTGAACGATCACTTCACCAGCAGATATGTTCGTTTGATTACAGCAAACGAACCACTCCTAAAGGATGTGTTTGAACTGCGTGAACTAAGGGCGCAGTAGTTAGATTGGCTAAAGTCAGTCCAAAGGGCTGACCACAATGGTCTCATCGTTCAGCCAGGTAGGACATCTGATTGTCGATCAGAATACGCGGGTTCAAATCCCGCTGAGACCGCTTTGACTAGAGGTCACAAATACAACTGGAGGAAATGATGGCTGTGAAAGACGCCTACTTTGGATTCGGAATTAGCCCGACAAGAGTAAAGCCAGTCCCGTGGGATAGAAACGATGTTGTTGGCGCACTACCAGGGTATGTCATGGAGACTGGTGGTCCTTGTGTGGCTAAATTATCTGTGGCTTGTGGGCCTGAAACTGGTAACTCTGCGGACACGGTATTGGAAATAGAGGACTTAGGCAGTTTCCAGATGTTTGCTCATGTCACTGATAATGGGCATTCAGTAGGTCATGAAAAAGTACAGATCCGATTCAAAGGGGAGTGGGAACGTGCCATGTTGAAGGCATTCTGCCAGCTAATCATTGATTTCATAGAAGAAGATGCTGAAGACGAGAAGAGGATAAGATCGTTATAGGTTCGATCCCGCTGTAGCTTAATTGGATCAAAGCCTGCAGAGCTTGACGTGCTCTAACATGTGTTGTATGGTTGGTTCATGCCGACTTGTGCAAAATGTGGTCGTAGGTTTGACAAGGTACACAGACTTGGTAGGCCCGTACGAACAGGCAAACCTAGGAAGTACTGTGCATCTTGCAAACCTGTGGGTTTAACCATGCATAAAGAGACGCACGGGGAGTGTACCTGCACAGTGTGTGGTAGGCGATATACATACAACAGGAAGAAAGGACACACTAGATCGAAGTGCGGTACATGTTCATGCAATCAGAGACGCTTTGATGTCAAGAAGCGGGCAGTGGCATATAAGGGTGGAAAGTGCAAGTTTTGTGGCTACAAGAGATGTATGAGGGCTCTGAAGTTCCACCACAAGGACCCAGCAAAGAAAGACTTCAGTATAGCAGGCAATCATTGCAGGGCATGGAGTGTTGTGGTTAAGGAGCTGGATAAGTGCGTTTTGGTATGCTCCAACTGCCATGATGAGATACATGAAGGATTGATCAGCCTGGCATAGCACAATTTGGTGGTGCAATGGCTCTATAAGCCGGAGGTTGAGTGTTCGAATCACTCTGCCAGGACTATAAGCGGGAGACCCTGACAAGGCTTCGTGTCGGTTCGACTCCGACCGGCGGGACAACTTATGGGGGAGTAGCAGAACTGGAACATGCTCTGGACTTAAAATCCGGCGTCGAAAGGCACTGTGGGTTCGAATCCCATCTCCCCTACTAACGTGATCGTGGTGGAATTGGCATACACACTGGCTTGAGGTGCCAGGCCGAAAGGCATTGAGGGTTCGAGTCCCTTCGATCACACCATGCGAGGGTAGTCCAATTGGCAGGAGACACATGCCTTAGGAGCATGCCAGTGTGGGTTCGAATCCCATCCCTCGTACAAATGCCCAGGTAGCCCAACGGAAGAGGCACAGCGTTCAGAACGCTGAAAGGTGTGAGTTCAAATCTCATTCTGGGTACCACGAAAGGAAGTTCATGAAGGCATGTTCTCTATGCGGAAAGCGTAAAGAATACTCCGATTTTCCGATCAACAAGACTAGATCTGATGGATTTGGATACATATGTAAGGAGTGTCAGAGATCATATGCAAGGAAACACTACTATGCTAATAGACAGTACTACAGGGATAAGGCCAGTAAGTTGAATGGTGATCCTAGAGCGGTAGCAATGGCAAACGCACGTAGTCGTGCACATAGAAGTCGCCTAAGTGTGGCCCAGTTAATAGTACTGGACAGCAAGAAGAGTGATAGAAAACGCGGGAGGGAGAATACACTAGAGTTAGAGCATGTGGAAGACTTGATCGCGCAAGGTTGTTCCTACTGTGGTGAAAGAAACATGAGGATGACTTTAGATCGTATTGACAACAATCTAGGGCATGTGCATGACAATGTCATAGCGGCATGTATCCGATGCAATTATTTACGAAGAGACATACCCTACTCCGCGTGGTTGATTTTGGTGCCGGCCATACGGGAAGTAGTAAGACGTGGCTTGTTTGGTACATGGACTGGGAGGTGTGATAACACACGCAAGTAGCTTATGCCGGCATACCCCAATTGGAAGAGGGAATAGGCCCAAACCCTATTAGTTGAGGATTCGAATTCCTCTGCCGGTACAAATGGAGACATCATGAACAACTGCAGAAGTGTTTTAGAGCTACTGAGATACGCTGAAGAGATGGTGATCCAAATATGTGAATTGCCACCCACCTTAGATGTGCAAGATGTGTCTGTGCAGATAGGCGGGGATGGGGTGACTGTATCGTACACATGGAAGCCACCTACTCCAGTTGTCCGCCTGACGTTCGATATCTCGAGAGGCACTTGACTTTACTAAACCTGTGCGTATCCTAGACTCATGATTTCGCGTCATTAACACCGGCCCAATTACTCAGTACATCATTACTCGAGAAGACCTGCCGAGAGGCATACAAGCCGCCCAGGTCGCTCATGCAGCCGGTAGCGTTGGTAAACATCCTGCAGAGACACATGTTGTTGTCTTAGCTGCGAAGGATGAGTTCGATCTACTAGATTTGTCTACTGGACTAGTAGAGGCTGGTATAGAGCACACAGTTGTGCGGGAGCCAGATCTGCCGTGGAATGGTCAGGCTATGGCGATAGGGTGTGGTTTGTTGAGAGACAGACGATCTATAAGAAAGGTGGTGTCGAACCTGCCCCTACTCAAGTAGTTATGCGGCGGTCGTCTAAGATAGGTAGCCCTCGAAAGGGGTTGATGGTGGTATCAAATCCATCCTGCCGCACTAATGGGTCCGTGGCGCAATGATGGCGCACCAAGAGTAATGACCTTGGAGGTTGTTGGTTTGAGTCCAACCGGACCCACAGATTTCCGATGGAGGTTAAACTAGCAAGGAGAGAATCATGTCAGCTGCAACAATGGTCCTAGTACTGGATGCGGAATTCATGCCGTTGAGGATAGACCCTCTGCGGAGAGCATGGAAGAAGATCGTTCTAGGTAAGGTAGAGGTTATCCGTCACTCGCATGATCAAACTATTACAGTTTCAGGACGTGCGACACCTCTGCCTTCAGTAGTTAGGCTACTGAAGCACTTCAATCGGAACAGGATAAAGATCAAGTTCTCGAGATTGAATATATATGCCCGCGATGATTTCAGGTGTCAGTACTGTGGCGAGCAATTCATGACAGAGGACCTGACTTTCGACCACGTCTTTCCACAGAGTCGTGGCGGAAAGACAGAGTGGACGAACATTGTTTCGTGCTGTGTTCCGTGCAACCATGCCAAGGCCAACAGGACTCCTGAAGAGGCAGGCGTGCATCTGATAACGAAGCCGAGAAGGCCATACTTTGTACCAGTGACAGATGTACGTATGGACCTGAGGCACAGGCCGAAGGAATGGGACGACTACTGGTACGTCAGTTTGAAGTAGGGCTAAAAAAGAGACTCCACGGGCTTTGGGCCCGTGGAGTACTCTGCTTGTGCTTCTTTAGCCTACCTCTACAGATGCCCGTCGTCTGGATGATCGAGTGGAATCAAGCTGCTAGAATCAAGTGGGGCCAAGATGTTGGAATCATCGGAGCCATCCGCTTCTTCAAGCTGCGTGTCATCTACTGGCTCTAGACATTCCTTCAAGGTTGCCGGAATCACCTTTCCATTCTGATCAACCCTTTCTGGTCTTGTGAAATTCCACAACTCACCAGCTGGAGTTGTAACTGTCCAGATGCCCACAACTTCTCGTATGTGACATCCCTTACTCTCCAACTCGTCTCTAAGCACTTTTTTGATGTCCATGTTCATGCCCTCGCTGCAGTCCTATCCACACGGTACAGGTGGGGCAGGAGTGCTTCTAGACTCCGAATGTTGTTGAGTGCTTTGGTCAGACTCTCCCTTCGTTTACCCTCACTTCCTGTGGCGGCCTCATTCAGGTGTTTCCTGGTGATAGGCACCAGCTTGTGATCAGGGGTTCTAATGGTTTCGAACAGCCTGAACTTGTCCTCCGCGTCTGATAGATCTATGGCAAGCTTTCTGATCAAATCTGGTTCTGGCATAGAGTTCCTCCACTGTTCTTATCCCAGAATATGTGTAAGTTTGACACAGTGCAATTAGACGCAGTCTAATTGCAGCGCGTTAGACTTTGTTGTGATATGCTGGCGGCATGGCACAAACCACTCGTCCCAAGGTACTGGCAGTTGATCTAGACGGTACTCTCCTCGAAGATGATCACCCAGACTTGGGAAAACCCATACCTGGTGTTGTAGCAGTTCTACGTGCTGTAAGAGCGGCTGGCTGGAAGATTACAGTTTGGACTGTCCGAGATGAGGATGCGGAGGTAAGGAAGCATCTCAAAGCTGCTGATGTACCTTTCGACTACATCAACGAGAATCCTTTTGGTCCGACGAACGGAAGCAGGAAGATCTATGCGGATGTCTACCTAGACAACCATGCTATCCAGTTCAACGGGGAGACTAGAGGACTGGCGGAAGAGATCATAAACTTCAAGTCTTGGGAGAAGAGAAACCCTGTGTCAGGAGAGTAGTTTCTGATGTTGACCTGGGTGGGCGCGTAGAGGGATACTAATGTCGTACGTTTTCGACTGTTGAGAAGGAGCGAAACATGAACTCAAGACTGCAGCACATCCTGACCTTGCTAGGCGTCATTGCTATTCCAGTACTCACCATTTGGCAAAGTGGCTCTGATCTGGCTGCAAAAATAGCCATGTCGGTTGCCACCGCACTGGCTCTGTGGTTTGACCCAGCACAACGCAAACAGATTTATCAGATCGCTCTTGGTGCACTAGCAATTCTAGGTCCTGTGGGTGTCATACTACTCACACATGTGACCCCAGGTTCTGCAGTGTGGGGCTACATAAGCATTGCACTGGCTGTCTTCACGAACTTGACGAAGGCATTTACCGGGCAGGACTCCGCTAGTAAGCCTTTGGCAGCTGTTGGAGTATCGTCTACAGAACAACCGGGCAGATAGCCATGAAAACACTACGAATCACATTGATGGTCTCATCTCTGGTGGGGTTGTTCATATGCATTCTAGGAATGACTGGCTGTCCTCAGCCGCCAGTTCCTACACCAGTTCCAGGACCCACACCAGCCTACGATGCTGCTCCTGCACCAGTGGCAGACGCGGCTTCTGACGTGTCAGAAGCCGATGTAGTACCGCCTTTACTGGATGCTTTTATTCTTGCAACGGCAGATTGTGGTATGGCAAGTGTGAAGAATTCTCTATCTACATCCAGGCCGCCAGTAGAGACATGTCTCATACTGCCCGCTCTTGATGTTGCTAGACAGTGTTTACTGAAGATGATGCCTACCTGGTCTCTAGATGCGATAGTGTGCTCCGTAAGATCTGTAGGCATGTCAGCATTCAAAGCCCAGGCAGCTGGATTAGCTACAACATCTCTGCTGTTGGAAGCCTCCATGTCCAGAATGTTCATCGTGGCAGAGAAGTTCTCCATCAGAAACTGAGGAATTTATGGAAACTCCTATGATCTCCAGATGTCTTGGTAAGAAGCCGTATGTCAAGGACTCAAAGGATAGAGCACTAAAGGATTACCTAGACAAACGCATTCTGGCAAATCAGGTACCGGCTGCCTTGAATATGGCTACCTGCTTCGCAGCTCCTGATGGTAGCCAGCCTGCCTGGGACTCAGATCCTTTGGGCAATGATAGGGCTGGAGATTGTGTATTCGCAGGCCCTGGCCATATGACGACCCTAGTAGGAGCCCTTACTGGTAAACAGTCAGTGGTAACGGCTAACATGGTTCTGTCTATCTATTCGAAGCTCACTGGGTATGATCCAGTGAGCGGAAACAATGATGATGGGTATGTCCTCAGAGATATGTTGAACTATTGGAAGGGCACTGGACTGTACGGCCACAAGATACTGTGCTTTGCGTCCGTGAACTACAAAGATCCTGACGAAGTGGCTATTGCCCAGTGGCTGGGGTGTGGAGTACTAGGAGGTTTTCGACTACCACTTGCTTCACAGAACCAGACGGATGCCCAGGGTAAGCAACTGTGGCATGTACCCAAGGGTGGGTGGCCATCGGGACAGGGTCCCGGTTCTTGGGGTGGGCACTGCATTTTTATCCCAGGAACATCTCCTGGTATGGATGAGGGGAACTCCTGGGGTGATTCTACTCACTGGACGGCTGATTGGAGAAATCAGTGCTGTGATGAGATGTGGCTGGTGATTATGGATGATTGGGCAGTGCTAAACGGCAGGTCTCCAGTAGGATTCTCGCTACAAGATCTGCTCAATGATGTGGCCTCTAGATAAGGATGGATCAAATGAAAATTCTGAAACAAGTCTACGCACCTAGCCTGAAGAAAAACGTCGTATTCGGTCGTAAGCGTCCTGTCGCCATTGGACCACACTTGAGAGCCTCCAAATACCTGGCAGCCAATCTACCCGCTCCTCCAGCTACTTGTAGCTACACCTCGGCAGCTGCACAAGCACTAGCCCAGATGTACGGAAATGACAGCCTCGGGGATTGTGTCATAGCTGGTGGCTACCACATCGTGGGCGTAGAAACAGGCAATGCAGGCAAGGCTTTCATTGCTACACAAAAGCAGATCATAACAGACTATAGTGCTATAGGTGGATATGTTCCAAGTGATCCAAGTACGGATCAAGGTTGTGATGAGCCCACAGCCCTCAATTACTGGCAGAACCACGGTTTCGCGAATGGTACCAAGATACTGGGGTGGTTGTCAGTAGATCCCTCTAATCTCACCCAGGTACAGCAGGTATTGTGGCTGTTCGAGAACGTCATGTTTGGTGTTGAGATGCCGGATGCATGGGTTAACCCATTCCCCAGTGCATCCGGATTCACCTGGGGTGTGTCTGGAGCTCCAGACCCAGAGAACGGTCACTGTTTTGTGGGTGCCGGTTACAACAGTGCGGGTGTTCAGATTGATACCTGGGCCATGATGGGTACTGTTACCTGGGCAGCTCTACAGAAGTACTGTGCTGCTTCTGCTTATGGTGAGTTGTATGTCATGATCACGCCAGACCAACTGGCAAAGGGGCAGACTAAGGCTCCTAATGGTTTCGCTTGGGCAGACCTGATCAACGACTTTAACACTCTGGGTGGACACGTACCAGTACCACCAGCTCCCACACCTCCAGCACCCACTCCAACTCCGCCAGCTCCTACACCTCCTGTGCAAGCTACAAGAACCATTGTGATCACAGGTGCGACCAAGGTGACTATTGACGGAAAAGTAGTCTGATGAGGCACTACTTCTGGCTGTTGGTTGTCCTAGTATCGGCCTGCTCTACCACCAAGTACACACATGGCATTCCAAACCTGGTTCAGGTCCGCTCTGATGTGTGGAGGTCTGGGCAACCAACAACACTGGAGCAGTGGAAGTATCTGCACGATGAGCTAGGTATCAGGAACTCAGTAAAACTGGACTTTGACAGTGAGGGCACAGACGATTCTGCCAGACTGTTCGGAGTAGAGGTTTACCCGATCAGCATTGAGCCTAGAACCGATGCTGACGCTCTAATACCCGCAGTGGTGGATGTTATAGAGAGGCCAGAACAAGATCGAATAGCAGAGCTCAAGAGGGTCGTAGGTAAGATAAAGAGTGCAAATGGATCTAGTGGTGCGTGGTTAGTACACTGCAAGAATGGCCACGATAGAACGGGCATGGCCATTGGTTTCATACGAGTGCTAGTGGATGGGTGGACTAAAAAAATGGCGTATGATGAGATGTTGGCAAGGGGTTTTCACCCAGAGTTAATAGGGCTTGTGCGGGAATGGCATGCTTTTGAGGTCACTGAAGATGGAAAGTGAACTAAGAAACGTGTCCATAGAAGGACCCGACCTTTGGAGGGTCGGGTTCTCCTACGGAGCATTGTTTGCTATCAGGTATCTCAGTGGCCTAGTAGAGATTTGTGACACCTATTGTGATCATACGGGTGTCTACTTCACCTTGAGGAATCTAGACAAGACAAACACACTGTTTCACACAGGTGTTCTCAGGGGCACCAAGATAGACAGTGCGAAGTTGACCCAGCAGCCAATCCTTGTGGAGTTACCGAGTTCCACGAGCCCCACGAGTCTGCCAGTCTGTGACGGACACTATATCTTCCAGTAGCCTAGCCAGATTGGTCTGACAGGTATTGATGGCGTTGCCATCTAAGTCACGTAGTGCCAGCACTACCTCATCAGTCAGATTCTTTCGCAGGTCGTCTGACAGTGTGGCCAGTTCATGAGATCTAACTACCACCATGTCAAACATGCGTACGGCAGCTTTAGTGTGTTTGGGGTCACCATCTTCACTAGGGGCAGCATCTTCTGTTAGTTTGCGCCTACTGGTTTGTCTTTCTGTCTCTGCGATCATCTTTGGCAGTTCTTTGCTCTGCTCTTCTTTGTCCATAGCTGACAGGACAGTTGCCTGCCTCTTAGTGATGTCTCCATCTTCGTAAGCTGCGCGAGCCTCCTTGATCAGGTTCTTTACAGCCAAGGCACGATCTACCGTAGACCGACTGACCTTGGCGTCCTTGGCCACCTCTGCTACGACCTCACTAGTGTGTACTGGCTTGTCCTTTGGTCCTTCTAGCTCCATCTTCTTTTTCTTCAGCTCTACAAGCCTTCTGAGGGCCGCATCTTGTTCGGCAGAAGTCATGTCCTCTCTTTGCATATTTTCGTAGATGGACACTTCAGCTGCCTCGATATCCCCCAGATCTTTCACGAGGCATGGTACTGTCTTCAGCTTGAACTTCCTGGCGGCTAAGAATCTACGTTCACCAGCGATATACTCGAAGCCCTTTCCTTTGGGGCTTTTGACTACTGTGATCGGATGAATCATCCCCACCTCTTGGATGCTTCTTCCTAGATCTTCTATGCGCTCTTGATCTATCTCCCTCTTCCAGTGGTGCTTGCTCTCTCGAATTTCACCTGTCGGTATCTCCTTGAGCTTCATCTTCGGCATTTCGGGCTCCTTGTATCGGTTTGGGGTTTGTTGTATCTTACACGTGTTGGCAGAACATCCTAGGGTTGTCCTAGGGCGAAGTCCAACCGGAGGAACAAATCATGTACAGAAATCAGATTGAGCTAGAGGTACGTGTTCATGGTAACCCAGCTCGAGAGTACGTAGATCGTGAGGGTACGACGTGGGTGGAGGGACGGGAGGGTAGTGAGTACATCCTACGTGTGGTCAATCAGACCTACGGTAGGGTTCTGGTAGTTACTAGTGTGGATGGGTTGTCTGTGATGGATGGGAAGGCAGCTAGCCTGAGCTCAGATCAAGGCTACATCCTTGGGGCTAGGGATAGCATGGCTATCCCTGGCTGGAGACTAGATAACGATAGCGTGGCAAAGTTCAAATTCGGAAAAGCTGGTAGTAGCTACGCTTCTGTTTCTGGACACCCTATGGACATCGGCGTGATCGGATGTGCTGTGTTCCTGGAGCAGTATGTGCCACCTCGTAACTACGAACCCTTCACCAAGAAGTACATGCATGACCCAGGTCAAGTGATATGTCGCATGGGTCCCACATTTGGTGCAGCTTGCTTCAACATGTCAGCAGAGTCCGTTTCTATGGCTGCGGATTGTGCAGCACCCTCGCTAGGAACAGCGTTTGGTGAGAAAACCGGGCATAGGGTCACCGAGACCACCTTCACGCGCCAGGAGCCAGCTCACGAGGTTCTGAGCGTACGCTATGGCACCAGGGAGGAGCTGATACGGCATGGGATAGACCTGAATCAAAGGCCAGTGGTAGGCAGGGCACCCAATCCATTCCCGGCTGATAGGGGGTGTGTACCACCTTCAGGCTGGTCAGGGCGCTAATCCCTAGTGCGACGCTTCAGGGGCCTCTGCAGGTATGGGAGTCCTGTAGGGGCCCATGAGTGTCTCTCCATGATCTAGTCTGTAGGCCAACTCTTCAGCAGATACCTCTTTAACTCCTAGAGATTGCATGTCTGGGTGATACTTACACGCTGGGCATCTTCCAGTGTTATCCAGGAATGCTTTGCAGCTGTCATCGTGGTACATCAGTTTTGGCATTTGGTTTCCTTTTGATCGAGTTTGAGGCTCTGAATACTGGGCAACCTAGTGGCATATTGGCTGTAATCTCCACAGACATTGCCATGATCTGTCTGAAGTAGCCATCCATCCATGCGTTCTCATCTTCCCCTTCTTCCAGGGGTTTTACCAGTATGTCAGCAGCGGAGCTGGAGCAGCTGAACCCATAGGGATCACAGTTCCAGCGCAGGCTATTTACTATCCATCCCTTTTTCTTTGCTAGCTCTTGCCAGTTGTCTCGAACATTGGAGTAATCTACCAGTTCCGTCATGGTAATGATCGAGGCCATAGTGCACCATAGCGCTACGCAGTATTCATAGCCTTCGAACTCTAGAATTCCGACCTTGTTTGGTAGTGGGCCATGGCATGGGTGTAGCCAGTCTAGAATTTCTCGGCCGGTCCATTGGCCAGGTTCTCGCATTAACAGATCGCGTAAGTAGGCAGCAGGCATTCGCACTCCTTCGTTAAGATCTAGAACTACTGGATACTTATCACACTCTCTCTGCAATAATTGTAGTTGTGACGCAGCGTGATCAGATCAGAAAATATAGTGAAATCATTGGGATAAGTCCTACAGTCCTTCCGACTGTAATCTATTTTGAACAAATGCCCTTGACAAGATCGAACGGGGGTATATGTTCACGGTTGGCTGAAGTACATGTTCGATCAACACAGACAATGGAGGCACGTATGTTGTACCGTCAGGATCATGTTAGACTGCTCAAGGTTTTTGCTAAGGAGTTGCCGAAGCGGCCGAGTTTGAAGGTAGCCGATTTGACTAAGGCGTTCTCTGATATTCAGAAGCGCAAGCCAGATTGTGCTAGTTTGAGCCCTGATAGGGCCTGCAGGAATGCTCTTCGTAAGCCACGTGCTGAGGGGCACATTGAGATTGCGGAGCGTGGGGAGTACAGGCTTACGCAGAAGGGTGTTGCATTCTGCAAGACTTTGGACAAGTTCGAGGCTGCTCCAGATCGAAAGGACGGAGAGCCACGCACCAAGAAGTCCAAGGGTAAGAAGGCTGCGAAGAAGGTGGCCAAGAAGGCAACTGCAAAAAAGGCAGTTGCGGAAAAGACAGTTGCAGAAAAGTCTGCATCAGTGACAAAGGCAGTCAAGAAGGCTGTGGCGCCCAAGAAGGAATCCAAGTCATCTGCCGAGAAGAAGGTAGAGGCATCAGAGCCCAAGAAGACGAACGGAAAGAAGTCTTCGCCAATCTTGCCGCCATCCAGGAAGGCTTCAAAGCCCACTGCTGCAGAGCAGGCTGATGCTGCGGCTATTGCTGCAGAGGCAGCTTCAGAGGACCCAGATGAGGTGGGCGGTGACCCAGAACCGACAGAAGATCTTGCAGATCAACTGAGCCTCTAGTTAGCAGAGTACGAGTTCACAGGAAGAGCCCCCTAGTTAGGGGGCTCTTTCCATTTATGGAGGTTTCATGTCTGATCATCCAGAAAAGCAAGACGTACTGGGAGAGTACAAAGCTGTACTTGCTCAGTGTTACGAACTACAAAAAGTGCTGGAGGATAAACTGATCGCATGTAACAATGCGGATATTTTTCCATCACCGCCACCATTGACCAGATTCAGACTGCCCGAGACTAGGGACAGCATCACACACAACGTAAACTTCAGGGTGGATGGTGAAGACTTAGCTGTGTACATACAGCCCAGTTTCTACAGTGATGGTGTGATGGGAGAGGTGTTTCTAAAGGCAGACAGGCAGGGATCTTTTGTGTCCGGCCTGACGGATGCTATATCAATCATTCTCTCTGTAGCACTTCAGTATGGCGTCCCACTTACGCACATAGTGGAAAAGCTGAAGGGGTCTAGATCTGGAGAAGGCGTGTGTGCGTTGGGAACTCCTCCGATCAAACGCTGTAAGAGTGTAGTAGACTACTTGGCACAGTGGCTTGAACGTGCAGTTTCGCTAAAATCGTGTGATAAGAAACAAGCATAGAGGTGTTGACCTAGACTAGGTTCTTGGTCAATGTATACTAACAGTCAGTTCTAGGAGATATTCATGCAAGAAGAGTCGACCACTGTACTGGACCAGGATCAGATGGAGCAGGTTAAGGCAAGGACTCTGTGGGAGTACACAACAAAAGAGGAGCGAGAAAAGATCAAGAACAGGATCATTGCTATTGCTCCTGTGGCGCGTTCTCCAAAGGCAAAGGATATCCTTCATAAGATCAGTCAGGAAGAAAAGGTTGAGGACCGTGAGGCTGCCTTACTGTGTACGCTGATAAAGAGAGTAGATGCTTGGGGCAGAAATAAGTTAGCTTTTGTAGCACGGAATGCTTCAGATGAGGCGGGTAGGTTGATAGCGAGTAAAGTAAAGCTGCTCAAGGAGGCAGAGACGGCGCACAATCGACTGGTAGAATCTGCCAAGGCTAGGGTCAAGAAGGCCATGTCCCAGCTGCAAGAACAACTCGATGAAGAGTTGGATAAGTTGTCTACTGATAGAGATGCTGCTGGAGACAAGATACGTATTGAGTTCCAACCCAAACTTGATCAACAAGAGGCCAGGTTGAAGGCGATCCGTATCTATGTGACTGATGCAGCAGGCAAGTTCACTTCGCGTATTCAAGGCATGCCTCTCTACGATCTAGAGAGGATTGCAGAGGGCAAGGTTGTGCGAGTCTTAGAAGATTGTGATGGTGTGGAGCAAACTGTTGAGGTCATGTGCCCGGACATGATCCGTGAAACTGTAGAAGGGCCCTAGATAATGATGGCTGGCGTAATAACCGCCGCCATCATGGCACTTGCTCCTATTAAAGTAGCAAGTGTGGTGGATCTATATACCAGTGCCATAGTCCGGTCTACGGAGGCACGGGATATAGATCCACTGCTAGTCGTCTCCATAATTCATGTGGAAACTGGTGGTAGGTGGGAAAGTGATCTAATTAGCCCATCACATGATTACGGGCTGATGCAGCCCCATGTTAGCAAGACCACCAATGTGAATTATATAGGTAGAGAAGAGGAGCTACTTGATCCGGACACCAACATAGAGATTGGTGTGATTATGCTGATCTCTTGGAGGAAGTACCACTCGAAGCACTGTAAGGGTAACCATCACAAATGGTGGGCACACTACAAATGGGGCGTTGAAGTCAAAGACAATATCTACAGCAGGAAAGTGTATAGAGTCTACACTCGCGTGAAAAGGCGTGTACACCTACTGTGCGACCTAGGAGGAAAACATGATCATAGTTGTGGAGGGGTTGGATGCCAGTGGCAAGAACACACAAACCAGAATTCTAGAGAGGTTGCTGCATCCATCCCAGAGAATTTCATTCCCACGATACGAAGGTCCATTTGGACAGGTGCTCAAGAAGCACCTGACAGAGAGAGTAGCTCTGTTCGAGAGAGACTCCTCCGCGATACCACAGTGGGAGCGGTCTCCAGACGACGCCGCCGCTTTCCAAGCCCTGATGACTATGGACAAATACGATGCCGCGTCTGAGATCAAAGCTCTTGATCGAAAAGGCATCCACGTCATTCTAGACCGTTACTGGCCAAGTTCCTGCTGTTATGGAGCTGATGATGGCCTAGACTTCAGTAGCATGATCCGAATTAATTCCTGTCTGCCACAAGCAGATTTGAACATCCTCTTGGATATTTCTGTAGAGGAGGCCACCAGAAGAAGGCCGGAGGCCAGGGACAGGTACGAGCGAGACAAGGAGAAGCTGAGGAACATAAGAGATCGGTACCTCCACATGTGGAATGTAATGGGTGTGGGGATAGAGAAGAAAGCTTGGGTGGTACTGAATGGAGAGAAGGATGAGACGGAGATCACACGTCAGATTCTGGCAGTAGGAGTAGACGCTGGCTACAATCTCCACATCAAGGAGAACCCAGATGTCTGAAGCTGCTCTGCAACTGGTAGTACAGTACGACAACATAGACTGCTGCAACTGTGGGATGACCTTTGCCGTTCCCGTAGCATGGGAAAGGGAGAGACGCTCGAATCATACTGGTTTCTTTTGTCCTAATGGACATCCCCTAATCTTCAACGGGCCATCAGTACTAGAAAAGCAGGTAAAAGAAAAAGAGGAAGAAATAGCGAGACTGAAGTCTAGGTTAGACTGGAAAGAGAAGTCTCTGTTGTCAGCTAACCGTAGCAACATTGCTCTACGGGGACAGAGGACGAAGCTGAAGAACCGGATAAGCAATGGGGTGTGTCCGTGTTGTCATAGAAGCTTCTGCCAACTTCAGCGACATATGAAGACCAAGCATCCAGATTGGGTAGGTAAAGAAGCGCAGTGAGATCGAGCATCCCAGCCCCCTAAAGGGGGCTGGGGATGTGGGGCTCTAGGCTTTGGCTTCTTCTTGTACAGCCAAAGCTGCAGCAGCTTTGCGTGCTTTCTTTCCTCCAGGTCTGATCTTGCTTTCTGAAGAGGCAATAGTCTCTTCAGTGTTTTCTGGAGAGGTGGTGTGTACCACCTCACTCAGACTGAACCTCAGGGGGCCTTGGTCTGGGGCGATTTCGTAGTATATGTGTTTCCACTTCTTGATCTTCTTGCTGGCCGTGTCCTCCTCTTCGAAGTGAGTTACTGTCTTGCACACATCCAGCTCACCTAGAAGTGGGTAGGACGTCATCAACTCCCCCATCAACTCCTGTACATCTTGGACAGACGGCTCTTCATCTTGCCCGAACTGCAGCACCCTCACACCCCGTATATTTCGAAACGTCTGGAGCTTGTCGACGTATTCGATCTTTAGGGTCAGCAGTCCCACCAATGTGCCATTGTCCCACTTATGTCCTGTGTCTGTAACGGTAAAGACACCCTGCGTGTACTCGCAGTCATAACCCCGCACCTTGGCTCTTACAGTCTCTACAGGTTCTCGTGTAGTTCGCATATTTTTGAGTCCTTTCTGGGTTGCAAACTTGGTCATAGTTCTTATACCCACCTATTTAAGGAGTTTGCACATGACTGAAGTTCAAATAGGCATAGATGAGGCTGGCGTAGGACCACTTGCCGGCCCACTAGTTGCAGCTGTAGTAGCATTACCCTACCACCTCAGACTACGCGGAGTTAAAGACTCCAAGAAGATGACAGAGAATTCCAGAGAGTGCGTAATTGATCTGATTCACAGGAGCGCACTGTTTTACGAGGTGCGGTTTGCTCAGCCAGATCAGATAGACAGAGAGGGTATATGGGGCGCCTGGAAGACCATCTGTACTGAGTTAGTGACTCGTGTACGAGAGAGGTTCCCCGAACACGAGGTACTAGTGGATGGCAACAGACTCATAGGCACACTCAGGCACATAACACCCATAGTTGGTGGGGATACGATACATCAGTGCATATCTGCCGCCTCCATACTGGCTAAGCAGGCACAGTGTGGGGCTATGCTAGACTTGCACAAGAAGTATCCCATGTACCACTTTGATCGTCATCACGGATACCCAGTTCCAGATCACTACAAAGCATTAGAGGAGAATGGACCATGCCCAGCGCACAGACAGAGTTACCGGCCAGTACAGCAAGCCTCTCGACATGCTGGTTCGAGACGAGGCTAGGCGTACGGTATGAGTTTCCAGACATGCAGAGTGATAGTGTAGACATGGTTGTCAGGCAGCTCCATGATGCGGTATTTACCAGTATCTCATGCTGCAATATCAGCAGAGCGGTGCTAATCTTACCAAAACAGATCTTACAGAAAGCTGGAGTTAACAGTCGTTGTTTTTGGGAGGCAGAATGGAGTCAACTAAACCCACCAGGTCAGTATCAAGAGGATTGAACAAGGTACCCTCATGTGTGAACTGTGGGGATACGCCTTGTAGAAGTGTGTTCGAGAGCTTGCTGCTGTGCGATAGATGCTACTACCATGTTCACTTCCTGTTGAAGAAGTGCAAGAGAGAGTTTGCAATGGCGTTTGATGTGTACAAGAAGATCTTACGTGCAGCAGCTCTCGAGAAGAAACTACTAATACAGAAGGGAATGCAGGATGTCCAAAAAAGTAAAGCCACCACAGTGCGTGGCAAGATGTAAACACTGTGGATCGGTTAAAGAGTTAGACATGCAGCAGTACTCTGTGGGGGATGAGTTGATTCCATATCCAGGGGGCGGGGACTATGGATATTGCTGGAAGTGTAAGAAGAAGGGCATGATCATAATCGAGGTTCCCAGATATCCACCGAAAGGACCAGTAGGATGGGTGAAGACGTAGTTACCGGAATAGAGATACACAAAAATGGAGTATTGGTGGCCCTGGCATTGCCACCTAGCACAGCTGAGATACCACCCTTCTTTGCTGGGGTAGATTCGATTAAACTGTACTACTTCAAGAGGGTGTCCCTGGTTCCAACTGTGGTGTTTGAACACCTGGCTGGAGACTCACTATCAAAGTGGTTGAACGATTGCCAGATAGTGGGGGTCCCGCTTGGAGGTCCTCTAAGATCAGAAGCAGAAACCTTGAAGTATGTGCACGGCAGAAGTGAGGTCATGCGTGGAAAAACTACTATCGCATCTGTCCTGCTGGCAGACCTGCACTTTACCAAGCACATGGAGCCATATCAGTGGTCTATCTATCTACCTGAAATCTATAGGAAGTTCCTGGCTTTGGGCCCAGCAGAACGTATTTCCTCTTGACGGATACAGACAGCGTGTGTACACCTAAAGAAAAGCCCCTTCGGGCTTTTCTTTAGCCCACATGCGAAAAGCAATAGAACCCACCAACGTAGATCAGGTAAGGCCGCCCATAAAGCCCTGCCTAACACTCGACCAGTTGGACGAGTACTGGGAAGAGCGGGGTATGAAGTATCGGGTAGACACGCTTCATAAGGCGTGTCTCAGTTACGGAATGAACGTAGCTATAGATCGGCCAAAGTTCAGAGCCATGTTGTACGGCATACTGAAGAACTTCTTGGTGGATGGGGAATCACTACTCGATCCAAAGAAGGCGCCTTTGCCCTCTTGGCCGAAGGTTGGACCATGACATTGAGAATCAACAAGGGCGTAGTTCAGTTCAACAAACCAGTGACCGAGGTCAGGAGAACAATGCAAAAGCCTCTATCTCCGGAACAGCAAGCAGCTCAAGATCGAATGGCCGGCATAAAGGCTGGAGCTAGGCCAGTGGGTGGGATACCGAGAGTACGAATTCCCCCACTGGATGCAGACCCACTACCTGGTGGAGGGTCTATGTCTGCACAAGCAGAGGCTCTCAGAGACCCTACAAATCCACTAAGCCCGGCATACAGCCCTGAGCTAGCTGCAATGGCTGCTCGGGAGCGTTCTACTGGTCAAGGTCCTTTCGATCTATTGCCAGATTCCGCAGTAGAAGACCCTGGGTTCATTCCCGGCATTGGCTCCAGAGTGGCAGCTAACCAGCCTAACGTACAGCAAGGTCCGCCGAAAGGACCATTAGGGCAGCTACGACCGGAGACTCTACAAGATCTGGAGAAGTTGAACACGCTTCAGAAAACTGCAGAGCAGGTCCAACAGTCGGAGGCACAGAAGGAGGAGGCTAAAGCTGCGGAAGTAGAGAGGCAGATAGTGGACAGTGCTGCACAGCAGGTCGCTGAGTTGGGTTCCTTGATGAGTGGGAGTGATTGGGATCAGCTCAATAACCCTACTCGTAGAAAAGAGATCGAATCACGCTTGAGCCCGATGAAGCTTGAGGATATTTTGATCTATGGGGAGGTACGTCAGGAGGTTCCAGTCGTTCCTGACAAGTGCGTGTTCTTCTTCAGGTCCTCTAGTGGGGCAGAAGACTTGGCAGTCAAGAGAATGATGTTCGGGGAGCAGGGTGGAGACAGGTACATGCTAGACAAGTTCTCCTTGATGAACCTTGCCCTAGGAGTTATCTCCATAAATGGTATGCAGTTGCCATCTCACCTCGATAGCAAGAAGAAGTTCGATGAGAAGCTGTTCCAGAAGAAGTTCGACATGTTGATGCGCTTTCCAATCCAGCTACTGGCGGATATGGGGGTGCAATACATGTGGTTTGATTACAGGGTAAGGCAGTTATTCACCAAGTCCACGGAGGTCCTAAAAAACTCCTAGCGACTCCTCTGGGATGGGCGCGGGCCAATCTTCTCTACGATAGATTGGTTGAGCCGCCTGAGCCAGGCACCCCGATGGAGTCGATGATGCTGATGGTCTGGCGATCTAGACAAGATATTAGGCTGTACGAAACAAAAACTGTAGCAAACGCAATCATGATAGCTGGACAGGCACCAAGTGCGGAACTGAATAGAGAGCTACAGAAGACCTGGACTGATTATCGAGAAGCACTGTTTCCATTCTCCAAAGGAATCGAGAAGACGCAAGATAGTAAGGCTCTGGATTATCTCAGAAGCCAGATCAAACAAGGCCCACTCAAGATCATACCGCTTGAACCGCTTACAAAGGGAGGAAAACGCCGCATGAGAAACAGGAGGCAAGCATGAGTACCTTTCGGCTTTGCCCAGCTTGTGGCTCGTCCAAAGTCACAATGGAAGGATTGCTAGACAGCAGCCCATCTAAGTGTAAATCTTGTACATGGACTGGCACATGCAATGATCTAGTATTGCATGAGATTGATCCCGATAGGCTACATATGATAGCCACTGCTGTGGCTCAGGACTACTTACGTGCACTGGCAAAGCTAGCTGCTGTACCCATTGGTCAGGCTATGACTGCATCAGGTTTGGTGGATGGTTCTGATCCGAATATGCTTGCAAGACTGATACGCGCTGCAGTTGGTGGCGCACATAAGGCAACACTAGAAGAGATCGTACAGATTCAAGGAGAACTGCAGAATGCCAAACCATCTTGATAGCACCTTGTTACATCGCCCTGATGAACACGAGGCAGGTGGTGCAAGTGAGCTCTATTGCTGGATGCCTGGCACGGAAGACAGGGAGTGTAATGGGTCTTGTGTGGCCTTTGATCCCAGGTTCAATGAAGACCAGCGCTTTACCTCCTGCATGGTTCTAAACACCTTCAGATCTATAGGTCTGACGGTAGGCATCCAAGCCAACAATCGCAAAGCTGAGGTAGCTAGAGCATCGGAACCAAAACCGCCGGAGGTAAGATGAGAATCATAGGCTTCGCACAGACTGTGCGACTAGATCAAACACCAGCAGAGGGCTACGAAATTAGAGTCCTCCTAGATGGTGGAGAAGAGGCCAGTATCCCCACAAATGAGGAAACTGTACAGGCACTCATACAGCTGTCTCAGGGTATCCACAAGAGCCAGAATCCAGGTGGCTACTCTATTAGTACGCGAGTGGTGCCGGAGGAGAGACTGCCCAGCATGCCAGAATCGCAGTTTCCACAAGACTATGTAGCGTCTACTGGGGATGAGGACACATCTGAGTTTGGCGGAGATGTGGCTGAGCCGACACCAGCCCCAGTTCGAAGGGTTTCGACACCTGCCATGGATGAGATGGGTTACCCCATAGTCCCACAGTCTACGCAGTCTGAGAGTATGCCCAGGCCAGCATTTCTGGGCAATGACGATGAGGATGGACAGCAGATATGATCCAGTTCGTTTGCCCCAATTGCCCTACTGGCTATCAGATATCAGGCAACTGGTTTAAGATCCAGGAGTTACTAGTAGCCCACCCCAGGTGGAAGGATCATGATAAGGAGTGCCCATTATGTGGCGGGGTATTGCTACTGCAATCTCCGAAGATAGCTGCAGATCGTGAGTGGAGGCGTCTCAATGTAGATGAGTTCTTCAGGGCTCTGTGTGGCTTTGGTCTGCCAGATGAGCTTGGCTGTGCTCCTGAAGTTGTGTCTGCTTTGATACGGGCTAATCCTATTATCGGTATAGACATGGCCGAAGCTGGCGGAGATCGAACTGCAGTCTACTCGATCATTCTTAGTAACGACCTGAAGTTGCATTTGGTGTCTTCTCCAGAAGGCCCATGCATTTACAAGATTACGAGGTCTCAGCATGGAAACAGTGATAGCAGTCATCTACCGAAGGAAACCACAGACGTCGTTATTCAACGCCCACATCAGGGAGTACCAGCTACAAGAGAAGAAATTGGTCCTAGTGCGGGAGCTGGTAATGCTAGTTCAGACATCAATGCAGAAGGTGTTGGAGGAGCTACACCACCAGGTAAAACCCTACAAGCATGCCCAGATATGGATGCAAGCAGTACCATGGGAGCCACAGCCGGAGGGGGCTCGAACTCCACCAGTACACAGACTACCCCCTGACATGTGTGGCTTGATAAGAAGTAATCTGCCTGCGGCAATTGAGGCTTTCGCACCGATCCAGTTCCCAGTACCACAACCAAAACAACAGGAGAGTTAGAATCATGGCCAATACACGCAATCGTCTACCCCCAGAACCGGAACCACAGGATTACAAGAGCATCGGCAAGGTGGCACAACTCGAGCTATTCCTTGTGGGCAATGTCACTGATGGAGAGGGAAAGACTGCACCCTCCAGAATTGTTCTCCGTATTCGTGGGGACAAGAAATTCTATTTTCCATTCCCACCAGGAACAGAGCAGTCCATGAAGACCGCTAGTCCTTGGCTTCAGAAGGCACTCGAGGATGCCATTGATGGTAGGTCAGGGGATGCAGGTCCTGATGACCTTGGTAGTGCAGTGCCAACCGGGAGCCCGACATAATCATGAGATTACTTCACGACAACATTCTGATCAAATTGGACCCTGAGAAGGACACCATAGGGTCTGGCCTGCTCATCAAGCCACAGAATGTCCACGAGCATGTGCTCCGGACAGCTGAGGTTGTGCAAGTAGGACCAGGTCAGTGGGCCAAGAGGGCTGCTGTACGTATCCCTGTGGGTGTGGAGGTCGGAGATGGGGTGGTGTTCGTCAAGTTTGTAGCTACCCATACAGAAACTGCCAAGTCTATCCAGAAGGCGGTTGGGCTAGATCACGCCATCATCAAACCTGAAGACGTGCTTTTGATCTACGACAGAGCAGAGCCTCCGGAGATCAATCAGTGAGGGTAGTGTACTTAGAAGAGGCAACTGGAACGGTTGTCTTGAACTTCATGTTTCTTCCTACATTCATAGGGCAGAACCCTATTGTCCAGAAGGAGCTGAAGAGGGAGATGAATGCCCTATTTGTGGGAAGACCTGCAACACCAGCACTTATGGATGAGATTCACCACTGGATCATACAGTGGCTGCATGGCAAGTTCCAGATAACCGGCCTAGACAAATATCTACAGGCAATAGAAGAGGTGCAAGATGCTGATACTACAGCTGGCCGACGTGACGAGTTGGCCAATCAAAGGCCCAATAGGTAATGTGTACAACGGTGTGTTGCCCGCACGTATGAAGTATGTTCACCCGTCCGTTGTGAATGGACTACGGGCCATTACTACAGACAACAAGTACAACATCGCAATGTCGGACATGTTTAGATCTCCAGCATCCAGCCTGGCGGCTAGACAACTGAAGAAAGGTGTGCAACGTCCAGGATTCAGTGGGCACAACTACGGCATATCCATAGATATTGACATAGATCAGTCAGTCAAGTTGATGGGTATGTCCTACCCAGACCTGGTGAGGTGGATGGCTGTGAAGGGGTGGACTTGCTATCGGTCGGACTATCAGTTGGGTCCAGAAGCTTGGCACTTCAACTACCTAAATATGGGTCCTGTTCCTCCACCACGGTCGGATGGGCCTATTCAGTGGATTACAACTACGTACGGCGCACAAATGACTGGGGATGAGCGGTGGGTGCAGACCTGTCTGCAGCAGCTGAAGTTGTATGATGGCGACATAGATGGGCAGTTTGGTCCGCACTCTCAGGCCGCTCTGAAGCAGTTTGAGTTGATGTATCAGCTGCCACCTACTGGTGTAATAGACCAGATCAATTGTTGGTCTTTGGCTATAGCCACTTGTACCAAGAATACCACTCCCGTAGCTCCCTAGTGCTCAATGGCTAATGTAAACGTACGTACCCGCCTAGACCTAAAGATCGAACAAGATCTGAAGAACTGGGTAGTGGCCTATGCCAAAAGAAAGCAAACTACAGTCACCAGTTTGGTGTGTAGGTACTTCACAGAGTTGAAGGCTGAAGAAGAGAGATTGTCGGAGATTGTGGAGCAGATATGACCGGCTTAGGCCAAACTCAGACCATTCAGACTGTCTCGTTGCAGGCAGAACTACCGTCGTCTGTCGATGGGATAGTTGAGAAGGTTCGTGAGATATTGAGCCGTGGGAATGTGCAAGAGATAGTAATTAGGGACGGACAGCCCATCACCTACCAGAAGTTGGTGGTACCTGGAGAAGAAGTCACACCGCTGGAGGAGTTGACAACAGGGGTTAGCCTGAATGACATGGCTAGAAACATAGACATGGAGGAGTTCAATCTGACGGAGCAGGGCCTTGAGAAGGCTACCCCTCAAACGATCTTCTTTTGGATGTACTTCTTCTTGGAGTACGAAGGATGGGTCCCTACCCACCTGCTGGTTAGTAAAGATAGTCAGTTCTGGCCCTGGGCGGGTCTTCCACGTAGACATGGCCGAAAGTGTGGTGTGTTCTTGAATCTGGAGGTTCATAGGGATGAGGTGGTGCCATCTAACGTGGCCATCTTGTTCGGGTCTACACATAAGCATGCAGCAGTAGAAGAGGTAAAGTACGCCTTGAAGGTCACAACGGAGGCATTGATCAATGAAAGAACTCACAAAGAAGCTACTGGAAGCGGGAGTAATCCCAGCACAGTCGGTAGCTCTACTTAGGAAGTGGCAAGCTCTTCCGGACGATATGCCGGATGATATGAAGCTGGCACAGACTCAAGAGGAGCTTCTGAAGATTGTGGATGAGTTGGCTGGTACGCTAGAAAGAGAAGATGAGATGCCAGAGCTACGGGAGATAGATCTAGACATAGGCTACGCTTTGAAAAACACAGCCGATGCTAGTATTACCGTCAACGCTGGCTTACACCAGAACTTGAACTGTAGGTGTAGATTAGGGGAGACTAGAGATCATAAGCTCGTGTATGTGATTTCTAACCCACTCAGGGATGCAGTCTTTGCCCGGCGGGGGAACACAATCACCTTACCTTGGGGGCAGTGTGTGATCACAAGTGTGGAGCCCAGATATCAGGACAAGGAACTCAAGTACTACGTTATGGAAGTGGAGGCATCAGATGCCTAAGTGTATGAACTGTGGTGAAAATTACCCAGCAGTGTATCTGCGTCAGGTACAAGAGAAGATTGTGTGTGGTGAGTGTGAACAGGTAGTCCGCCTTCGAAAACTGGCAATAGTAAAGGAGAGTCCAATGGCCGAATCAAAGAGACATCTGGTAGCGTCTATCAATGTATTTGAGATCGAAACTGCAGATGGTGGTAGAGACCATCTGGCTGAGGTGCAGGTTGGTGTAGGTGGCCTCAATGTGAAGTTTGATGCTACGTTTGATCAAATTCGTGACTTCTTTACCAAGCGCCGAGAGCAGCATACGACGGCAAAGGCTAAGCTGGTATCATGAGTAGTGATTCCTGGGTAGATCTCTTGGAGGGATTCCCCTCGGCTGGGCAGAGCTCTATCCAGGGAGAACACATACCAAGCATAGATCTAATCAAGAAGAGGCTGGCGAAGTGTCTGGTTTTATCAAATGAGCAACATCCTAGAGAGGGTGCAGTACAGGCAGTAGCCATGCTCGTTAGAAGGACAGCACTGCAATACGGTAAAGAAGCTGCAGCTGCAGTACTGGATGAACTCTTCAACAGTCATCCAGTGCTATTACTACATGAAGGAGAAGAAGTGCATGGTAATTACAAAGATGGAAGCAATCCAACTCCACACAATGACGACTGTGGAGGTGATAAACACCTATACGACAACTCTGAAGGGTCTGGTGGATTCGGGTCTCCTGGTCCTGGAGAAGGATTTGCTCAAAGACCTACAGAGGGAGCTCAAGTTCTTGCGCTTCCTACGAGAAAATCAAGAGACGGCATTTCGCGTAGACACGTAGAGCTGGAGCTGGAAGAGCATGAGCTGGACTTGAGAGCCTTCTCTGCAGCCTACAGTAAGATCCATCAGAGGGTGATGGATGTGAAGGATGGAGGTCGCTTGATGACCCTAGTCAACTGGTCTGGTACTTCAGCCGTTATGGGTTCACTAGAACTTGCTACGCACGCTATGGAGAGAACTATAGAAGAGCTTCGAGACATCCTGAAGCGTATGGATGCTGGAGCAATCGTGAACAGTGATGAGGAGTAGTTATGGCTACCAATGCTGAGAGACTTGCTATGGCTGTAGAAGCTAGTGGCTTTGCAACAGTGATCAAAAAGACAGAGCCATCAGGCTCTGTTCGATTGCTGTGTAGGGTGTCTGACAAGAGGGTTTGGTGTGCGCTATTGGAGTATGTACTGGGCCGGAAGAAGGATTGGACCGAGCATGTGTGTCAGCAGTACTTCATGAACGATGGCAAGCTTGTTTACGGCTGGAATTTCATTCTGAATGCAGAGGATGTAGATGCTGCTGTGGCTAATGCTTGCAAGCTATTTGATGCTGCCACAGTTTTCACTACTACCACCAAACCAAGGAAGAGGACTCGAGGTCCTGTAGACGAAGTACCGCTAGTAGGGGCCAGCCCAAACAGAAATGCGAAGGGATCATTTGATCCAAGACTTCCTGGTCCCTCTAGGGGTGGTCCAAGCCACAAAGGTGCATACACTGTAACGGAGGGTGGCCGATGACTGATTTCTTTGGGCCGAAAGAGAGTCAAGCGCTCAGGGAGCGCTTGGGGGAACAAGACCTAGGGAAGCTGAATGAGAAAGAGGAGCATGCCATCAAGGAGAGGATGGCTGCTACAGACAAGTTCTTCAATGATCAAGTTAGGGCCAAGTACAAACTAGAGGTACAGTTCTACGAAAAGCGCTCTACCATAGAGCCATTTGCGGGCGTCATGTCCTTTCTACTCAACGGCAACCGTCTACACGGTGGCGGTGATAGCAAGGTCTATCTTTGCCCAGTAGATAGCTGCTATGGGGTAATAGACCCAACAGACTGTCAGCTGGTTGATCTAGATGCTAATGCACTCACCCCAGACCTATCCAAGATACCGCTCAAAGTGGTATGCCCCAAGTGCAGGAACATTTCACTCTCTTCGAATCTGTGGGGAGAGCGGCTATTGAGGTTGAACACGCAGGGGTGGGCTAGGGCTCTGTGCAACAACTTTCGATATCTGGGCAGCAGTGCCGATATACGTCTGGTATTCCATCATGCTGATCTACACGCCCACACCCAGTCTGAAATGAACCGTGGGGCGAATGGTTCTATCATCATAGAGGCACGGCGAAGAAGGCAGAAGGCAGTGTACCCCCTAAAAAACATACTCAAAGACACAGCGCATGGGGCAGATCTATATGGTAGATTCCTATCGTTCGTAAGAGAGGGCTAAAAAATGCAACCGTGCTGTCGAATACTGCCTCCAGCCCTCGCTGCATACCTCGACTTGCTGGATTTCAACCTGCATCTCTCTGACGGAGATTCTCTTGGCCTGGCGGTCTGAGCGACTTCGTTAGTCTACAATCGAGATCAAAGGACTTATACCATGGACTTGCCAACATTTGCAACCTTCCACGATAAGATGAAGGAACGAGATCTATTGCTCCAGAAGATGGCTGTGTGGCAAGAGCTACATGAGCATCTGCTGAAGTTCCTAGATACGGATGCTACTCCTACCAAGCTTGGGATACGGTCCAAGGGAGAGTCCTTGACAGTTTCCCAGTCGATTATTACTGTAGTCAGGTCTCATATAGAGATTGAGATAGGCCGATTGGACACCGAGATCGAGAACATCAACAAAGCAAAGGTGGCTGAGAATGAAACCAAACGCGAGAATCCGACAGCTCCGAAAGCAGAAGGCACTCCAGAGGCGGGGAATCCGAAAGGAAAAGGAGGGGGAAGAAAGCCCTCAAAACCCGTTCCAGCAGCTAGTTGATTTCGTCAACAAGATGCATGCAGAGTTGGCGAAGCTTAGCCAGGATGTACAAAATGCAATAGGGCAACTGTACCAGAACGATCAGAATGTCAAAGCCGGTCTGGATGCTGCCGAGTTCAATCTTCGAGCACACCAAAAGGTAATCAATGCTGTCGCTGTGGATATGCTGGACTACGTAATCAACAAAGATCCTGTATTCCAGTTGCCCACTAGGATCAACACAGTCACGGTGGAAGTGCCTATGACAGAGTCTGAACCGGCCCATAAGAGTGTCAGTGTGGACTGGCCAAAGTACCACGGTTATGTGGAAGCCGAAATGAAGGCGATGGCGGAAGAGGCACGAAAAGTAGACCTAGCAAAGCGCACAGAGCAAGTGAGAGATCTGGAAGACAGTGGCAAGTTGCAGAAGTTCAAGGACCACATCTTCGAGACAATCGAACAAACTGAGGAAGATAAAGAAGCACGCAAAGCTAGAGCTAACGCCTTCTTCAATGATGTCTACGGACAGATTGCTCTGGTCAAAGCGGGTAAAGAGTACAGCGGGCCAAAACTGGATGTACTACTGCACATGATCGAAGCAGAGGAAAAGCGTACTGCAGGTACACCAACTCCACAGGAGGAGATTGGCACACTGACAGAACCACCTGAGACGGATGAAGACACCCACGAGTTCGGAGGTTGATCAATGCAAAAAGCCATTACAGGACAAAAGAAAAAAACGGTGATCAGTCACGCGGACCATCCAGCTGCTCATCGTAAGGTCCGTTGTCCACACTGTAGTGGCTATGCAGTGGGTACGGCCCACAACGATAAGCAGTTT